TAGAAAAATTATAATTATAAAAACTCCTATATTAATTTTTTATTAACTTACATTTTTTTATCAAATAAATATAGGTCGTAAACTGAATTACCTTTTACATTTTTGATACTTTTTAACACTTGTCCAGTTATAGAGTCTAATACTTTGTAAACACCCAATTGTGTTCCTTTATCTGTCAAAATTTTTACCGTGTTTCCTGGTTGGCCAAGCGCTCCTAAAATTGCTACGTATTTATTACCATAAATACTTTTCAAAAAAGATAATCTTAGTCCTGCTACATCTTTGTTGTTATTTATGTAAGCATTTTCATTAGGATTCATTAAATCTATTTGAGTGTCAGTTTGCTTTACTCTAATCGTAGCAAATTTTCTATCATCGGTTGTCATCTCAACTTCTTCTCTATTTTGAATTTTGTTTTGATTGACAAGATTTTGTTGATTTCTTCTAATTTCATTGAAATCTGCTTTAGTTATAATACCGCCTCTCATTCCTTTATCATTCATATTATAACCAGCTGGTGGAAGTCTATAAAAAGAACCGGTAAAAGTCATAGATAATATTCTATCTGTTCTGAACAATCTCCAGATTTTGTTAATATGTCTTTTCTGAGAAACCGACCAACCGTTCAAATGCCAACCCCTTAGTAATGTTTTACCTTTTGAAGACCTTCCTAAAACCATAGGATATACCACTCTTTCGTGTCCGGCAAAGTGTTGGTCTTTTTCACCTTTATAGTTTATCAACATTATCATTCCATATTTGATGCATTTTATCATCAACGCGTCTGAATACTTTACTGGTTCATTAATAGGAATGTTTGCTATATCTTTTACATTTTTTAATGAAAATCTTGGGATATACTCATTATCTTCAATCAGGTTATAATGTTCTTTCACTACAAATTCTACAGGCTTTGTATTGTAATAAGTTCTTGTTTGTGATAAATTCATATACTATATATTAATAAGTAATTTTATAAATGAAAAATTTTATATATACTAATATGAAGTATGTAAAAACTTTTGAAACTTTTGATTTTAGTCAGACTTTACCGTCAACATCGAAAAATTTTTTAAACAATTATTATCATTGTGATGGTTGTAATGCACTGTTTAAATCTTTTAACACAGATGAAAGTATTTGTAAATTTTGTGATTCTGAAGAAATTGAAGAATTATCCGAAGATGAATATTATTCTGCAGTTGGTGAAAGATTAGATGATGATGAGAAGGAAGATTTAAGACAAGATAGAGAAAGAGAAGAATCTACTTTTATAAACCTATATAATTTAAATAAAAAAAATGTCAATTAATAATAGAGAAGATGCTAATAGATACTACCAACAAATTAATTTGTTGGTTGATGATTATATTGATAAGTGGAAAATCAGACCAAAGAATTTAAAAAGTTATTTAAGGCCAGGTTCTGATAGATTTAATCGTTTTTTAAAAAGAAATAACTTAGAAAACGTGTCTGGTGCAAATGTAGTCCTTAATGATATTATTAATGACAGGGTTTCTATGGAATCAGATGGTGTTGTGACTTTTGAATCTTTCAACTATTTTGAATCGGTTGATTTCAAAATGAGTTCTTTAAGAGAGTGTCTATATAAAGGAGTTGAAAAATCTACTTTGTCACAAGAAAAAATTTTAGCGGATTATTTCGATTTGAATTTAGGTGATATAGAAGTGGTTGATTCGGATAAACACACTTTTAAAATAAGCGATTGGGAAAATGACGACTGGAATGTTGTAATCTATTCAAAGGAGGAGGTAGACCTTATTAAAACTAATATTTTGTCTTTTTTATATGGTGAATTTTCTGATAAGGAGATAGAAATTTTACCTAATATCAAAATTAATTTAAAAAATATTGTGCCGGAGGATAAATTTAACGATAAGTTAGAAGAAATATTATCTGTCGCTAAGTTAAAAGAGATTATCGCAGATTGCTTAGGTGAGGATTGGGCTTTTGAATCCGAGAAATCTGACCACTTTATTTGGGTATGCTAAACATGAAACATCATGATACATTCTTAATTGATTTTTGGTTTCTCAAAATTTAAATTTTTCCATAAGTTTTCTTTTATTTAGTTTTTGGTATTTTATATATACTTAAAATTAATTTTTTTAATGGCATTAGTTGGCTCATATTCTGTTACTGGTTTTGAAGCGGTTACAGCTACAGATTTGTATGATAACGTAGATGATTTATTGAAGAATCTATTAGATAATAATAGTAATTTAATTGATCCTATTGATATACGTAGCCCTGTTTACTCTTTGTGGAAGAAAGTTGATGATTTATCTATTGTGGTTGCGACTGCAGCATCTGCTTCTGTATCTCTGTTTTATTCAAATTCTACTCCTACACCAGTTACGATTGGTGGTATTCCAGCAGGTTCAACTTTTTCTAACTTAACTATTTCTCAGATGTTTGATAAATTACTTTATCCTTATCAGAGTCCAGTTGTTAGTATTAGTGTTTCTGGAAGTAATCAGGCTGAGTATGGCTATCCTGTACCTCTTTCTTCTATCACTTTGAATTGGAGTGTAACCAAAAAAACTAATGATATTAGTTCTATAACTGTTAATAGTGTTCCTTATTCTACTGGTGGACCACCTTGGTCTTCAAGTGTTGCTGGTAGTCAGACTACAACTGGTTTTTATCCTGTCTCACCGGGAGCATCCTATGTACAGACTTTTCCTATCTCTGTTAATGATGGTACTGGAACTTACAATAGTTCTGCTACTTTTACTTGGATGAATAGAATTTTCTGGGGCAATGTGAATTTATCTTCTATTGGTAATCCAAATTTATTTTATAATCCTGGTTCAGCATCTATGGTTTCATCTATTGTTACTGATACAGTAATACAGAATTTAAGTAGTCAATTATCTACCACTAAAAATAAAAGTTATAGTCAAATTGGAGGAGGTGGTAATTATTTAGTATTTGCTTGGCCTTCTTCGGTTAGTGGTGCTACTGCCCCAAGTTTTACAGTAGGTGGTTTTTCAAGCAATGCTTTTACAAGAATTAGAACTGCTCAGCCATTTGTAAATCAATATGGTTTTACTACTAATTTTGAGGTTTGGATAACAAATACGGTTCAAAACTCAGCTTTAGATGTTATAGTTAGTTAAATATATAAAAAAGAAAAATAAATGTTAAATGGCTAAAAACGTAGGAACATTAATATCATCAGCGATAAGACCTAACGACTCGTTAGATCCAATAGCATCCGCATTTGCTACTGAAATTCGTGGTGGTCTACACACTGCTATAGATATAACAACACGGAATGCAATTATTTTTGAAAGAAGAGAATGGGGTATGATGTGTTATGTTCAAAGTGATAATAAAACATATCAATTAACATATAATTTTGTTTCCACTAGTATCATGGATAACTCCAATTGGAAAGAATTCAGTGGTTCTGGAGGATCTGGTGGTGGTGGGGGAACCGAATGGATTGATTCCGTTATTTCTGTTGCTTTTTCTCAGCCTGGGTCTCCTTCAATTGGAGATAGATATTTATTAGGAATTGATTCATCTATAGTATTGTCGGGTGCTCAATGGAGTTCGTTTACTTCTTCGCAAGTAGCAGAATGGAACTCTTCAACTTGGACTTTGACTGTTCCTAAAGATGGAATGTCTGTGAGAGTAGATGATGAAGATAACTCAATTTATAAATATGAAGGTAATTTTCCCACTGGTGCTTGGCAAAAAGAAAAACTTGGTCAAGTAAGAAATTTAGCTGCTTCGACAAGTAATGGTGTTGATTATATTGCAACTACAACACCTCCAATCAGTAATTATAATCAAGATTCAGTTTTTTTAGTCAAATTTTCAGCTCAAAATGTTGGAACAACCGCATCTTTAAATATAAATTCTTTGGGCTCTGCTTACATAAAAAAACCAACTCCTTCTGGCGTAGTGGATCTCTTACCATCGGATATACAAGCTAATGTTGTTTATACTGTTGTTTATGATGGTGTAGATTTTCAATTGAATAGACCTTTTGTAAACGAAGATTTATTTAATGTAAAATATTACATTGAACCTACCGATTACATAGTTGTTCCACCTTATTATCAATATTGGGTATATTCTGATTTAACAATTGCTGGAACATTAGTCAATTATGGTCAAATCATTGTAGTAAATGGTTCATTATACTTATCAGGAGGTACTATTTCAAATAGCGGAAGTTTAGCTTTTATTACACTAAATACAGGGTTGACTACTTCATTTAATGATTCTGAAACTATAGACTTTACACAAGAAAACACAATTATGGGATTATCTGTGTCTGCAATAGTTAAGGATGGTTCATTAACTGCTTCAAAATTAGATACAGGAACAAATGGTGGTGCTACTGCTGGATACATTTTATCTGTAGATAATGCAGGAAAATTTAATTGGTTGGATCCTTCTCAAACTTCTGGTACACTTACTTCTAGTGATAAGAACTTTCAAATGGCTTTTACAACAAATGGTGATGGGCAATTTACTGGTTTAACTATTTCACAGACACCTTTACCTGGTGGTTATGTAGGAGTATTTGTTAATGGTCAAGAATTTGAAGTAGGTTATGGAACTACAACAAGTGTTCCTTGTTATTTCAGTGACGACGGTGGAGTCACATCAAAAATAAATGTACAATCAGGTGATGCTCTTTATTGGAATGGTAATTTCGTTGGAACCGATCTTTATTCAACATGGAGAATTTCACTTTATTATATAAATTAGAAATTTTAGAGATTAAAAATATAATATATAAGAAAATTAAAAAAATAAAATAAAATATGTCACTACTTGATGGAAAACAACTTAGAGACTCCTCTCTATCACTAAACAAAGTTAGTGGACTTAATGGTCTAGTAACCTTTACAACAGCGGCTACAATGAGCTTTAATGCTGGGTCTACATTAAGACAAGCAGACGAAAATATACTTGTGGGTCATGACGTAGTTAATAAAAACTATGTTGATGCTGTTGCTCAAGGTCTTAATATCAAAGAGTCTGTTCATGTTGTATCTAATTCACCTATAACTTTATCGGGAACACAATCAATTGATAATCATGATGTCGAAGTTGGTGAAAGAGTTTTAGTAAATGGTCAAGATAATTCTAACCCTACTGCATCAAACGGTATTTATGTAGTTGCAACAGGAACTTGGTCAAGATCTTTAGATGCTGATGGTCTTCCAACAATAGGTGAGGTTCAGATTGGTGATTTCGTTTTTGTAGGAAATGGTGATTTATATTCTGGTTCAGGTTGGGTTTTGAATGTATCAGACTCTTCTGATTTTAACATATTAGTAGGTACCGAGTCACAACATTGGGTTCAGTTTTCTTCTGCAGGTGTTATAACACCTGGAGATGGTTTGATTCAAGTTGGAAATGAATTTCATATAAATGTTGGTTTATCCTCTTCTACTGGTTTAACGATATCATCTGATACATTACAATTAAGTACGACAGGTGTTACTGCAGGTAGTTATGGTTCATCAACTCAGATACCAACATTTACCGTAGACACACAGGGTAGATTGACAAATGCTGGAACGGTTTCTTTAGATTTGACAAGTGGCTCTACAACGGTTGCAATTGGTCCAGCTGAAGACGGAACTTATGCTGATGGTGTATTTAGTTTTACTAACTCAACACCAATAGGTCATGCAGTAGATAATATCAACGAATTATTAAGTGCGTTGGTTCCACCTGATGCTCCGGACTTATCTGATTGGACTGGTAGTAAAGCTGGAACTTTGGCTAATGGTAAATTGAGTTTTGATGGTAATAATCCAATATCTGGATTTAATTATATCAGTGCTACTTTCGCACCTTCTTCACCTATTTCAGTAGATGGAACTTGGACTGCGACTGGAAAACGATTAGCAATTTCTGCTAGTGCTTCTGGAAATATTTCTGGAACATTAAATGATCAAGTGTCTGCTAGTACTACTACACCAACACCCGCATATGGTGCTGATACTTTTGGAGATGCTAACGTAGGAACGTTAAAAATGTACGTTAACGGAGTTGAAAAAACATCAGCAACAATAACACTATCTAACTTAGCGGCTCAGAATACAACGACTGGTGGTACAACGACTGGTTTCAGTGTAGGTGCTGCTACTGCTTCTAAGTTCCCACAAGGTGCTGTTTTTGAGCAATTTTGGAATAGAACTGGAACTTGGTTATTAAGAGGTAATGATCCTGATATAGTTTATGGTTATAACTATGTATATGTAGTTCATGATAACGCTCCAAGTTTCACAAGAACATTAACAAGATATGAATTTATTATTGATGGTGATACTACTGCTACATCAATTTCGGGAGCAACTATCACTGGTTACACATTAACAGGTAGCAAGTATCTATCAGGTATCAATTATTATACAGGTGGTACTGTTAGTTATGATGTTACTATAGACAACTTATACAGAAATACATATTATTCAGGTGCTGATGCTATCACATTTAATGAAACAAGTACTGGAGCAACTACTCCAATATTGACAGTTTCAACACAATATTCATTAGCAGCTTCTGGTGGTAACGAAGCAAAACAATTCAAAATATCAAATTCTGATCAGAATAATGCTCCTGCTACTTTTAACATCATCTCTTTAGCAAAACGAAGATTAAATGAATCAATTTCGTTGAGTGTAAATGCTAAAAGAACTATTCAGGGTAACTCGACAGGTGGTGCTGTGTCGGTGACAAATGTCTATTTAGACAACGTTGCTGCTTCTTCAACCGCTGTTGGTACAACTTGTGAGGGATTTGATGATGAAAGATACAGATTAGTTGGTACGTATGTTGGAAATCAATATGATACATATGGTTCTACTACATCTAATGCTTGGGATTCAACCCAATCATTAATATCTGGTGGTTCTGGTTACAATGACGGATTACAAGTTTACAATAGTACTTTAATATATCCGACTACAAACTTTAGCACACCTGGTGTGTTGACATCAAATGCTAATTTCGGAAATTTAGCAACTGATTATTCAGGAGCCACTGGTAATAGACAATATGTTAGATGGTTTAGACAGGTATCTCCAACGACTGCAAACTTTGTAATGCAGATACTAGGTTCTGGTGGTACATTTGTTGCTAAATCTACCCCTCTAACAGGAAATTACATCTGGGTAGAAATTAAAGCTCCTGGTGCTTCTTCTGCTGAGACTGGTTGGTTAGATGCTTACAATGATTTTCTTACCGGTCAATGGAATGATGGTGATGGTGTGAGAAATAATGCTACTGGTGCTGGTAGAGCATTTAATACTAACTGGGGATTAAATATAGGAACAAAAAATACAGCAAACACTAACGGAATTATGTTGATTAGAATCACCGTTGGTCCATCGTTTAGTGGTTCGTTTACTGGTATAACGTTTAATTATTCTTAAAAATAAAATGAAAAAATAAATATAAAAAATGAGTTTAACATCATCTACACAAGCGGCAATAGCTCTTAAGAATATCTTAGGTAAATCGATGACTGACACAATTAAAGGTGTTGACAACGAAGCGGAAGGTATATTTTTTAACTTAGATTCGTCTAATATATGGGTAAATGACATACCAGGAACTGCAAGTATTGCGGTTAGTCAGGGTGTGGCTATCGGAGTAACTGCTAGTTTGACTCTTGATGGAACTTCAAATGGTCGAGGTTATTTTGCAAGTTGGCCGGTTGCAGCACCATCCGGAACCGACCCTATAACATCTTTACCATATGCTTATGGTTCTGGTGTTTTATCTGGAATAACAACTGGATCTAGAGTAAGAAATGGTATTCCGCCTTCATATGGTTTGACTTTTGAGGCTAAACCTTATACTGGTGCTTCTTTGATACCTCCTGGTGATGCTAGAAACTGGATTTACCAATATAACTCAGGTGTGTTCTTTCAACAAGACGTCACTGGAGGTGCGCCTTCATCTATTGCCCTGTATGTTTATGTTGGAGACACATTGTCTGATTTTACATCAACAGGTTTAGGTAGTATAACTGGTGTAACTGCTGGTAGTGGTCTAAGTGGAGGTGGAACACAAGGAGCTATCACATTGAGTGTGAATTTAGGAGCAAATTCAGGATTAACATTTTCAGGAAACGATATTATAATAGATTCATCTTTGGCTGGAAATGGATTAGATTTCACAACTGGTGTTCTTAGTGTTAATACTTCTGAAATTACCTCAACACTAGCTGGTGATGGTTTAACAGATAATGGTTCGGCTTTAGACGTTAATGTTAATTCTGATTCATTAGAGATAAATTTAGATTCAATTAGATTAAAAGATACTATTACAGGTGATAGAACTTTTCAAGATTCTGTAACTATTAATGGAGATTTAACCGTTAATGGAACGGTTTCTTACATAAGTACAGAGACAATTTTAGTTCAAGATAATATCCTTACATTAAATGCGACTTATTCTGGTCCTTATAATGCATTAAATACAGGTATTGAAGCAAACTTAGGTGGTGGAACATATGCCGCTTTAATTTGGGATAATACTACATCATTGTGGTCTGCTGGTTTTTCTGGTTCTGTTTCATCAATAATTACAGAAGCTGGTACTGGACTTACAAAGTCGGGTAATCAATTGTCAGTCAATTTCAATGATATTACAAGCACAGGTCTTACGCAGAATGGAAATGCTATATCAATAGATTTTAATTCTATTACTGGAACTGGATTGACACAAAATGGCTCTCAAATATTTATTGATACATCGGGGTTCGCAGGTAATTTAGCCGGAGCTGGTTTATCAGCAAGTGGTGGAGTACTTTCTGTTAACGTTGGAAACGGACTTGAAATAGTATCTGATAAAGTTTATTTAGGTGGTACTTTAAGTCAAACTACTAAGATACAAGCAGCAACTAATGATTTTACAATAGAAAATATTGGGTCTCTTACATTTACCGCATCCAATGGAGCTGATGTCAAAGTTGAAAGTGGTATTCCAAATGCTGAAAATAAATTACAAATTACAAATGTAATCGCTTCTTTAAAATCTGGTGATGTTGCTACATTCTCTGTTATAAAAACAACATACAACGATTCATCATTGAATTCAGAGTCTAATGGAATTGCTAACTCAATTAGAGTTACTAATGACTCTCAGACTTTAGGTGGTATTGATGGTTCTACTGGTAACTATTTGTTAATAAAAGATAACATAGCTAATAAAGGACTTGTATATGAAGGAGATTATACGGCTAACTTTACTACATTCTCATTGGTTACTAAGGCTTATGTTGACTCTGCTGTATCTGGAGTTGGGGCAACAAATGGTTTAACTGAAATTGCTCCAGGGTTTTTAGGATTAGGAGGAAATCTAATTCAAGATACTTTCTTAAATTCTGATGGATATGATTTAACTATACAAGATTTTGATATACTTACTCTTACTGGTTCTACTGTTGATGTTCAATTAGATAATGGATTATTTTTAGTGGATGTTGGTAATTCTGGATCTATAGATATGTATGGTGGTGATGTGACTATATACGCAACTGGTAGTGTGGATATTATTTCTACTAACGAGTTTACGGTGAATACGGCAACTGGTTCAATCACAACATCAAATCAAAAAGGATTGGTATATACATCAGATTATTCTGGTACATTTGTCAGTTATTCACTTGTTTCTAAAGGTTATGTTGATGCTGGAACTGCTTCAATCTGGAATGCTATTGATTCAATAAATGGTGATTTCATAACAGGAGTTACTGCGGGTAGTGGTCTATCAGGTGGTGGTACGTCTGGTTTTATAACTTTAGATGTGAATGTTGCAAATGGACTTACTATTAATAGTAATAATGTAGAGGTTTCTCCAACAATAGCTGGTACTGGTCTTACTTTCTCAGGTGGCGTATTATCAGTAATTGCTGGTGCTTCACAACCTGTATATGATAGAACAAATGCTTCTGTTACAACTGGTGATGATTCTCCTACTGCAGTTTTATTATCATCAACACCTAATGATTACTCAAGAATACAAGTTTATGTTAATGGTCAGTTACAAAGATTAGGTAATGGTACAGCTTCTTTAGTAGATTGTTATATTTCTTCAACTGCTTCAGTTGCTGAGGCTTTTGTAGATATTGTAGCCGGTCAACAACTATACTGGAACGGATTAGTTGCTGGATATGATTTATCTACTACTGATGTTATAGATATAGTTTATGAATCTTAATAATAAATATTAGAAAGGAGTAAGAAAACTTACTCCTTTTTTTGTGCTTCGTTCAAAATAGGATAAATTGTTTTAATATATAGATAAGTGAAAAAATTTATTAGTCGTTAATGGCTCAAATTGATATTAAACAACTACGAGGAGCTTCTCAAGGTTCCATACTTTTTTTGGGAACTGGAAGTTCGGTTAGTGAAGATGTAAACAAGCTAAGTTGGGACCAAAATAGCGATGTTTTTTCTTTAGTTGGTAAAATAAAGATTGTTGATGGTAATCAACAATCTGGATATGTTTTAACTTCTGATGGTACTGGTTTGGCAACATGGACTCAGTCTTTGGTTGCTACTCAAAGTATTATAGAAATACCGATATCTGGAACACAAAATGGTGTAAACAAAAACTTTGTATTAGCTTATCCATTGTTGTATCCATCAAATCTATTTTTTATCAATGGTCAATTAATGCAATCATCGATTGATTATACTATTTCTGGTACAGCCTTATCTATAGATGTTGATAGACCGGCACCTACGAGCACAGACTCGTTAAGATTGTTAGGTTCATCTGTTTCTATTGGTTCAGTTGGTACTTCTGGAACCTCTGGTTTTAGTGGAACTTCTGGAACTAGTGGAACTTCTGGAACTAGTGGTTCGTCTGGTACCTCCGGCACTTCTGGTTCATCAGGAACATCCGGTTCTAGTGGATCTAGTGGTACCGCTGGTACTTCTGGAACAGGATTTAACACAATTTCTAATTTTTCAAATAATAGAATTTTAACATCAGATGGTACTTCTAACTCAGCTAATGCGGAAGTAAATTTGACCTTTGATGGTAATCTACTTAACATACAAGGAGATTTACTAGTCACTGGTTCTTTTTCAATTTTAGGTTCTTCTTCTACTATTAATACATCGAATTTAATAGTTGGTGATTCAATTATCGTGTTGTCACATAGTCAATCAACGCCTGCGTTAGATTCTGGTATTTTTATTGATAGAGGAACCGGTGCTACTCAGGCTTTTTATTGGGATGAAAATTCAGATGAGTGGACCTTTGCTTCAACTACTAATGACCATATTAGTATTGGTCCTGTTAACCGAATAACTTACTCAAATGTTACTGCTGGTCAGTTTACAGGAAAAACACTTAAGATAACAGATGGTGCTTCTAGTGGTTTTTATTTAATTTCGGATTCAACTGGATTGGCAACTTGGACTTCATCAGCTATTGCTACAACCCCTATAGTTATTGGAACAACATCAGTAATTGGAGGTACAAATAATCAGTTATTATTTCAATCTGGTAATTTTGTTCAACAAAGTCAAAGATTGACTTTTAATAGCACAACAAATGTTGTCCAATTAGGAATTGGTTCTGGTACTGGAAGTGGTGCACATTTGACTATAATCGCGACGGGTTCATCATCTACGGACTTACCATTAATTATTAGAAATGCTGCAAATGATTTAAATCTATTAGAGTTTACTGGAAATGGTAATCTAAAAGTTGGAAATAGAACAGATATTGGTACAAGAGATATATCTATAGCTGGTTATAATAACAATAGATTGATATTTGATACTGGTTACAGCACATCTGGTGATTGTCAAATATCTTTAACTAGAAGGTCCAATACTGGAACTTATAGTGATAACACATTTTTATTTCAACATTCTTCTTTTGTTGATGCAAATAACGTGCCTTATAGGATGCATTTTGTGAATCCAACTTTGTATTATGGTACGAATACTGCACGTGATGGATTTAATGCTGGTTTTATGTGGCATAAAAATTCAGCTTTACTTTCTAATCTTCAGATGAAATTGTCACCTGATAATGCTCTAAATTTATATAGCAGTACTTCTAGTTCAGTAAATCAAAGTCCTACAGAAAGTAATTTTATTGATGGTTTTCAATTATATTCAGCGGATAGAGGTGGTGTTGATGGAAAGGCAGCTCCTCACTTTAGAACAGAGGATGGTTCTATAAATGTTTTAGGAGATTTAGTTGGTTTTGGTACAGCTTCTCCAAATTATAAGTTGGAGGTTGTTGGTACTGTATCTTCTACTGGATTTAGAATGACTAATGGTGCTGATAATGAGTATATAATGGTTTCTGATAGTTCTGGAAATGGTAGTTGGACCGCTAGTAGATTGACAACTACCGCTCAAACTACTACAGGTTCTACAATAAATGCTGCAACTATTTCGGTGCCTCAAGGTTTTACTAGTATAGTAGAAGTTTATGTTACTGCTACTTGTAGTAATACAATATGGGGTGCTTGGAGAAGAGAGCTTGTGCTTACTAACTTTAGTGGTACAGCTAATGTTGTTTTGAGTAATGCTCAATTAGATAAGCAATCCGGTCTTATACCAACAAATCTTTCATTTACATGTTCGACAGGAAACTTGATTGTACAAGTTACTGGTACTAGTTCACAAACCGTTAATTGGATTACAAAATATCAACGAATTATATAATGCCTACTAACAATTTGATATCAAAATCTTTAGGTTCTATTGAATTAGGAAGTGGTAATGGAACCCCTGATCATATTTCACCAAAGGGTTCGTTATATACTGATACTTCAACAGGGACTCCTTGGGTCAACTCGACAGGTAATGCCTCTGGATGGGAACCATTATTAAAACCAGGATATGGAGAAATATATTTGAATGCAAATGCTGTATCTACAACCTTCTCTACTACAAATACTTGGGTCCCTACAAATAGCTTAAGTTGGTCTAATGCTGGTTTCTTCAATGGTTTTACGCAATCAGGAACGAGTTCATCTATTCAAGTTTTGACTGGTAAATCAGGTAAATATATTGTAACTCTTAATGGTTCGATTGGTAATCCTGCTTCAAATCAAACTTATGAAATTGGGGTTTCAGTAAATGGTGCTACTCCATCCAATAACATGTATCAAGCAGCAACGGTTTTATTTTTATCACCTGCTGATTATAGGAATATAAATGTTTCTGGATATTTAAATCTTTCCGATAGTGATACTATATCTACTGTTGTTAGATGCACAACAGCAACTGTTTCTGTAAATTTAAGACATGCTTCTCTTACTGCTATAAAAATATATTAAAATATGCCAGTATTAAATGAAATTTCAGTTGGTTCGGTATTGTATCAGGTTGTAAGTGGTGCGCCCACACATTCTGCAACAACCGGAGTCATTGCGCTTGATAATGAAAGTGGAAAATATTTTATTTATAATACATCGGGTTGGGAGATTTTAGTAACTCCTAATTATGGTGGTATTTATTTTACTGGATCTTCTGTGACTACTGACACTGATAGTACAACAGGAACATGGTATTTTGACGCTTCTACTTCGATTGGTGGAACAAGTCCGGGAAGTTATAGAAATGATGCTGATATGTTGGGTTTCACATCCTCGTTTAATGGTTGTTTAAGAATTACAGATCCAGGTAGTATTGGTAAATATTTAATTAGGTCATCAGCTACTTTTGTCAATATAACAGATGCCCACTCTATAGAAATGGTGCCAACTCTTTATCCGATATCTGGTACTAAAACTATAAGTCCAACTAAAGGTATTACAAATGAGTTGATGAGAAGTTCAGCTACGTATGCTAACTTTAAAATGGTTGCTCAATCTAATATTATAACTGAGATTTTACCAAATCAAGGAATTTCTATTGCTAAAAGATATAGACTACCTTCGACTGTCACATCAGGGTACCGAGTTGAAAATGCTTCATTACAAGTTTTAAAGTTGGAGGATGCAATAGTTACATATGTTTTAGATGAAGAATTTTCATCAGGTACATTCTCAACTAATTCATGGACAATAGTAAATGATTCAGTAAACCAATGGTTTGTAGGAACCGCTGCTACTGGTTCCTCTGGTACATTTTCGGCATATATTTCAGCTACAAACGGTACGACTCATGCTTACACAGCTGGTCCAACATCAAGAGTTTCACATTTTTATAAAGATATTACAATACCAAATGAAACAGGAGATTTTTATCTTAGTTTTGATTGGAAATGTTATGGTGAAAATGCTGCTGGTAATAGTCTTGGTTATGATTATGGTACTGTTCATATTGTTGCTACTTCGACTACTCCTGTTGCTGGTACTGATTTAACAAATACTCAGGCCACTCCAACCTCAGCGCCTACAAATAATGGTCGAATTGGTGCTACTACTAATCTTGGTAAATTTAATAGTGGATATGGAGGTCCGGATAGTTTCTGGCGACAGGAACTAATTTTACTTAACGGGTATAAGGGTCAAACAAAAAGACTAGTATTTGGTTGGTCAAATGATTTTGGTACTGGAAACAATCCTCCTTTTGCTGTTGATAATATAAAATTATTTAAAAGAATTTATTTATAAAGAAATCTAATTTTATATTTTTCAATTTCTTATTTAAAAAGGTTTTATTTATTTAATATATAAGATAAGATAATAAAAATTTTTTAAACAATGATTACAAGAATAGGCTATTCTTCGATTAAAGGACTTCCGGTTAAACAACCATGTAATTTAGCCACAACAACTAACATTGTTGATTTAAGTAATGGTGCTCCTGATACTTTAGACGGTCAATCTTTACAAGTTGGTTATAGAGTTTTAGTAAAGGATCAAACAACAAATATAGAGAATGGTATTTATACTGTTAATGTCGTTGGTACTGGTTCTGATGGAAGTTGGTCAAGATCTACTGATTCTAGTATAGATGATGATTTTTTACAAGGTCTTCAAATTTTTGTAACATCTGGCTCAATAAATGGTAATAAAACTTTTGTTCTTAATACTTCAAATCCAATACAATTGGGCGTTACTGGTCTAACATTTAGTTCTTATTCGTCAGGAACTGGTGGTGGTAGTGGGTCAGTAGATATAATTACTTCTAATAATTCTGGAATAGAAATAACACCAGGAACTACTAATAGTATAATTGATACGATTTATAACTCTGCTTTAGATTCATCTTTAGCTATGCCAGCTACAGTTGGTGGGATACCAGCTACTACAACGGTTGCTGATTTGAATAGTAAAACAATTGTCCAATTATTTGATGATTTGTTGTTTCCGACTGTCAGTCCTACTTATACTATACCTACTATAGCAGCTTCTTCAGATGTTACAGGAATAAGAGAGATTGGTCTTACTGTTAGTCCAACAATAACTTTAACCGGTACTGAAAATGATTCTGGTCCTTTTTCCAAACTGGTTATTAATAAAAATATAAATGGTGCTGGAAATACTGCTTTATTGACAGTTACCTCAACTGCGAGTATGACGGTAAATACAACTACTTCAATTGCTGCTCAGTTTGGTTATGCGGATCCAAATAACCCAAATTTAACATATCAAATAAATACATCTGAGTCAATAATGGTGCCTGCTCCTGTTTCGGGGGATAGTAGCACGATAGTTTATTCTGGTACAGGTGACTATGATGCTGGTATAGCAAAAAAGAATAATAAGGGTATTACTCATAGTGCTACGCCTGCTGTTAGGACAACTTCAGCTCCTCAGGCATCTAGTACAAATTTTGCATCAAACTCACAGACTATTACTGGTTACTATCCATATTTTTATGGTAAAACTTCTACACAGAAAACGGCTAGTCAAATTGTTAGTATAATTGAATCTGGTACTGATTTTACAAAAGTTGTAAATGCTGGTAGTGGTTCTTTGAGTATGGCATTTAATGCTTCAGGTGAGTGGCCTTGGTTTGCTGTATATAGTGTTTACCCAACGAAGACAACTTGGTTTGAAAATGCTTTAAATAATGGAAGTATTGGTGGTGTTACGGATTTATTTGCTTCTCCTACAACGCTTTCTGTTGTTTCACCGGATGGTTACTGGACTGTCACGTTTAAAATTTATCCAGCGAATAAAGTAACAACTTTGGGAACTGCGACAATCTCCTAAAATAGATTTAGAATAAAATGGCAATTAATTTAAGTGATAACATACTAGCTAAAACTACAGGTCCCGGTGATGCCAAATATGGTCCATATACTGGTGCCAACTTATCAGCAGCTCTTTCGGCAGCAACTACTTACTTATTACCATCTTATAGATATGAAGGTTTGACGGTTGGTATTATTGTTGGTTCTGATCCCATAGTAGAATATTGGTTTTATGGTGGTATTTTAGATGGGAATTTAGTTTTAAAACAATCAGGTACATCTGGCATGGGTGCAACAGGTTCTAATGGAACATCAGGAACTTCTGGTGTAGATGGTGCTAACGGAACTGCTGGAACTTCCGGTGTTAATGGAAATAATGGGACTGCTGGAACTTCCGGTAATCAAGGAGATAATGGTACATCAGGAACTTCCGGTAATCAAGGAGATAATGGTACATCAGGTTCTTCTGGGACATCCGGTGTTAACGGTGCTGCTGTATTGATGGTTTGTTTTCTTATCAATCCACTGCAAATAATAATAATAATGTTCCATCTTCACTTAATGATTGGATTTTATTAAATGGTCTTGATGGGGTATCGGGAACATCCGGAACCTCTGGAATTAATGGCACTTCTGGAACCTCGGGTGCTAACGGTGCTAACGGAACTGCTGGAACTTCTGGTGCTAATGGTGCTAACGGAACTGCTGGAACCTCGGGTGCTAATGGTGCTAACGGAACTGCTGGAACCTCGGGTGCTAACGGAACATCAGGTACTTCTGGAACAGGTTTCAACACAATCAGTAATGCTGGCAATTTACGTGTTTTATTGTCAGATGGTTCTACAAATGCTGCTGTTGCTTCAACATGGATGACAGTTACGCAGTCTTCGACACAGAATTCAATATCCGTTCTAATAGGAACAACTTATTCATCAACAGAGGCTACTTTATTTCTGGGCGCAAGAGGAGGTTCTGGTGAAGGTGGTCAAATAACACTTCAATCTGGTTCTGGATATGGTACAGCTTCTGCTATAGATAACTATCAAGACTCCTTTAGAATACTTAAAGGAAATAATACTACTTCAAGTGCTGTTGATTTACAAATAAATCATTTGACTGGTCAATTACAACTACCTAATTATAACACCGCTGGTAAATTTCCAGGAACTTCTATTGGAGCTCTTGGTTTTGATACAAATGGTAACATATTAACAATCAATTCAGCTGCTGGGACTTCGGGGACTTCGGGTGCTAATGGTGCTAACGGAACTGCTGGAACCTCGGGTGCTAATGGAACTGCCGGAACTTCCGGTGCTAATGGAACATCAGGAACTTCCGGTGCTAATGGAACATCAGGAACTTCTGGTGCAAATGGTGCTAACGGAACATCAGGAACTTCTGGTGCAAATGGTGCTAACGGAACATCAGGAACTTCCGGTGCTAATGGTGCTAACGGAACTGCTGGAACCTCGGGTGCTAATGGTGCTAACGGAACTGCTGGAACCTCGGGTGCTAATGGTGCTAATGGAACTACCGGAACTTCCGGTGCTAATGGTGCCAATGGAACTGCTGGAACTTCCGGAACTAAAGGAACTTCCGGTACTAGTGGTTTAAACGGTGGTTCGTCCAATGTATTTCCGTATCAATCCAACACAACAATATTCAGTGGAGATCCAGGACCAGGTTTCATAATTTGGAATAGCTCAGGTCAGACAGCTTCTACTATTATCAACATCGATCATTTTACTACAAATAGTGATGATATTGATGTATTTCTAGGGTTGATGCAAATTGGTCAGAATATTATAATTCAAGATAGAACAAATTCAAATAATTATCAGACTTGGAAAGTAAATTCTAATCCAACTTTTGTTTCTAATAACTACTATTCATTTCCGGTAACTTATATAGATTCTGGTGGAACAGGTACTACTAACTTTAGTAATTCAATTGATTTATTATTGTTTATAACAACAAACCAAGGAACTTCTGGAACATCTGGCAACTCAGCGACGGTCACACTAAATGGTAATTCTAATAACAGAGTTGTTACTATGACTGGTACTGCTTCTACATTAGATGGTGAACCAAACTTTACTTTTGATGGTACAAATTTAGTATTATCTGGTAGTTATGATTTAATATCTGACCCTACATCCAATACTTATTTATCGGCTGATAGCACCGGTTATGGTGATATTGTTAATTTTGGAAATACAACAACTGTTGCTGGTGAAATTTACTACCTAAATACCGGTGGTACTTGGACTAAAGCACAAGGTGATGTATTGGTAAATGGCGGAAATGATTTATTAGCCGTTGCAATTGGCACAAACTCAACCAATGATGGTATGTTAGTAAGAGGCTTCTATCGTTCTTCTTTATTCACCGTTGGTAATATAGGAGAGCCATTATTTTTGAGTTCTTCAACAGCTGGTAGAACAGTCGCTGCTGCGCCTTCTTCTGCTGGAAATATTGTAAGAGTCATAGGTTATGTAATAGGAACTTCTACAAATAGAAGAATTTATTTTAATCCTTCTCAAGATTGGATAGAATTGTAAGACTTGTATTTTAATATATAAGACATGCAGAAAATAAATGGTATTGTTATAGATACTGGTACGTCCGGTACAAATGGTCAATCTGGTACATCTGGACAATCTACTAATAGCTTAGTAAGTTCTACTTCTGGTACTTCTGGTACTTCTGGTAGTTCTGGTACAACAGGTACTAGTGGTTTATCTACAACATCCGGTAGTTCTGGTAGTTCTGGTACTTCAGGTTCAAGTGGGATTTCAAGTATAAATTCAACAGCTGGTACCTCTTCTACATCAGGCACGGCTGGTAATTCAAGAAGTAATGGTACTACAGGAACCGCTGGAAATTCTTCTACTTCTGGAACTAATGGTACGAGTGGTACGTCTGGTTTGTCAAGCCAATCATCCACTTCTGGTACAAATTCAACTTCCGGTACTTCTGGTCAGTCTTCAGCAAATGGTACTACAGGAACCGCTGGAAATTCTTCTACATCAGGTACGAATGGTACAAGTGGAACATCTGGTTCAAATAAAACTTCTGGTACGTCTGGAAATTCATCAAATTCATCAAATTCTGGTTCAAGCAGGGTTTCATTGACCTCTGGTTCATCTGGTACATTTGGAAATTCAGGTATATCTGCTCAAACGCCACAGAGTACCGCTGGATCGTCTGGAACCTCAAGTAGTTTTGTTTCGGTTTCAGGAACAAATGGAACATCAGGTCTGACTACTAACGGTCTATCTAGAACTTCTGGTACGAGTGGAGAGAGTGGTGGTAACAGATTTTCCACAACATCTGGTAGTAGTGGTAACACAGGAATATCAACCAATTTTTCTACTAGTGGTACTGCTGGATTAAATTCAACCAATGGTACCTCTGGTAGCTCTGGTACGGGTGGTCTTAGCAGAGCTGTAGGTACATCTGGTACACAAGGTACTTCAGGAACTACCGGTAATAATCCAAATTTTTCTGGTTTTCAATCTTCTTTTCCTAATGCTACGACAAGTGGAACTTCTGGTATATCAACTAGTCAAGGAGCTATTGCTCCTTCTGGTTTATCAAGAACATCTGGAACATCCGGTACACTGAATGTTATTGATGTTCAGGTTTACACGGTTATTGCTAGTCCACTTACAACAATTTTTAGTTGGTCAAAGCCTGCAAATGCAGATAAGGTTGAAGTGATTTGTATTGGTGGTGGCGGAGGAGGAGGTGCTGGTAGAAGGTCAGCTACTAGTACTGCTCGATGGGGTGGTAATGGTGGAGGTGGTGGAGGTTTTTCACGAGCTATTTTCAGGGCTTCTGATTTACAAAACTCAGAGACGGTTCAGGTTGGTCAGGGTGGTAGTAGAGGAGTAGTGACTGCCAATAATCAAGATGGAAGTGATGGTGCCGCGGGTACTGATTCGATATTTGGTACTTCAGCACTAGGTTCTGGATTTGGTAGTAACCTAATTGCTTTTGGTGGTGGAGGTGGTGGAGGTGGTTCATCTGCTAGTATTCCGACTTCTAACAATTCAGGTGGTTATGGTAATATTGAACGTGGAGGTTCTGGTGGAAATAGTGCTGGTGGTATTGGTGTTGCTGGTGCTCTCACATTCAGAGCACCAACTGGTGGAGGTAGTGGTGGTAGTATAAACGCTAGTAATACTAATTTCGACGGGGGAGATGGTGGTACAGTTCAATATACCAACGGTTTAGGTGGTAATCCTGGAATTGCTAGTACTGACCCATCATTAACTGATGGTAATGAGGGTGATTCTTTTTCTGATATTGGTTGTGGAGGAGGTGGAGGAGCTGCTAGATCCGGTATTGGTGCTAATGGTGCTCTTTATGGTGCAGGCGGTGGAGGCGGTGGTGCTGGTCTTAATGGCGATAACATACCTCGTGGTGATAAGTTTGGAAACGGTGGTTTTGGTGCGAATGGAATTGTTGTTGTTACAACTTATTTTACTTAATATATATAGTTATGATAAATAAAATAGATAGTGTAAATTATAATACATCCGGTACATCTGGTTTATCATCGACTTCTGGTAGTTCTGGTACATCAGGAACCAACGGCACTAGTGGTAGTTCTGGTAATAATAGTTCTTCAGGAACATCTGGTTTATCTTCAACCGCTGGAACATCCGGTTTAACTAGAACATCTGGTACATCTGGAAATAACAATACTTCTGGTACATCTGGAAATAACAATACTTCTGGTACATCTGGAGGATTTGGTACATCTGGTACATCTGGCATAAGTAATTCTTCAAATACTTCTGGAACATCAGGTATTAATACAACCTCCGGTACATCCGGTGTCAATACGACATCAGGGACGTCCGGTAATTCTTTTTCTAATGGTTTGAATACTACTTCTGGAACTTCTGGTTTGAGTAATAACTCATCAACTTCTGGAACTTTTGGAACTTCAAATACATCAGGAACCTCCGCAAATTCGTCAACCTCCGGTACCTCTGGATTGACTACTTCTGGAACATCGGGTAGTTCAGGAACTACAGGTACATCAGGAAGTTCTGGTCAAAGTAGAACTTCTGGTACATCTGGAACTTCTTCTTTATCTGGAAATTCAAGTACATCAGGAAGTTCTGGGGTATCAAGTGTCTCTTCATTTTCTGGTGGTTCTGGTGTATCAAGTGGTTCTGGTACTAGTGGTACACGAGGTACATCAGGTACAATTGGTTTATCATCGACTTCTGGAACATCTGGAACTAATGGTAATAGTGGTACTTCAGGAACAACAGGAAATAGTGGTAATTCGGGTACATCTAGTGCATTCAGAACTTCCGGTACTTCTGGTTTATCATCTACTTCCGGTACATCTGGTACTACTTCAGGAACTTCTGGTTTTGGTACTCTTAGTGGTTCTTCAGGAACATCTCAAACATCCGGAACTTCTGGTATCTCAAAAACTGGTGGAACCTCTGGAACTTCCGGTTCTGGTGGGTTTTCGGGAACATCGGGTACTTTTGGTACAAGTGGTACCAGTGCTGTTTCTATACAAATTAATACCTATTCGGCTGTAAATGCTACATGGACTAAACCAAGCGGTGCTAAAATGGTTGAGGTCATTTGTATAGGTGGTGGCGGTGGTGGTGGTTCTGGTGCTTTGAATGCTTCTGGTAGAACAAGATTCGGTGGATCTGGTGGTGGTTCAGGAGGACATGTTAGAGTTCTTATTAATGCCTCAATACTACCATCTAGTGTGCTTTGTAATCCGGGTGCTGGTGGTGGTGGTGGTGCTGCAATTTCAACTATAAACACAAACGGTAATGATGGTAATAATGGTGACGATACTATATTTGGTGATTATATTACTGGTGCTAATGTCTATTTGACTGTGGGAGGTGGTCGAGGTGGAGATGGTGGTAAAACCGCTTCATTTAGTACCGGTGGTATTGGTGGTGATGTTAATTATCCAGGAACTTCAGGTAATACTGGTGATGGTGGAACATCGGGTGGTGCTGCTGAGGATACTCCTTATAAACCGACTGGTGGTGGAGGTGGTGGTAACATTTCTGCTACTAATGTATTCGGGACTGGAGGAAACGGTGGGTCAATATTGACGGTTGATAATAGTACAATATTTGCTGCTGGTGCAGCTGTTGGGGTAAATGGTCAAACTGGACCTGGTTCAGATGCTTCTTTATTGGGAAGAGGTGGTGCTGGTGGTGGTGCTGGAAGTAATATCGCGCTTACTCCTGGAGGCAGGGGAGGTGATGGTGGTCTATATGGAGGTGGTGGCGGAGGCGGAGGTGCTTCTACTAACGGATTTAGTTCGGGTCGTGGTGGTGATGGTGGTGACGGTGTGGTTGTTGTCATTACTAGATTTTAATATATAAATTATGTCGTTATCTAAAATTAATAGTGTTAGTGGTTTAATACAGAGTGGAACGTCTGGTACAAATGGACTTTCTGGTACAAATGGTTCTTCTAAAACCAGCGGTACTTCTGGAAATTCTTTGTCATCCGGTGCATCTGGAAATAGTAGTATTTCAAATACTTCTGGTACAAATGGTCAATCTGGTCAATCTGGTCAGAATTCAACTTCTGGTAGCTCAGGTGCTGTTTTTAATGCAACATCTGGTACAAATGGAACATCTGGAACATCTGGTACAAATGGAACATCTGGAACATCTGGTACACAGGGTTTTTCTTCAGTCAGTAGTCTCTCTGGAATATCAACTAATAATACTTTATCAACGACTGCTGGAACATCTGGTTTATCAAGTACCTCTGGTACAAGAGGTCAAATAACAACATCAGGAACATCAGGAACATCTAACACATCCGGAACATCCGGGAACTCTAATACATCCGGAACATCTGGTAATTTTGGTATTTCAACTGCAAATGCTTCTCTTACGACATCTGGTACATCAGGTAACATAACTACAAATGCTGTTTCTACTCAATCTGGTACATCCGGTACATCCGGTGTACAAACTGGAACTGCTGGAACATCTGGTCAATCTGGTACATCTGGTACTCAGGGTACATCTGGTACTAATGGTACATCTGGTCAGTCTGGTACTGCTGGAACAACGGGTCAAGTTGCTACTTCCGGTACTAAAGGAACATCTGGTACTAATGGTGATGTTTCAACATCCGGTACCTCGGGAAGTTCAGGTGGTGTTTCTACTGCTGGAACAAGTGGTTCATCAATAGTTGGCTTTTCTGCACTCTCATCTACATCTGGAACAAGTGGTATTAGTACATCTGGAATAAGTCGTTCAAATGGTACAAGTGGAACGAGTGGAACATTTGGTACATCTGGTACTCAAGCTTCTGAAGGTACATCTGGAACAAGAGGTCAAGCAACTACCTCTGGTACTTCTGGTACGTCAGGTTCTACTTCTGGTACGTCGGGTCAAGGAAACGTTAGTGCTTCAAATGTCCAAGTTTATACCTCAAATTCTACTTGGACTAAACCAAATGGAGCTAAATTAGTAAATGTTATTCTTATTGGTGCTGGTGGTGGAGGTGGCTCTGGTAGAAGAGGTGCTGCTTCTTCTACTAGAATGGGTGGTGATGGTGGTGGAGGTGGTGGTGTTTCTGTTACTAATTTCATCGGTCAAGATTTGCCATCTACTGTCTCGGTTACAGTTGGTACATCTGGTACAGGAGGTGGTTCTCAAGCAACTGACTCAACTAATGGTAGACCTGGTTCGGCTGGTGGTAATAGTCTTTTTGGAACTTTTTCTTTTGCTGGAGGCGGAGGCGCCGGTTTTGGTGGCTCTTCTGCTAAAAGTATACTTCCACCGATTGGAGGTGTTGGTAATACTTATCTAACTAACCCTGCTAATGGAGGTAGATCGAATACGGCTGCTACTGCGGATGATGGTGCTGAAATACCATATGGACCGAGCGGAGGCGGAGGCGGAGGCTCAATTAGTTCGGCTAATGCTTTACAATCTGGTGGAAGTGGTGGTAACATAAGACAAATATTTATTACAGGTGATACAAACGGTGGTCCTATTGCTGCAAGTGGTGGTCTTGCTTTGAGTCAAGTTGCTGGAACTTTGTTTGGTCAAGGAGGCGGAGGCGGAGGCTCTAGTAATATTGCAGCCGGTTCTGGATCCGCTGGTGGTCTATATGGAGGCGGAGGTGGTGGTGGTGCTGCTTCAAGTAATGTTGGTGTTGGTGTTGTATCAGGTGCTGGTGGCCGTGGTGGTGATGGGATTGTTGTAGTAACTACGTATTTTTAAAAAAAAGATTTTATGGGTTTATTAATAAAGAGTACAGAAAAAAGAAAAATTCACATATTAGGTACAGATGTTGAGCTTGATTCAGTTTATGCTAGAGTTGGATTTAAAGCACATTCAAATGGTAGAAATATGGAAATTGAAATTGAGATATATTATTCAAAAGAAAAATACCATCAAGGCATCAAAATATTCACTGATTTACATGATGGTAATATTTTATGTAGTATAGACGCCACTAATGAGATACAATCATTGGATTCGGTTTACACATATGCTGTTCAGAGATATGAAAGTATGGGATATATATGTGAGGTAATATGACAAATGGTAGAAATGTTGTATTTAGTGAAGATTCAATTCATTTAGAAAATGAACCTAATTCATTTGTTATGATGAGTTGGGAAAATGAGCTTATGTTTGAACATTCAAAAGTAGTCTGTCAGAATGGTGGTCATATTTTAGAAATAGGTTTTGGCATGGGAATTTTTGCAAATTATGTTCAAAGTTTTTCAATTCAATCACATACAATAGTTGAAGTAAATCCACAAATCTACGAGAAGTTAAAAATATGGTCAGAGTCAAAGGAAAATGTTAGAGTGATTTATGGTGATTGGTATAAAATATATTGGAAGATAAATCAACATAAATATGATGGTATATTCTATGATGCTGATTGTGATAATATCTCATTTTTTAGAGAAAAAGTTGTTGATAGATCTCTTTCTAAAAATGGGGTTTTTTCTTATTTTGATCCAAAAGGAAGAGACCGATATAAATATGGTGATAGATTACATCAATATATTATGAATATTACTTGTGACATTCCGACCAATACTTATCATAATAGTTCAGATTGTTATGTTAATTACGTAAAGTATTTATAACATCATTTATTTTATCTATTACCACTTGACTACTTATTTCCTTACTACACTCAAAATGTTTTTCAGTTCCTTTAAATATAGGACACCAATTCCAATCTCCTGGATCCAATCTATGAGTATTAAAGCAACCTGTGCAAGTCTTTTTATTTATTACTCTCCACGTATTTGAAATTGTTTCAGTATAATCGTAACTAAATCCAGACACAATAATGGTTGGTAATTTTGTAGCCCAAGATAACCAACTGAGACCTGAACCTATGCCTATGAAGAATTCACAAGTTGCTAAATCATTTATAACATCTTGTAACGTTCCGCCTGGATATTTAGTTATACCAGATGGATGATAATTTCCCATATAGCCATCTCCTTCTCGTGAGTATAACATTACTTCATAGTTCAAACTATTTAGATAATCTACAACCTCTTGCCAACCAGTTGGATTGTTCCAATATTTAGCTTGTGCTGTTGCATGTATTGCAATACCTACTTTTCTTTTCTTTTCTACATTGGGTAATGTGAGTAATGGCATAACTTCCTTATACTCTAAACCTAAAATATCAGAGGCAGTTTTTTGCATAGGTTGCATTCTAAAGTTATTTGGAACTCTTGAATAGTCTACTTCCATTGAAGCGTCGTAATACCAGCCAATCCTATATAATGCGTGTAGATTGTGAACAACTTCACCTGGTTTTGAGAAAATTAAATTTGGATAGTTTTGTTCAAAAACTTCATTATTGAATGTTGATAATATGACCTCACAATTATGTTTTTTTCTAAATTCCTCAGCGTATGGCATCCATGCTAGAGAATCTCCAAGTGATGAAGATTCTATTGTTATCAAAACTCTTTTATTTTCTAAATTAATTTGTTCTTCAAAAATAACCTCTCCGTTTTCTATTATTTGAACGGTATAATCATCATAATATCTTTTATTTGCTCTTGTCCACATATTACTAGTGATTTCTGAACGATGTATTAATTTCATTTTTCCGTCAAAGAAATTTACAATAAAGTTTCTTTTTTCATTACATAAAATTTCAACGTATGGTCCATCTATGTAGTGTGATATTATTTGAATATTTGTTTTTTCTAATATTCTATTTTCGGTAAATTTTATGTCTTTATAGAATGATGAAATTCTATCGGAGAAACTACCATATTCTCTTTCAGATACATAATCATTTATTTTTTTTGCAACATTTGGATCTTTTATACAATGAAAGAACATTATTTGTTCTTTATCAAAAGGTATAAAGGATTGAAAAGGATGACCTATACCGTAGTCATTTAAATCGACACGATCATTGAATGTATTATTATTATAGTTATAGAAAAATTTAACATCTTCAATTGAGTCAATATTCAAACCAAACCAATAATATTTTGGCTTGATGTTATTTTTCCACATCAATCCATTTAACAACAATTCATCATGTAGGAACTCTACTTTTTTTATTTCTTTTATCTCTTTGGAAAAGCATACATCCTTCCATTGTTGAAATAAATTCTTGTGATTATTTGTAAAAAGAACTACATTGGTTATCCCATGTGGGTATTTTTGATTAGGAAGCTCTAACAAATTTTGAACCAATGGGCCTGGAACATATTCTTTACCAACTAAAGTGTAATCATGTGCGCCTTTTTGAAAAATCGGACCATCTTCTATTTCACTCAATAATTCGAACATTTTATAGATATTTGGTCTCACTTGTATATCAACATCTAAAAATATGCAATTTTTATAACCTTTCTCAATCACATCTAAAAACACAGGAGCTTTTGAAAACTGCATGTAGTGAGGATCATTTGTGTCTTCACCAATTCCAAATTCTATATTTTTTAGATTTGGATAGTTTAGTGTAGATTTATAACCGATGTTATAATGTAAAATATCAATATCGGTATATTTAACTAATCCTATGATTAATTGTTCAGCTAATTTTTCAAACTTATCATTTGTTAAAATCACAAAACATTTTGATTTATCATTATAACTTTTTTCAATAATCAACTTATGGTTTGAATAAAATTTAACATTAAATTTTTCATCCTTCCACTCTTCATAAAAATTATCTTTTGATAATTGAAATGTTATAGTTTCGTTTGGTGATAAATCGAATGTTTGATAACATATTGTTCCGTAAAGAATGTTCTTTATATCTAATAAACAATTTTCTAATCTTATATCGGTCATGTTTGTGACTTCGACTACATCAGAGCCCTGAAAATCTATTTTAACTTTTGTTTTAATCATAATTTATTAGTTTTTTCTGCGTAAATTATACCCATTTTATTTGAAATGATAAAATCATCATCCCAATTTTGCCATTTGGATAATTTATATCTAAATCCGTTTTTAGCTAGTGTTTTTAATATATTCATCACTCTAAAGTCTTCGTTATTATGAAACTCAATAATAAATCTTTTAACTTTAGATAAGTTTTCTTTTGTGATATTTTCAAAAAATTGATACTCTGCTCCTTCAATGTCAACTTTCATAAGGTCAATCTCAGATTCATCTATGTAATTTTCTATTAAATTGTTTGGTGTTATGGATTCTATCTCGATAGATTTTCTACCATTTTCGTTACCTAAGGCATTTTTTTCAAAAATGCTAGATACAACACTCAAATTTTCTTCTATGTAGAAATTTATTACTCCATTTGTGTCTGATATTGCTTTATCTATTATTTTTATATTATTTGAGTTACTCCATATATCTTTTAGAATATCTAAATTATTTGTATCGGGTTCAATCATGTATATTTTACAATTATTTTCTAAAAAAGGTAAAATAGAAAGACCATAGCAAGCACCGATGTCTACATAATTATTAATTTTTTTAATATCTATCCCAAATTCTGAATAAAGGTCAAAATTTGTAAAATCACAATATTCATTAAATTTGACTTCTTTTCTTTTGATTCTTTTAAATTTTTTTGAGTTAGGATCTTTTAGTCTAAAATCTTTTATTAAGATATTTTTTGTTATAGTTTTATTTTCTAAATAAATCTCTAAATAATATCCGTTTTTAGAAAATTTTAAATAATCTGTCACTGGTGATACTATCCAATGGACAGCTCCTTTTGGTTGATTAAAATCTTTATTTACATACAAACAAGTATCGCTGTAGTAATCAAAGATTCTAAGTTCTGCTGAATAATCAACTCCATTATTTTTTACATAAAATTTATTTTCTTGTTCTTCGTACCAGAATTCAACATTGTGATAGTTGAAACCAACTACATCTATTATATTTGAATTACCAAATAACTCTGCTTTACTTTCGTAGATATAGAGTTGGTCTTTTAAGTTTTTATTTAAAATATCATTTTGCCAGCACAATTCTAATACATTGCTGTTTTGGAACATTTCTTCTACTGTTTTGTAGAAATTGATATTATTGAGTATAAAATCTACGTTTGCAAAAAAAGTATGGGTGCATATAAAATGATCGCCCCAATTACATGTTACAAATGGAAATTTGTAATTATTAGTAACTTTAGAAAATACTGAAACATCATTTAATATGATATCATAACAGGTTTTAAATGTCCACTCAATATTTTGATATTTTAGGTGATTTAGTGACATTTCAATTAGAGAGCTTTCTGCAACACCGTGTGAATATTTTCTATCATCTGAGATGTTTAGAGACTCATAAATAAAAAAGTCACATTTTTGTTGTATCTCAACTGGTACTAAGCTATGTGCTGCTAATACTAAATAGAAATTTTCTTTACTTAATACTTCGATCATATCAGAAAGTAATTTTTCTGATTCGTCTGAACTTCTAAAGTAAGTTACAATAAATCCGTGTTTAATATCTGTCCTCATTTGCTAAATTTTCTAATATTGATATACCACCAGCTTGTTTGGTAATTGGTTTTGGAAAAATTCCATGAACAAAATTTCTGAAGTTGTTTCCCATAAATAAATCCGCAACATTCCATTTTTCGTTCTGATAAGTATCGTAAATTGTTTTATAAGATTTTCTAGGAATTAAATAAGCATGTGCACCTATAAATTCGTAAACTTTATAATATTTTTCCTCTTTTGATAAAATTGATTGGTTATTGTGAAAACCAAAAGAAAACATAAACAGGTCATTCTTTTCGACTATTTCAATAGCTTCATTTACTTTTTTTACAAACTCTTCATGTGTAGTGTCTAAGATGCAATCACATTCAAATATAATCATATACTCTGGATTATCTATGTAGCCTGTTTCAAAAGCTTTTCTGTGTCCTAAATAACAACCATAGTGTGCGGGTGTCAATTTACCACCTGGTTCCATAGCAACTATGTCTGGAAAGGCACAAGTTTCTTTTGGTGGAAGTTCTGTCCATCTTTTACTAATTATTGTATTGTAAGAGAAATCAAAATCTTCTAGTTTAGATAGGTCGGCAATAGACCTTATTTCTCTTTCTGTGTCAATATCGGTTAGTATATGATATGTTGAAATTCTATTTGTATTTTTTAATGAGTTTTGATTAAAATTTGTATCAATTTTAACAGAGTTTTTATTTTGTTTATTTGATTTTTGAATAGAAAGATTCTCTAATATTAAATTTATATTAGAATCAAAGTCAGATGTTAAAAAAGAAACATTATTAAATCTGGCAAAGTCATTTGCATAATTAGTTAAGTTATACATTAAAACTTTCATGTCGCTATTTATTGCTTCTAAAACAGACAGAGGTCTATTTTCCCAAATTGATGTAAATAGAAATAGATCCATAGAATCATAGAAATCCTTAACATTTTCCTTTTCACCCCATACTATACAATTATCTGGTTTGTTATCCATTATTGGTTTCCAATAATCTTGAAAATTACCAGCTTGGTTTCCTATAAAGTGAAACTTAATTTTATAATCTGTTAGTTTTCTGGCATAATCAAATATTTCACCTTGATTTTTACCACTGGTAAAAAGGCCTACATTTAAAATATGTTTGTAACTTGGGTCTAAACCTAATTTTTCTAAGTTTTCAACTCTTTTTTTATTTTTTTCAGGAAATTCTATCACATCACAATCTTGAGTAATTGTTCTGTATTGATTAAAATTACCCTTTGAGACAAACATTATTTTATCAGGAATGAATTTTTTATCATTAATATTGAAAGATGTACCGTGTGTGGTTTCGGTTATAAAATAATTTTTATTTTGATAAATACTATGTAATATTTCAAAGTCAATAAATGTTTCGGAAAACTCCTCAAAATGAACAACATTCGGTTTCAATTCGTCTATTATTTTTAATACCATTTTTTTATCTTCACCTAAAGTATAAAAGTCATTTCCGAGTAATTTAGAGATTTTATTTCTTTGAACTACAAATACTCCACCAGTTATATTTGACCATTCTATTAGAAAGACTTTATAATTTTCTATTAGAATCTGAATTTTTTCTAATAGAAATTGAGGTAATCCACCTGTTGATAAGTGCGGCGCGATAATTAGAATTTTTTTCATAATCATTATATTTAGATTATCAAATTAAGTTTTCCTAATTTAATATATACTGGTATGAAATTGACAAAGTTTTTTGAATTCAAAAGAGGAACATTTACACCTATAAAGTCATTTAGATTGCAAGACAATTTACCTACTAAATTATGGGATGATTTTGAATTAGACAACGAAGTTAGAAAACAATTACTTCAAATTGGTCAGGATTTTTTTGATGGTACTGAAATTAAAGCGGATGTAATTGATATAATTCTTTGTGGTTCTCTTTGTAATTATAACTGGTCCGAGAAATATTCTGATTATGATTTACATATAACAATTAAATTTAAAGATGTTGATGAAGACTATGACTTAGTTGAAAAACTATGTGATTATGCTAAAAAGATTTGGAATGAACAACATGATATCAAAATAAAAGGATATGAAGTTGAGGTTTGTATTCAAGATGACGATGTTATGAGAGATGAACTCAAAACCGGGAAAATGGGTGGTGTTTATTCGTTACTACATGATAAATGGGTTAAAAAACCAGTCAAAATGGATTTCAAACCCAATGAAAGAATGATAAAAGAAAAGTCTAAAAATATTATAATGTCAATAGATGATATTGAAGAAGAGTCAAAGAGTAAAGACTTTGACGAATTAGAGCCAAAGATAAAAAAAGTTTGGAAAAAAATCAAAAACTATCGTCAAAGTGGTTTAGATTCTGAAAGTGGGGAATTTTCTTTAGGTAATTTAGTTTTTAAACTACTTAGAAGAAATGGATATATCGGTAAAGTAATGGAAATGAAAAGAAAGTTATACGATAAACAATTTAAATAATTAATATGGGAGTAAAAATATCAGAGGTCGAAGAAATATTTAAAGAGTTGTTTACAACTGAAGATGAGACAGTGGTTTCGTCTATTGAGACATTATATGAAAAACCAGATGATGATAGTTATTTAAAACTTGTAATAACTTTACATGGATTGTCAACTGAAGATATTTCAATAATTCATACTAAATTTATATTTAAAGTAGACTCGGAAAAAAAGAACTTAATTGAAAATTCGTTTATTTATTTGTACGAAATTAATTGTGTTTATCATAAAATTCAATTTGAAAATCTCTTAGATTTAAAGAAAAAGATAGAAGATATAGTAGATTCAAATGATTTTGGAGAAGATTTACAGATACTTTCGGACTTTATTGAGGCACCTTCAATGTTCTTAAATTATTATATGCGCAGAGAGAATATAACTGATTATTCGGTTTTTGATGTTCAGTATCAACCAAAATTTAAACACACTCCTTGTGACAAAACCACTTTTGATTTTAAAATCAACATTAATAATCAATATGATATGGAGTTGTCTATAAAAAAAGTTTATATTGATGATAGTGATAACTCAAATGATTATTATAGATTTCAGTTTAGATTTATGGACGAAATAGAAACTTTTGATACAGATACACTGAAAAACTTTCACTTTTTTATAGGAAGTCATATTGCTCAGATATTAGATAAAAAACTTAAAAACAAATAATGAAATACTTACATAAGTTTTTACAACATTTAAATGAATCTCAGGATATAACAGATTTATCTAAAGAAGATTTAGATGAGTTATTACTTCCTATTGCTGACCTAGGAATTGAATATTCTTTTTCGGAACCAAGAATTATAACCGAAGGTGAATTTTCTGGATATAAATCTATTAATATAATATTTAGAAACTCTTTTAAATTAGGACCATCTGGTGGATACAGTGAAACAATTATTGATGATAAATTTTGGGATTTCTTAGATGAGTTAATAGCTCTTAAAAATCGCTTAGAAAGCTCTAGAGTTTCAATAAATCCACATATGAGACATCATATAGTAGTTACTTTTATACAAAAATCTAAAGTCGATGGACCTTTGTTTTTAGTTCAACAACTTTATAATGAAATGACTAAAAAAACATTTGCTGCTAAAAGCGACTTTGTTAATGGTATGACTAAGAAATTGGATAAAGAAGAATTGAAAATCACTGTTAATTGTAATGGATATGTAAGTTCTTATACTGATAGAAAATGGAATGGTCTTTTTAGAGGTATAGATTTTTCAAAATTTAATGTTGAAAAGGAAATAACAGAAGATAGATATGGTGATAAAAGTGCTACTATTACAATCACTCTTAAAAAGTAAATTAACCCCAGCAAATATTTTTTTGTTGTAATGTAGGTGTCCAATACAATTTTAAAGTGTTTTCTGATATATCAACCTTTTTTTTATTAAAATATTTTCTTGCTTTTTCTTTGTTACCTTCTCTTATTATTTCGATTGATTCTTTATAAAATGGAAATGGTATTTTATCAATTAATTCTTTATCTGTCTGGTTGTAGTTTTTAAATTTAGTGTACCATCTTTCAAAATTTGAAGATTCGTAGTGTAAAACGCAGATTTTTCTTGGAAGAAGTTTAAAAACCGAACCTTTGAATGAATGTGGACCATGTGTTTCGGTTTTTTCATTTAATCTAGACGCGGATTTACCATTTCCGTATGCTAAAAAATTATTTTCTATAAAAGTATTTGTTTCTATGAATGGATTATCAACGTTGTCATTTGAGTAAACTGCCTCGTAATTAGATATTTGAACAACGTCATAATTTTTTGGAACATTTTTTAAAATTTCATTTATGTTTTCACAACAAAGTAGTTCGTCAGAATCTATATTTGAGACGACCCATTCAATGTTTAAATCTAACATTTTTTGTTTTATTGTTTCAAAAAAATGGTTTTGTCTTTTTTGAATTGTCCAGTAGTTATTAAAAGTATTAACATCAGAGTCGTAGTATGCAAATACGTTTGAATATTTTGAAATAATTTCTTCTAACTCCGGAGTATTTTCAACTCTCAAGAAAATATATTCGACACCTATACTAAAGTGATAGTTTAACCAAGTTTCAAAGTGAAATGGTTTGCATATCATTGTGCAAATGGCTACCATTTAAATAGTTTTTTTTGTGATTAAATCTTTCTTTAATGAATGAATTTAAAAAATGACATTTCTCGTATTCTTCTATTTCTTCTAATTCTTTCAGTATTGATTTCAAATATTTTTCCGAGTATATTTTGAGTTCTTTTGAGAATGGTTTATTTATTTTGCACCTATCAAAAACTTCTAAGCATTTCATTTTAATCTAATTTTGAGTTATAGTTTTCTTTAAAAATTCTTATTACTTCATCATACTCTGTTAAAAGACCAGATTTGAACTTTTCATTATCATAGTTTTGTTTCAGAATATATTCTTTTACGTAGTCTTCATAGTCAAGTTGTATAGAAATGTCTATTTTTTCTTCGTCTAAATTTTCATTTATTGATTCTTGTTCGTTATCTTCTAATTCTTTAGTTATATCATCTATGTATTCTACTGATGCAAAATTGCTCTTTTCTAAAATGATCTCAAGCTTTCTTCTTAATTTTCTATTAGATATTAGTAGATTATTTGATATTGAAATATCAACGTAGTCTTTTGTGTCTTTTAATGTTTCTAAAACTTCTATATCTTCCTCTCCGACCACTCTTACCTTTTTGAAAACCGGTGATACTTTATTAGGAATAAACTCTTCTGTATTGTCTTCTGTATCAATAACGAAGATTCCTTTTTGGTCACCAAAATCATTTCTATCCATTTGGAATATAGAGCCAACAAAAGTAAAGTTTTTATTTGTCTGTACTAAATGAATGTGACCTGAATAAACACCTTTAAAGGCTGAAAAGTTTTCTATGTCAATTTTGTCTGAATTTTTGTGAGCAACTGATGTTAGGTGCATTTTACAACCATTTAAGTCTGAGTGACAGAATAAATAATCACAATCTCTATTTTCGTCTATGTGTTTGACTTGTTCTAACCTCTTTTCAATGTATGGCATCATTAATAGTTTTCCACCATTATATTCAATCTTTGATACTTTATCATAAATTGTGACATTAGGAATATACCTAAATGGTCTTATAGAGTTGATTTCAGAGGCTGATTTTGACCAAAGGTCGTGATTTCCAATGATAATGTGTGTCGGTGCTATTTTAGATAGTTCTTCAACTATATCCATTCCGTAATTCAAAAGATTTATAGGAATAATGTTTCTGTTATCAAATAAGTCACCTAAGTGTATTATTATATCTCCTGATTTGACTCTTTTTTTTAATGTCGGTATAAGAAATTCCGAAAAATATTCTTTGTGTACTTTATACCATTTGTCGACTGAATTTGGGTATCCTAAGCCTATGTGGCTATCACCAATTAAATATATTTTACTCATATTTATTGTATTGTAAAGTGATTTGTTTGTTTAGATTTAGAAAAAAATCAATTTTTTAAATAAATATATACCTTATAAAGATTAAAAAAGATAGAGACGAATAAAATTATAATATATAATACATAATTTGTTTATAAATTAAATAAAAAATAATAAAAAAAAGATGCCATTACCACATTTTACCAATTTAAAACAAACTGGAACACCGGGAGTTCCTGGTTCATTACCAGAAGAAGTTGTGTATCTTAACTTATTTGAGATAACTTTTATCTTACCTACAATATTAGTAGATGATCAAGGTAGAGACCCAGTTCTTTTGTTAGAAAATGCTACAAAAGTAAACTTAGGAGGTGCTAACCTTACAGCCTTTGATGTTGGACAAGCTACTCAACGTTTTAAGTATTCAACAAGAGAGTTTTTAACTACACCAACTAAAACGTCTGGTGAACTTTCTATACCATTCCAAGTCAATGTTAATGATGCTGGTTCAATGGAAGTTTGGAATACGTTAAAAGCTTGGTATGATTTGTTATTTAACTCTCAAAATGGTTATACTCACTATAAAGCAGACCTTATTGGTTCTATTATTGTAAACCAACACGATAAAAAAGGTGTTGTGTTAAGAAGAGTAACTTTTAATAGTGTTCAGTTAAAGTCATTGACTGGTTGGGATTTAGATTGGTCTTCTAATACAATCGTTCAGGATGTTACAGGAACATTTGTATGGGATTACTTTGTTGATGAATACATTGATAGTGCTAGTGAGCAAACTGTTGCGGCTCCTACTGGATTATACTAATACTAAAAATATTTAGTAAAACCCTCTTTAATAAAGAGGGTTTTTTTTGTGCAAAAAAAACCCTCAGAATCTGAGGGTTTTTTATTTAAAATTTAGGGACATTGTTTGTCATACTTTGTGCATTTCTCATCATTGAGTTTGCATCGAAGTTACCCATTTGTTTGTTTTGAGCTTCTTCGTCTTTCTTTCTCTGTTTTTCTTCCTCTTCAACAATCTCATTAACAATTTTAATATTTTCTTCGAACATCCAAAATGGCCATTTATCAATTGATAATTCTTGAAGATTGAAATGTTTCTGAAGTAAAAGTTTATTCTTTAATATATGCTTCAAAGGCATCGTGAATAACGAAAATGCCTGAGGCTCCGTTGGGAAATTGCATATCTGTGCGGACCTCCTCTCCGCACGAACAATCATATTTCAGTTCTTTTACACCAAATGTCATTTTACCTATGGCTGAATTCAAAAATTGAAATGATATATCATCCATATCTTCAAATTCGCGTAGTTTTGATTTTATACCATCGTATGTTATAGATGTTCTACCAGGTAACATAAAAGGAATTATTTTCAAGAAAGAAAGGTTTGGTGTTCTTTTTTCTTGATTTTCTTTAATGATATAATCTGTAAAAGATTTTTGTAAACCAATATTTGGAGGTGTCACCTCGAATTCTTTTCCGTTTTTCAATCTAAAATGAAAAGAATTTGTAGATGGGCTGTAGAATTTTTCTAATTTTTCATCTACGTCATAATATACAAATGTACTTCTTTTTATTTCTATTTGTGTTTCTGTATTACAAGCTTTACAATTTGTTTTTACTGATAGACTATTTCCCTGTTGAAAAGTCAATTCTCTTATAAGGAATATCAGATATAATCTATCTTGGTCTCTAATTTCTAAATAAGAACCAACTCTACCGTCAGAGTATTTTACTCTTATACAAGATTGTAACATAGAATTCATCTTTTCTACTATATCGTAAAAGTTATTATCGTCAACCATTGAATATGCTTGAATTTCTTTTACTTGTGCTGCTCTTACTTGTAGTAGTGTTCCGGATGGATAAAACTTACCGCAAGGTAATTCTTTTACATCAAAACTGAAGAAATGTAAGTCATCTACTCTTTGTTCTATCACGGGTTCTGCATTTTGGAAAGGTATATCGCTAAATTGATTTTTACCTTGATCCATTTCGGTCAAATGTCTTTTTAAGTATTCTTCTTCAGACATTTCATTCTTATTATTTGACATATTAATTTGTTATTTTTTAAATATATATTCTATATAACTATTCCTCTATTATAATAATTAATACGTTAAAAGTTTAATATAAAACAAAAAACCCTCAATAAATTGAGGGTTTCTATTTTTATTTGATTAAATTAAGGATTTATAAATCCACCAGCGCTTATAGCTCCTGTTCTTAGAATTGTGATATTGTTCACAATAATACCCATACCTTTAATTGGTTCTACATAGGTATCAAGAACACCAATTTGATTATCTATAATCTCTGGTGTATTGTTTTCTTCGTCCATTTTGTTGAAGAAGTTATAAAGACCATTTCTACTTACAAATGATTCACAAATAGAGTCAGCTCTTAGTTTAATTTCCGCTCTAACATCAGATGTGTTAAATTTCCACTGATAATCAAGTAACATAGCTGATAAATCTCTTTCAAGTTCAATCAATACCTCTCTAACGTGAATGTAAGATAGAGCTGATTTGTAAAGTGTTTGAGCAGTGTTTTCAGTTTCAATTACATATCCTCTGTTTCTTTTGAATACAAGTGGATTCATTTGTGCTTGATTCATATACTCTACATCACTCGGTGTGAAATCCATTTCAAGTCCGTTTATATTTGTAATTCTACCATTAGTAATACCAGCTGATATTGTCCACGGTGTAACAGATGTGACATTTGAAATGTGTTTTCTCATAAATGTAGTTGCTACGAATGGTGCTGGTGGGTGTTCTAATGGTCTACCGTTGTCATTAATTAACACGTATGGACTAAAGTAACCTACACAAGTAGAACCAGCTCCTTCTCCAAAAGAGTAAAGGAATGCCGGGTTGCTTTCAGGATCACCTCCTTGTGCAACATATTCTAATTGTAACACACCCTCTGCGTTTACAAATGATGGTGAAGAAGAGTTTTTGAATTGTCTCAAAGATGGCATATTTAATATACCAAATGCGTCTAATCTTTCACCACATATATCAACTAATTGTTGTTTTGATCTCTCAGTAAGACCTAATCCAAATGAATCAATTAGATATCTGAAGTCTATTGCCTCTTTATTTGTAATTGCTTTGAATAAAGGTGTTCCTTTAGATACTAAGTTTAGTATTGAATTTTGTCTAGTTTCTGTACCATCTGGTAAAGATGCTTGTCTTATTCTGAATCCATCCAAAGGAATTGCTTTGTATGTAGTTACATAATTTTCGATGGAAACGTATCTCATTGTTTGATAATCACCACCAAAATTGTATTTTTTAATTCTAGCATCACAAGTTACTTCTGTAAGAGTAGAGTCACCTGACCAAGCTCTTTTGCTAAGAATTCTTGTTAGTTTTCTTGGATATTGACCTAATTGTAGAGTACTTTCGTCTACATAAGCTTCTAAGAAATCACCTACTTTTACTTCAGTATATCTATCACCTTTGATAAGTATCTTATTTGGTGTTTGAACATATGATGTAGGTATTTCAATCTCAACTGTTTGTTTAAGATTTGATTTATTAGATTGAATATAGAATGTATTATTAGCTTCAATATTAACATCTTCATCTGATTCAAGAAGTTCATCTAAAAATTCTACTTGTAGGTCTCCGTCATTTTCAAGATACATTTTTAAGTAATGTTTCTTTAAGAAATTATAAACAAGATTTTGCTCAGGTAAGTATTCAAATTCAACTTCCTCATTAATCTGGTAAGCGAATCCATTTGGTATACCCAATTCATTAGCTAATTCATTTGGTGTCATTAACGGATCAACCGCATTTGTTACTATGGTGAATGTGCCTTTATTTAATTGAGCACCTGGGAACAAAATTTGTTCATAAGTCTGAAAATCTAATTGAATTGCCGCAGCAGTGGCTGACATCGCATCTGTTTCAAAAACAATGTAGTCATATCCTGCATATGATGAAGTAAGACCCGCAGCTACTTCTCCGTCTAAGAACGTAATGTCAACCATTTCACCTAATAAAGTGTTTGTTGAACCACTATAATCTTGATAAAGTCTGTTGCTGTAGAAGAAGTCTCTAGTATTTGTAATACCATCATAGTATCTTGAATAAAACTTAGAATATTTAGCCACGACACCGTCTGTTGTTGTTGCTGCTGATTCTTTTGTAGATACTGATTCAGAACCAAGAATAAATTCGTTATCTAATGTATAAATAACAAGTTGACCCTGTAATACTTCTGATAATTCAGATGAAGTTAGTCCTGTTTTCAAAACAAAAGATTTGTTTTGAGTTGAATTAGTTTGAATATCACTAATTTCAATTTGGTCAAAACTAATTTTTCTATAATTTTTAGTTTTTCCTAAGTTTAGAGACATTTTATTTTTATTAGGGCTATCAATAAGATTTACTAATCTATTAAACATTTTAAACCTTCTGTATTGTGCATAGTTTCTTACTGAAGGTTGTGTGTTTGTGCCTAAGAATTCAATTTTTATTGAATCTCCAGAACCAACGCCATTCACTTCTGATATATAGAAGTCATTTCCTGATGCTGTTCCAAAGTTAAGGTTTTTGAATCCGTTAGAGTCAATTGTTACTCTAGACATAGTTTTTCCACCAGCGAATTGACCATTGCTACCTATTCCGAATGTTACATAACCTAAAACTACATCTGTGCTACTTACCGTCGGATAATTAGTGCCGTCAAATGCTAAAGTAGATGTTATTGTTTTAAATTCTCCTGTAGAGTCTACAACAAAAGTTGCTACATATGAGTTTGTGCTAGATGATATAGGATAATCACTAGAATTAACAGTCAATGTTTCTGTAGTTGATGATGTAGTTGATAAAGTTATATAAGTATCACCAATAATAGCAAAAGCTCCTGCGCCTACATTATAACTAATTGAAATAGAACCAGTTCCAGTTAAGCTTGTTGTTCCTTCTTCCACGTTATAAACTGACCCTTCACCAAACCATCCAGTTCTATTATCACCGTTATTGATAACTGCTGATGTTGTAGCAGGATCACCGCCTCCGTTAGGTCCGTAAATACCTGATTCACCAAAAGCGTGTTCATCCTGACCTTGATATCCTGAACTATAAGCACCGGTTGCTCCAAATATAGATGTTACGTTTCCTGGTAAATCTAATGGAACTGCTGTTATTTCAATTTGTTCAGCAATTGTTTCTTTATATGATAAAAAGTCAATATCTGCTTCTACTTGGCCAACAATTGTATTACCAATTATATCTAGCAAACCATTGTAGTAATCATCTTCTACTAAGTCTGTGTTGAATGCGCAGAATAAACCAGTTCTATCTGTGTCTCTGTTAATAGTGGTTTCAATGAAAATATTTCTACCATTTAAATCTCTAAAATATGGAATTAATGATAAACCTTCGTAGTATGCTAGTAGGTTTACATTTCTGTCATTGGCAAAATTTCTAATTTGTTCTTTTCTAAGACCCGATGCGTTAAAATAAGCACTCCATCTTGTATCAACAGCTAGTTCTTGATAGTTTGACCAGTCTCCTCCAACTACAACTACATCTACTAAATAGTCAGATGCGTAATCTTGTGGATTAACATAGGTTGGCATTTTGTCAATAGAACCGTACCATTCTAATAGAGTTCTATTGAATCCAACTAAACTTGATTTAAAAATAAATACTGATATTGCTCTGTCGGAAAGATTAGTGAAACTAAATGCTCTCTCTGCATAACCTGTATTATTTTTAGTTAAGTTAATGAATGACTCAGTATCTCTTTTCCAGAACCCTGTTGTATCGAAAAATCTTCTATAAGGACCATCTCTTAAAATGTCATTATTATATTGTGCTGATGAAGACATTGATTTATAATCAATTAAGTCTAAATTATCATCTGTCATTAAAAGATTCATCGCGAAAACTGGCGCTGTCTCAAGCATTTTTGCAACTGTTCTATGAAAGAAAGAACCTTTTCTTTCAAGATTTCTGTCCAATTGACCAAAAATGGCTTCAAAGTCACCAACTGTCTGTACTCTAATTGGTGTATTCACAGGTCCTTTTTTAGAAACACCTATGATAAGGTTAGTTATACCTTCAACAACTGGAGAAGCGATTATTGAATTGTCAAATTCTTCTATGAAGATTCCTGGTCTCTTGTATTTTCCAATTTGAATTGCCATATTGTTATTTTAATTTTTTAATTTAAAGTATATATAAAACTTTTAAAATGATATTTTTTCTATTTTTTCTCTGTTTCGGATATTTTTTTGATATATTCTTCCATATCCTCTTTCATTTGAGACATTTTTTCCTGATGTTCGGTAGTTAGCTCTTGTATTTCTTTTTGTTTATCAACAATTTTTTTGTTTTTTTCCGCTATTCTATTCTGAACATCTGTTAGTTTACCAACAATTGCGGCTTTAGTCTCTGAGTCTTTCACTAAAGTTGATTCTTCTCTAAAGTCATCTGCTCTTAATTTATCTTGAACTAACTCTTTATGAATAATATCAATTTCTTTGGTTATTCTTGCAATGTTGTTATAATCTACTAAAAATGGATTTCTCTCTTCTGATTCTTCACCTAAAATTGTTTTAATCTTTTCACCTGTCTCTTCTAAATTTTGAGAGTTTTTATAGACTTCATCAATTGCTTGTTTTTTTGACTGATATTCAGTAAGATGTTTTTTCAAAAGATTAAGTTTATCTTTTGATAATTTTACATCTTCTTTATCTGTGTCTTTAATTTCAAACTCATCTTCTTCTAAAAAGAGTTGATATTTTTTCAAATATTTCATTATACAATTGTACTTTCTCTCGTATTTGATGCTAGTCTATCTGTTGCGAAACCTTTTGCGTTTTTATAGCTGTAGTTTTCTAGCAAATACTTATTTTTTTCTTCGTCTTGACAAAGCCATTTTCTCGAAATAGTTTTTTGTTTTCCTAAATCAATGCTTGATGTGCTGTCAGATTTTAATCCTACAAGATTTACAATCGTTCCTTTTCTTATCATTTTATTGAAGTTTTGTGGTTTCATTCTCATAAGATATACATCTCTATCAAGTTCAGCCAATAATGATGAGTCTTTGAATGTCACTTCACCACCTTTTTTCTCAAAATCATTTCTGATATACTTCAATATGTTGAAGAATGTGCTTGAGTGGATAACATACAACAAATCATTATTCCCTTCTAAGATTAGGAAATATCTTTTTTCTGTTGTAAATTCTTTATTTTCTTTTAATTTTTCTTTTTCTTCATCAGATAGACCATCTTTAGGTATCATGTCAACTTCTAGTTTAATTATAGTTCTTTTCAAATCACCAACATTTTTGATTTCGAATTCTTTATCTTCAAAACTTAATTGAGTAGATTTTACTTTTTCTGCTATTTCTTGAGTCTGCTTAGTCTCCTCTGCACCACCAGGTGATATAGCTTCAGGCTTTATTTCACCAGCGGATTCAGTACCAAAGTATTTTTCAATGAATTCATGCTGTGCGCCTTTACCTGTTTGTCCTTGTCCATAGAGCTTAGAACCATCTAACAAATCATTTATTAGTTTTAGAAAAATAGGACCAGCTGCTTCTTTTAATTCATCACCTACTCTTATTTTAGTTTTCTTTGAAAAAATCGGTTGATATTTTCTATCTCTAGTTATGTCTAAAACTGCATTTTCCCACATATTAAATATTCTATTGTTTCTGTATGGTCCATTAGTACCTGACAAATTTTCACCAGAACCAAAGCTACCCCCACCAACAGGTGTGTACTCATTTGAAACACCTCTTGAAATTTTACCACCCGTTCTTCCACCTGGTATAGAATTTACTGTGTATAATTTGTAAGCTCGGTTAAATAACTTCAATACTGAGATAATTGGATCCATTCCATCCAGTGTTAATGCTGTTTTGACTTCAACATTTATTTTAACAACCTCTTTTTTAAGTTCTTTGTATTTTTGTTCTGTAACTAAGATTTTAGATATTTTAGATTCATAAATTTCTGTCCAATATGCGGATAGTATAGATTTTTGATTAGAAATAGTTACAAACTCAACATCTTCAAGTTTCTGAGCTTTATTATCATCTCCCTTACTCGTATTGTCATCTGCTTCATTTATTTTTCTGAAGCTATTATATCTCATTAATTTTCTAGAACTAAAAGAGTCCATTACATCAGAGATATTTTTATTTACCTCTTCTTTGTCTTCATCTGAAGTATCTTTTGTTTTTTCACTTGATAGAATATTCTTCATTGTTGTATTGAAACTTACTAATGCTGATTTCATTTCTGGACTTATACCATCAAAAGAACCGTCTGGTTTTTGTTTTGATACATTATATAAATTGTTAATTGAATCGGCTATTTTTGTATCATTAGATAACAATACATTTATGTCCTCTTTAATTAAAATTCTTTCTGATATTCCTTGTTTTTTTCTAATTTGAGTATAGATTCTATCTAAAGCGCCAGAGAATTTTGATGCTAACTGATTTTCTTCACTCATTTTTAAGTAAGATTCCAGACTTTTTATAGTATCCGGTTCTATTTGTATAAATGTGTCATATGTCTTTTTTAATTGTAAAAGCACGGGTGATTGTTGGTTTGCCTCGAATAAAAAAGAATCTGTTACTCTAGAAAGATTTTTATTATCTACCTCAGCAGTCACTTCTTTGTTTGACTTACCTAATTCAGAGCCTGGACCAACTTCTTTTCCAGCCACTTCTTTTCCAGCCACTTCTTTTCCAGCCACTTCTTTTCCAGCCAATATATTTTTACCTTTGTATAATTCCGCTTGTTTGTCTTTGGCTGATTTATATTGAATCATTAGCTGAGCAACTGATTTAAAGTTTTCGTTGTAAGACTTGGATTTTGAGTTGTCTTTATTTTCTTTATCCTCTTCATCTTTTTGCGCGCCTTCTTCTTCTTCTTTGAACTTCTTCTTCATTTCTTTGACTTGTTTTTGAAGTTCCTGTAATATTTTTATCAACTCATCTTGATTGTCTATTTCAACACCGATTTCAACAGAAATATCCTGTATAAGAATAATTACTTCGGTGATTATACTATCGACTTCTTTTAGATAGTCTTCGTCTTTTATTGGTGTCATTTTATCATCAGAAATCTCAAAGTTGGCTATATCTGCTAACTCATCAGAATCATCTCCTGTTGAAGCACTATCTATAATCGCAAGTTTAATATCTCTTATTATAGTACAGATAATTATCATTACCATTTTTTTCTTATCTTCCTCGGATAACTCACCTACAAGCGAATATTCAATAATATTGTCAAATTCTGTTTTTAACCTTCTTATTAATGGTTGTATTCGAACTATATTAACTCCAATACCTATTTTTCTCCTTATTGCATTAACTAATCTTCCGACTAATGTATCACCCCAAGGCACATCATTACTAAATGGACCAGAGTTAGTCATGTCAACAGACTCATTTAGTTTAAAATCTTCATATTTTACTGTTTTTATAGCATTGAGAAATTCGTCTCTGTTATTTAGATATTTCATTCTAAAAAGTAATTTTTTAGGTATATATTAAATCTAAAACATCTATTTCTAAAAAATTTTCAATAAAATATTTGTTTATTTTTAAATAAGCCTTATATTTGTATTATAAAAATTACCACTATGAACATAATTTGTATAGACTATTCAATCACAAAAAATCAAGATCTTAAACTTATCTGTGATAAATACAGCTTAATTTTTGAAGAGATTTTAGAAAAAAGAACTAAATATAATCTACATAAGATTTTTATAGATTTAGATTCTCATAAATTATTTGCTTACACATTTAATAGCGATAAACAAAAGGTTCACTTTACTGACGTTGTTGATAGTGTTTTTCTTTCAATTCCAAATTGTGTTGTTGAGATTGATTCAAATATTTCTATTGAATTAGATGTGGATAAAATACTTGATAAAATACATAAATATGGTATGAGTTCTTTGGTGAAAGAAGAAAGAGAATTTTTAGACGAATTTTCAAAATTATAAAATTGTAAAAAACCGAGTAAAAACTCGGTTTTTTTTATTTAAAATAATTTTTTTTTAATAAATCTTTGAATTTTTTAAAAAATCCACACCTAACAAATATTTGATAAAAATTACAGAATATATAACTTATAATTTATTATTTATTATGGAATTTTTAGAATTAAAGTATAATGGAAAAACTTATACTAACCAAAGAGAAATCATAAATATACTAAAGTCACTGAAATTTTATTGGTTAATAGATGCTGAGGTCGATAAGGCTATAGTTGAAATTCATAATAACACACTGATTTGGCATGAGGGTATTTTTATGAATGGGGATTGGTTATATGGTATATTTAAAAATGGTGGATTTTATGGTAATTGGTTGAATGGAATTTTTGAAGACGGCTATTTTAATGGTGTATGGAATAGTGGTATTAGACTAAACAAAAAATAATAATTTGTTATGAAGAAGAAAAAGTTATTACTTGAAAACGACCCATCAAAAACAATTTTTTCTGATGGTAAAGTAAAAGTAAGTAAAAATAATTCTGTTTTTTTCTTTGAAATTGGTAAAGAGATGACGCAGGATTTAGCAGAGGCCGTGGCAATAATGATGAGAGAAGTTGATTTTAAAAGTGATATCTGGAATTTAGAAATACAAGATGTGAATATTGAAGACATAATACCAGAAAAAAGTTTATTTTGGTTGACTGGTGGTTATAATGAATGGAGAGTTTTAGAACATTATAACAGACCATGGTGTGAGGCTTATTTAGATTTTCAAGAAGAGTTTGGTTTTATAATAGTTAACACTATAAAAAGATCAAAAAAATTATATGAGATAAGAGACAATTTTATAAAATATTTGAATTTGCCTATACTTTATGATTTTGCGGTAAGTAAAAACTTAATAAGATAAAAAAGCCTCTCGTTTGAGAGGCTTTTTAGTAACTAATTTTTTTTATATATACATTATGGAAATGATACCTAAAATTTGTCAAAATGCTTGGTGTAAAGCTCAATTTTATTTTACAGAAAATGATATGGTTGAAAGTGATGAGACCGGTGAGATAGTAAAAATTGAACCACCCTATTGTCCTAAATGTAAAAGTTTTAATACAGAGTTAAGTGGTGGTGTTTCGTGGGAAGAAAGACAATATGAAGATGATCCATTTGCTAGTGGTCCATTTCCAATAAAATATAGAGTAACTAATTATAAGTCATGAAATCAGCACATTTTTTTGATTTAGATGTTTTAATATCAGTTAAAAGTGATGTTTGGATTGTTAGTAAAACAAATCCTAAGTATCCTATAATAAAAATTACTACTTCAGAGTTCAACCTTATAAAAAAAGGAGTTTATAGAAAATATAATACACCTTTAAAGATTTCAAATATAGACTATTGGTTACCTGAAAATTTATATAATGATATTAAAATAAAGTGTAAGAACCATAGAGTTGATATTACAAGTTTGGCATTTTCAATGCAGGAGTTCATGAATTCTGAAATAATTGATAACTTAGAACATTCTATATTATTACATAATTTTCAACATCTAAAGAATACAAACGATGATATTTATGTGATATGTTCAAAGAATTCAGAAAATAACTATTTACCTATAATAAAAAAATTGAATGTAAAATTATCTGAACTTGGTCTAAAAATAGAAAAATTCTATTATCTATCAGAGACTTTTTATAATAGAGACACTGATTATATCACTCATAAAAAAGTTAGATTATTGATACAACATTTGATAGGAAAAAAAACAGATGATAATAAATTTATAGAAGAAGACATAAAAAAATATCAAAATGTTTATTTTTATGATGATGAGGTCAAGGTTATAGAATTGGCTAAAAATTCTGCTCAAATGTTTGATTTTTTAATTTCAAACACAGATAAAGATTTAGTTTCAGTCATAAAAAGTGATTTGAAATCACAGGAACATTTTATTTTTGTAAAACAAGTCACACACAATCTCGCAAATCCTATTCAAGAAACAAAAGTCCCAATAAAATTTTCAAACATAGTAAAAACGTTTGAGAGTTTTAAATACAGGTATTAGTCTTTCTTTTTGTTATCTTGATCTTTTGCTATCATTGCTGATTTTATTAAATCGTTTAACTTTCTGTTGTCAAAAATCTCACCATTTTGGTTTTCTGGGTTGTTCTCCTCGGTAATATTTTGTGATTTTATTACTTCTGGATTTTCTATGTCATTTAATCCTAAATCCTTTCTTAATGTTTTATAGAATTTTTCTAATTCGGTTCTTTGTCCTGATAAAAATTTAGAATTTTCTCTAATTTGTCCTATGGTTTGATTGACAACTTCATGCATTCTGGCTGAATTATCACCATTATCAACTTGTCTTAGTTGATTTAAAAAGTTTTTTCTCGTCATTTTAGATAAAAAAATAGCCTCAGCGTAGACTGTTGCGTCTTCTTTCATTTTATTTTTTATGTAAGGATGTTCTTTTAGTTGAGGTACATCACTGAGATACAAATCTACAAGAGATTCTAATACATCCATTGACTGATGTGAAGAGGCTGTTAAGTCCGAATCGTAGTCATATATTTCAATTTCGCCTAGATCCGGTAAATCATCCGGTGATGCTAAATGCTTTGATATATCAAAATCACCACCTTCTGATTGAATTTGGTCAAATTCGTCTTTAATTCTATTTCTTTCATTTTCTGATTTAGACATAGAGATTCGGTTTTTGCAATATATATAAAAAATAACTTCTCTGTATGGCTTTTAATGAAGCTCAAGAAAAACAAATGATATTTACTACTAAATTAGTAGATGAGGCAACAGATAAAATAAATGATGGTATTGTTGTAAAGCGATATCAAAATCCTTGGTTGAAAAGTGAAGTTGGATTAAGAAGATCAGGTGTGACTTTCAGAATGACACCAGATGAGCAACAGGAATATGTTAGATGTGCATTAGATGTGCATTATTTTGTTGAGAAATATTGTAAAGTAAAAAGAGAAGATGGTAGTATAGGTAATATACTTTTAAGAGATTATCAAAAAGAGATACTTGATAATTTTATTAATAATAGATTTAATATATTAATGGCATCAAGGCAGGTTGGTAAAACAATATCTTCTGCAATTTTCATGTTGCATAAAATTTTATTTGATAACGATAAAAACATAATGATAGTTGCTAATAAAGGTGATACTGCTGTTGAAATTGTTGATAAGATAAAGTCAATTTATTCACTACTACCATTTTTTTTAAAACCAGGTATAAAAACTTGGAATCAAAAATCGCTGACATTTGAGAATGGTTGTCGAATCAAAACATCTGCTAGAACTAAAACACCTGCTATTGGTTTTACAATAGATGTGCTTTACTTAGATGAGTTTGCCCATATACCATCTAATATAATAGAGCCATATTACACCGCTGCATTTCCTACAACAGCCGCTGTTCAAAATTCTAAAATTATAATTACATCAACTCCAAATGGTATGAATTTGTTTCATAAATTACTTACAGATGCTGAGAGACCTCAGGGTGATCCATTAAAAAACAACTATAAACCAATGAGGGTATACTGGTATCAAGTGCCGGGTAGATTTGTAACTTATGTAAGATTAAATAATCATCAGTTATTTGATAATGGTTTGAAAAAAGAAGATGTTTTTGATATTATTAAATCTAAATGGGGTCATCTCACCAAAGTAGAGATGTATTGGAATACTGACTTACAAAAAGATGTTATATCCATTTATAATAATGATGCTTGTTCAGATCAAGAAATTAAGACTTTTACGTTGAAAAATGATAAAGATTATGAAATACCTCTATTATCATTAGCTGAGATAACTACATGGAAAGAAGAGGCGATAAAGGATATTGGTGGAGAGGATGCTTTTAACCAGGAATATGGACTTAGATTTATTAATGCTTCTAAATCATTATTAAATGAGGCTATAATTAATGATCTTACTAATAATAAAAGAAATTATGAATGGGAAGAATTGTCTGAGTTTGAAAGAAAGATAAAATTTAGTTATAAAGATTTAATCTGGATAGACGACGATGACGTTTATATTCCACTAAGAAGAAAGGAGTATAGATTTGTAATCTCGGTCGATATCTCAGAGGGTCTGGGACAAGATTATTCAGTTATTAATATTTTTAAATTAAATAGTAAAACCAAAGACACAATAGAATCTCAAAAAAATTCTTATAAATCCTTAGTTGATTTTTTTAGATTAGAACAAGTTGGAATATATAGAAGTAATTTAGTTTCTGTAAAACAATTAGCCGAGTTATTATACCTTCTAGTTTTTGAATATTTGAATCCGGAAAATTGTAAAGTTGTATTAGAATTAAATAATTATGGTAATACATTATTAGCCGAGATGCCACAAGTTTTTGATGGTAATAATAATTATGGCTCATCTGTATTTGTAAGATATAAACACAGAGCAGACTCTAACGAAGAAAAAATAGGATTAAAGGTTGGAGAAAATAAAAATTTATTAGTAAAAGATTACCAAGACTTGATGACATCGAAATCTTTCTATATTAATAATGAAGATACAATTAGAGAAATTACTACTTTTGTTAAACATACTACAAACGCTGGTAATATAAAATATGCAGCCGATGTCGGTCATGATGACACAGTTATGACTATTGTAAACACAACATCTTTTTTTGGTAAAAATGAGTTCAAGGAAATGTGTGAGGACTGGATGTCAAGGCACATGGATAAATCAATGACTAACTATATTAATGATTGTTTAAAGAACGTTGACTATGTCGAGGGTGTTGACTATGGTCAAGTTCTTAAGGTTAGAAGACAATTTTTAAATCGTTCTAAAGGAAGTGTTGGAAATAATGGAAATTGGTTTGGATTAAAATAATTATGAATTAGCCTCCATTGTTACCGAAAGACCCGCATTTTTCAATTTATCTTTCATAGTTGAAATCGTGTCATAATCTCCATATTTGACGTCACATTTACCATTAAAATGAACTATATGTGCGCACTGATTCGCTTGTTCAAATTCATGACCGCAGTGTTTCATCAGACAATTTATTACGTGGTCGAATGTGTTATAATCATCATTGTGTAAAACCAAAAGATATGGTTTAGATAATAATTCTTCAACTTTTGTTGATGTTTTCTTTTTTGTAATTGTTGCCATATTCATCTTATATATTTTCGTTTATAATTGTTGATTTTTTATTTACAACGTCTACTATTGTTACTTTACAATTTTGAGTTGATGCCCACTCTTCAAATCTACCTAAGTGTTCTTGTCTATCGTCATACATTACAAAGTGTTCGCATTGAGTAATAGATATTAGTTTTTCAAAAAGTGTAGTTTTAAACATAAATGTATCACCGCCCCAATTTAAATAAATTCCATCTTTTCCATTTCCACTTTGTTGTTCGTCTGTGGAATTTATAATCCAAACTTCATCAAAAGATAAATTATGTTGGTTTAAGATTTTTATGATATTTTCTCTCATATTAGGAACTATTTGTAATCTACCAGTTGCCATAATAATTGTAGAGTCTTCATCTCTTTTGGCTTTTAAATACTCTAAATAAACCCATTCATTCTTTGGAGTAAAAAATATTTCAGGGTCTACTGTTTCTGGTTTTGACCACCATCCTCTATAAGGCCACTTTGTTCCAGTTTTTTCAAACCAGATTTTTTCACCATTTTCTGGTAACATAGTATGACAAAGAGTATCGTCAAAATCGAATGAGTATAAAGTTTTAGACATTTCTTATTTATTAAAATAATTTGATACAAAAATACAAATTTTGTTTTTTAAATCAAAATTGAAGGTAACTATAATTATATATAATCAAAAAAATTAAAGTTTATGAAGTTAAATGTTAATTCAATAATAACTTTAGCATTACTTGTTAGTTCTATCATTTTTGCTACAATGTGGTATATGCAAGGTAGTGATTATAAGAAGAAAATTAAAGAATCTGATAGAAAGATTCAAGAAATAGAAAAGATTAGAGACTCTTTGAAAATAGTAAATAAAAAATTGGAAAAAGATTATATTTCTATACAGAAAATAATCTCTAATAGGGATGAAAAAATAAAAAATATTGAAAAAGATTTAAGAGTGGCAAAAAATAATTTGATAATTGCAAACAATCAATTATCTGATAATAAAAAAATACTTGAAGAGTCAAAAAAAAGAATACAGAAACTTAAAGATAATCCTTTAAAAAGAGAAGGTGATGACTTAATAAATTCTTTAAAAGACAAATTAAAAAATAATTGAATATATGAAACACGTTCTTACTATATTAGTTTTATTTACTAGCTTACTTTGTTTTTCACAAACCTACCCTAAAATTGAAGTTGATTCGAGTGGTAATAAAGTTGTAGTGATGACTATAGAACAGGCTCAAAAATTAGACAACAATATGGAAATATTATCACTTTTAGAAAAGGCAATAGTGGATTGTGATAATCTTAGTAATTCTTATATAAAAGTTATAGATGAGCAAAAAAAGACAATTTCTTTTCTTGAATTAGATGTAAAGTTGTTAAAAGAACAATTAGTTGATAAAGATTTACTTATTTCAAATTTACAACAAAGATTAGACAATGCAAATAGGCTCTCTGTCGAGTGTGAGAATCAGAAAATTGAATTAAATACTAAAGTCACGACTTTGGAAGGTGAGATAACAAGATTAAAGGTGAAAAAGAATGTTGGTTATGGTATAGGCGTTGCTGGAATAATAGGATTGATATTATTATCTATTCTAAAATAAGTGAAAAAAATGATTTTTTTTACTTAATATATAATTTATAAAAAATATAGCTAAAAAATGAAGCACATTAGAACATTTGAAAGTTATCGTATTAGAAAAAACAGAGAAGAGATTATAAAAGAATCTGTTTTACAAGTAAACGATATCTATAAAGTTAAGACAATGATTGACATTCCTCAGTCATTAATCAATGCTTATGTTAAAAAAGTAAAAGATACAACAGGTAAGAATTTACGCCAATTTTTTGGGGATGTTGATATCGCCGAGGAAATTGTTAAATATATTAATATGAATAATTTGGACGTTGAAAAGCTTCCAGGTAATGCTCTTATGGGTGGTCAAGCTCAGGGACAATCATCTCAATCTCAACCGCAAGTTGAAGTAGAAGGTGAGGCTCAAATGCAAGCACAGCCACAAGGTCAAGCACAGCCACAAAGTCAAGCACAACCACAAGGTCAAGCACAAGGACAAGGTCAAGCACAAGGACAAGGTCAAGCACAAGGACAAGGTCAAGCACAGCCACAAGGTCAAGCACAAGGACAAGGTCAAGCACAAGGTCAAGCTCAAGCTCAAGAAGGTGAATTTGAAGAACCTCAAGCACAAGGACAGGGTCAAGCACAAGGACAGGGTCAAGCACAAGGACAGGGTCAAGCACAAGGACAGGGTCAAGCACAAGGACAGGGTCAAGCACAAGAAGAGGAAGAGGGTGAGGAAGAACTACCGGCTTAATCTAATTAAAATATTTAAGTAACCCATCAGAAATGATGGGTTTTTTATTTAATATATAGTTTATGAGATTTCTTAAAACCTTTGAGAGTTATAATGAAGATACGCTAATAATAGTTGATGTTCAAAAATCATTCAGAAAGTTTTTTTCTGAAATGTATCTAAATGAACTTAAAAAATATTGTAAAAATTTTAATAATGTTTATCAAATTTGGGATAATCATCCTGATGGTAAAAACGTAGATAAAGATTATTTATATGAAGATGAACCTGAAATTCCAATACACAAAGATTTGTACCATTTTCCTAATCAAAAAGAATTAATTGAAAAAAGATATAATTACGATGTTGATGCTGATTTTTACAAGAAAATATTAGATAAAAATGTATATGAAGACATTAGCAAAAGGGAAGAAAATAAGTCTTTAAAAAAAGGTGATATATTTCCAACAAAAGAAGGTACAATAATTACTTTTATCAACAACAATCACGTTTGGTTTCATTGTCCTAAAAAACTTTATGAATTACTTACCGATCTTAAAGGAAGAGAGGTAGTAATAGTTGGTGGTGCTGATGGTGAGTGTTTGGAGGATGTTGTAACAACCGCTGAAAGTTTAGGAGTTAAAATAAAAAGAGACTATAAATATATCTGGACAGCCACAAGTTGTCCTATCAAATAAAGCCTAAGTGTATATGAAATATCTTAAATTTTTTGAAAATTTCGATTACGACTCAATAGATTTACCAGAAGAAGATTTTTTATATGTACAGTCTTCTCAAATTCCAAATTCCGGAAATGGACTCTTTACATCTATAGATATAGAATGTGGTGAAGTAATATCAAAATTTATGGGTGAAGTAATATCAAATGAAGAGGCCGCAAAAAGAGCAAATGCAAAAGAAGATGATTATTTTATGATGTTGCCGTCTGGTGAAACATTAGATTGTAAGAAAACTTTTTGTTTTGCGAAATTTGCAAATGATGCGGAGGGTATCTCTTCAAATTTCAAAAATAATTCTATCATAACAATGAATGATGATGATGAAGTTGTTTTAGTTGCTGATAGAGATATTCGTTCCGGTGAAGAAATATTTGTCGGTTATGGTAAAAGATATTGGCAAAGAAATAGTTATAGAGTAGATTAGATTACTGTTGCGTATACTTCTAAGTCTCTAATCTGAAAAAGAATTTCCATCCACTCTTGGTGTCTTTCTGGATCATCATAAATATTGACCTCTAAAGTATAGGGTATATTACTTATTTCAGGTATATATTCAAATATTTGAGCGTTTATATCGCCTTGTATACTATCTTCTGAGAGTCTTGTCTCATGAAGTAATAGCGGTAAATCAGCACCAAAACTAGGATCACCTAATAACTCACCTTTGTTAGTGAAAATTATCATTTCATATTTTTGAACGATTACTCTAATTACATCATCTTCTATAAATTTAGAAGATTCGTATCTTGGATGACCTTTATATCCTATGTAGAAATCTTTAAAGTTTACTGGCATATTTTATATATTAAAATATTTTATCTTATAATAATATATCCCTGAATTTACCTATTATTGTTAATGCTAATACTATAGGATCAGTGTTAGTCTCTAACTTTGATGTGTAATCAGCTATTATATAGTTACATTCAAATAGTTTTTCTATATTTTTATTTTCATTTAATGACCAATCTATGAAATATTTGCCTAATAAATTAATTAAAACATCTATTTTTTCGGGTCCAAAATTTGAAATCACAAAATTATATATTGAGATATAGTCTATATTTTTATCATAAATTAAATTGTATAGTTCTAATTTAGTCTTTGTGTTTATTGTATTTGATGAAGAAGTTAGAGAACCTGTGTTGATATAGTTACCTACTTCTACTAATGTGGATCTAAAGTCTGGAAATTTTTTTGTTATTATTGTAACTAAATCTTCTTTTGGAATTTCAAAATTTTCAGATGGTAATATTGTATTTGATATTCTTTTGTAAATTTCTTGTTTTAAATATTTTTCTTCTTCAATATTCTGGCAATCAAAATTTATTTGAGGTATTCTACTTTTTATTCCATCTGATATTTTATTAATGTGATTAGTTGTTATAATAAACCTTACGCCTCTTTTTGAGTATGTTTCGATGAATGCTTTGAATGCATCCTGAAATTCAGGTGATGTTCTTTCAAATTCATCTAAAAATACATATTTTAAGTCTGATTCTGATTCCATCATAGGTGTAAATTTACAAAAGTCTTCAATTTCACTTCTTAAAATATTTATTGAAGTTGAAAGTGAGCTATTTATCTCTAAATTTGGTTTATCTTTTGAATACTTACCTATTAATATTCTAGCCAGACTTGTTTTACCTGTACCATAATTACCATAAAATATATAGTTACCATTTAATCCATCTTCAAAATGTTTTTTTATTCTTGGTAGTAATATAATGTCATCAATTTTTTTTGGTCTCCATTTTTCCCAAAGTAATAATTTATTTATGCTCATAGAAAATATATTTTTAAATATTGAATAAGTTTAGGGACAAACTCTATTTAATATATATGCTTATGATAGCAGGAAAGTTTAACATGGAAGATGTGTTCTTTCGAGATTTGACAGTCTGTGTACTTGATACATTAGAGGGTCAAATAAAATGGGTTAACAGATTTTCATCAGGTGATATATATGTTCAGGTTCCCTTTTATTACTCACTTTCTGGAGATGAAAGATTTTTGCTTGATACTTTTCAGGATGATATAGTTTCTGAAAACAGATTTGTAGAATTAAACACTGATATAATCCCGAGAGGACATATAACACTTAAGTCGTTTAATATTATGTCAGATGAATTTGCTAATCCAAATGTTTGGTTAAGAATGGTTGTAGAGAACCAGGTAGAGATACGAAAAATATTAGCAAAGGTTAGGGCAGTTCCTATCACGGTTGATTATGAACTATCTATACTTCTGTCAAATGAAATTGATACATTTAAATGTAGTCAAGCTATTTTGGATACTCTTTGGATTTATAAATTCATGTATTTTGAGCATAATTTCATGAACATAGATGCTGTGATAATAATGCCTGATTCAAGTTCAATTGAAATAAACAGAGAAAAAAATTTAACAAGTGATAATACGATAAAGTTGACATTATCATTTCAAGTTCAAACATACTATCCTGCATTTAGAAGAGATAGAGTAAATCTAGATGGTTATCCTACACTTTATGGTACTGGTCAGTCAGATGGTGCTGATTTGAATAATTGGAACACTGGTAGTGATTTAGGTAATGCCTTTGATGTTGGTGGTGATGGTACTGCGCCTAATCCTACTGTCACTGGTGATCCTAATGGACCTGATTTTATACCTTTAAATCCGGATTCATTACCACCTGGTGGTCCACCAGGTAGACCTTTCCCTGGTTCGCTTCCTTGGCCTTACAACGAAACTCCGTTTGATATACCTGGTGAACTTCCTCAATATGGACAAACTGGTAGTTTTGGTGGATGGCCCGCTGGTTCTGCTCCTACTCCTAAGTCTGACTCTGATTATTTTTCATATGCTCCGAAAAGAACTAGGTGGTTTAATAATATATTGAAAGCAAGACAAAATGCGAATGCAATAAATTCAAATCCAAATGCTGGTAAAGGTGCAAATGGAAATGATACTCAAAATCCACCTATAAATCCGAATCCAATTTAAAAATAAAAAATAGCAAAAAATGAGTTTTTTGTCTTAATATATAGATTATATAAAAAAATAATATTTATAAGTATGAAGAATCTTAAACTAGAATTGTTTAACTTCAAAAAGAATCTTTCACTTGACCAAGAAGAGATTTCAGTTATAATTGAAGGGCATATGAATGCATGCAATGAACATTCAGAAAAGACTATTATTAATTCTCTTAATGAAAAATTAAAAGCGTATACATATGATAAAAGTGTAAAATCTCTTTTAGAAAATTTGAATGATGATGTTAAAGCTCATGAATTGTTATATGAACTTAAAAGTCTATATAACATATTGAACTCTAAAAATCAAGGAGAATTGTATAGACAACCTATCAATGTTCTTTTAGAAGCTATTAACGTAGAGTCAGAACAAGATAGGATGTCTAAAGTTCTTAATGAATTGGCTATTTATGATTGGGTTCCTGAGATTAAATTATTTGTTCATAATTTGACAAAATCACCTGAACAGAGAACAAACTTGTTAAGTGGTGGTAAGGGTGAATCTGTATTTACTATTGTAGAACAAGTTGAAGATGGTCATATTGCTTTAGTTAAGGATTCTTGGTTCTTACTTACTGAAAATTCAATTGAGAAAACACTTTTAGAAAATCATGTTAAAGATGAAGCTGAGTTGAAAACTTTAAGAGTTATTGAATCTGCTTTAAAATATGCTCAAATTTCTGAGGATAGAGTTAATTTTAGAGTATCTGAGTACTTAACAATTGGTTTAGGTGTTAATGGAAAAGGAATTTTTATTAATGAAGATGAATTGAATGACGAAACTACGTTAGAGTCTCTTTTCTCATCTCCTATTGTTCCGATAGTAAATAAAAACTTTTATCCTGTGTTATTAGAAGTATCTCAAAATATGGATAAGTTTGTTGAATTAGATGTTGTTAAAAGAATTAATAATTTAATTAATCCACATTTGGAGTGTTTTGCTTTTAATTATAAAAATAATACATTTCTTTATAGATGTGATGAAAGATATGGTAATTCATTCTTTAAATATGAATCTGCTATAGAATTAGTTAATGAAGTTAAGAATGAGTTAAATTATGATTTGAGTTATTTTTATGAAAATAAATTAGATAAAGAATTAGTTATTAAAAGAAAACTTGAAGATAAAGAAAGAGAAGTTACTCTTAAATTAGAAGATGTTCAATTCAACATTGAAAAGGTTAAAGGTTCTATGGAGCTTTTAGGTGAGTCTGAAATTCTTTCTACTGCTCTTAAAAATCTTGAAAAAAGAAGAGCTAATTTAGATGCTGAATTGTTAGGTGTTAAAGAATTACAATATAAAGAAAGAGTTAAAATTTAATTTATATAAATAAAAATAAAAAACCCTCTTTTTGAGGGTTTTTTATTTTTTAAACTTTTTAGACTATAGAGATATAACATGAAGTAAATAGCTTCAAAGAGTTAATCTCTTAAAAAAATAAGCTATAATGGATGTATTTAAATAATAAAGATCTCTATGTTGAGATAATCGTATCAAAAGCACAAGGTAAACTGACCAGAAATGCTGAAAAAATGTTAGAACTTCTTGGTAAGAAAACAATCAAAAAAATGAGATATTGGTCAAATGATGATAAACTTGATTGTTATCAATCGGGTTTATTAGATATGTATCAAAATTGGTATAATTTTAATGAAGATAAATCAGTGAATGCTTTTGCTTATTTTACAGAAGTCTTTAAAAGAGGAATAGCTAAGGGTTTTAATGAGTTGTATAAGAAAAAGGGTGATAATGAGAATCAAATAAAATTAATATCTATAGAAGGTAGTAATGATGGCCAAGGACTACATTCTATTTAAATAGTTTATCAAAATAAAAAAAACCCACTCAAATTGAGTGGGTTTTTTTTGAGTAGTATGTTTATACTAATACTTCAGAATAAACTGTTTCTAACATTTTAGCAGATACTAAGTAAGGGTCACAATTTGAGGCTGGTCGTCTGTCTTCAAAATAACCTCTACCTTCAACCAAAGATTGTGCTGGAATTCTAATAGAAGTATCTCTAGTGCTATATCCATAACTAAATTCATGAATTCCTGATGTCTCATGTTCACCAGTAAGTCTTTGTTCATTATGTAGACCATAAACCTGGATGTGTTCCATATGAGTTGATTCAAGCTTTGTCATTGTTTCTTTAATCAATTCGATACCACCATCTTTTCTCATTTCTTTAGAAGAGAAATTGACGTGACAACCGGTTCCATTCCAATCTCCTTTAATTGGTTTCGGATGTAAAGATACGTTGACATTATGTTTTTCTGCAACTCTTTCCAAAATATATCTTGATATCCATAATTGATCAGAACCGTTCAAAGCAGTTACGGGGCCAATTTGATATTCCCATTGACCAAGTAAAACCTCAGCATTAATACCAGAAATATCTAAACCAATCTCTAAACACATATCCATGTGCTCTTCAACTATTTGTCTTCCAATTACAGTGTCAGCTCCGATTCCGCAATAATAATCACCTTGTGCTCTTGGTGTTTTACCAATTTCAAATCCAAGTGGAAGACCAACACCCTCACCAAATGGCAATCCTGGTTTATGAGTAAGTGTATACTCTTGCTCCCAACCAAACCATGGAGACTCGTCTTTAGTTAAATTCGTAAGATTTAACTCATCTATAACATTAGATAAATTTCTTCTATTATTTGTTGGATGAGGAGTTCCATCTGGACTAAGTACCTCACAAAATACCAATTTATTAGGATACTCTCTAAATGGGTCTTTACAGACAAAAACTGGTTTTAGTAAACAATCAGTGTTTTTCCCTTTTCCTGCCTCTGCTTGAAGAGTTGAACTTCCATCAAAAGACCACATTGCGTAATCCTCTGGATTATTTGTATCTGCTTTGTCAACAATTTTTGTTTTACTTCTGAGTTGTTGTGGCTCAGAACCATCTAACCAAATATACTCTAATTTAATTTTCATAAAGTGTTTTTTTTATTTTATTTCATATTTAAACTTTGTTTAATTTTTAAATACAAAAATCATAAATTGTTTTTATGAATCAAATATTATTACAGATTTGGGAGGAATCAGAGTTAGGAAATCAATTAAGACCGGATGGTTGTTCGTTACATTTGGATTATGCAAGTCATAAAGAATATATTAATTTTATAGTAAATTCTAGAAATAGTGAAATTGTTCCTGCTATATATGAAAACTTTGTTGGTGATCCTGTTTATGTTTTTGTGAATGATGTAATATATGGAATTCTACAAAGAGATAAAAACGTTAGACTACAGGAACATGAGTTTAATAATCTTTTAGGTCTAAGAGAAATCGAAATATCAAATGACTAGTATTTTTTACATATTTATACCATTCTTTATATGGATGAATCTATACTATTTAGCTAATTTGACTAAATTAGATGCTAGATTTTACCAGAAAGATTTGTCTAATATGAGTAAGAGTGATTTTTTTTACTATTTTTTAAGAGTAACTTATTGGATTTGGTTGTTTATTGGTTTTTTTACATCAATCTACTTTTTCTTCTTATCAATGATTTTAATAAATATAGCCAAGTTTCCGATTTATCATTTAGTTAAAAAATTATATAGATTATATAATGTTTTGGTTCCGATATTTTCTATAATAATAATGATAATTATAATGTTTTATTTGTTTTTCAAACATTAAATTTCTTTAGATGGTCTTCAGTAATTATTATAAACTCATAACCCTTTTTATTGCACCAGTTTATCATCGTTTCCCACTTGTTTTTATTCTTATATGCCATTTTCAAATCATATTCAAAGTTTTTTAACTTTTTTGTACCCTTTTCTGGAACTTGGAGTTTACCTTCGTTTAACGCAATGACCATTTTATATTCTTTCATAGGTTTTACTTCTACAACTACTTGCCTTAACTGACCGTTTTCGTTTCTCATCTCATAATAAAAATCTGGATAGTAGCAGTGCTCTTTTACTTTCATGTCACCATTATCAAAATGAGTCATTTGATAAGGTATTCTCATACATTCTGCTCCCCACTTAGTTATTTTTTCATTATGATCTAACCAAGTCATAATTTTTTTTTCCCAAGAACTTCTGTAGTAAACACCACCTATTGTATTTAATTTTATTATTTTATCTTTGTTTTTAGGAATATAATTACCTTGAGAATAATTAGTATTATTTGGCTTAGAGTTTAACATATTTGTCTACTTTCTTTATTTTATATATAAAAACAAAAACTCTTTATGGGTGAATTAATCGAAAGGTCTAAGCTTAGTTTGTTAGTTAATGGTAATGGTTTGGCTGATAATTTCAAAAAAAATTCTTTATGGTTTTATGAACAATACCAAAAATCTTCTGAAGAGATTAAAAATATTCAAACAAAAGATATATTTCCTGGTGGATTTTATTTCTTTCATTATTTAGATGATTCTAACTGGATGAAATGGTCTCCTGTTTTTGTTTCGGATTTTAGGAAGTTTTCAAATAAAATTATTATATTTGCAGTAAACTTTAATTTAATACCATTGGAAATCAGAGTTTTTTTATTTGATAAGTTTATAAAACCTGAAGATTTTGAAAAAAATAATTTTTTAAAAGTAGATTTTAATGGTATGTATAATGAATTAAGAAGTATAGGATTTGAATATGCACTTATGGAGTTTGATTCTTCTAGAATACAATTAGTTCATAGAATCGGATTAAATGTATTGCCAAGATTTTTATATCATCAACATCCTAAAAATTTATATGATCCTAAAAAGTTAGTGGATATTTGGAAAGTTAAATTAGAAAAAAGAGATAGCAGACATAAAGAAATGACAACTTCAATATTAAGTGAATTTTATGATGTTGCTTTTGATATAGATGAAAAATATAGTACGTTAAAAAACCATATAAATCGAATTAGAACAAATCAAATAAAATACGGAAACAAGTTAAAATAAATCATATGAAAATTTTCAATTTTAAATCAAAAAAAGAGTCAGAGTTAAAACCTATGGGTGTAAAGAAAACGGTAGAAAGACCATTTCAACCTGTAAACAGATTAAGTGATGATGAGTTACAAAAATTAATCTCTGATACAAAAAAAGAAAAAGAGAAGATAAAATCTATGGATCCATATTTCTTACAAGAAATATCTGATAGATTGTTTGGTCCTGAGGCAGAAGATTATATAAAAGCTATAAAAGAATTAAATTCAAAATACAAACCAAGAGCTGGTAGAACAGGTCATGATATTTTTAAAATCGAGAAATAGTCTCGATTTTTTTTTGTTTTGGAGGAATAACCATAATTTAATATATATGGTAAATTTTTATATAAATAATAGATGGCAACTTATAACAATTTTGGTTCCACTCAACAAAATAATTCAAACTTTGCATTTGCTTCTAATTCTGCAGTAGAAAACAAAGGATTATTTTCTAGGATTCTCAGAACACTTTCTAACTATGGAATGAATTACGATGATATGATAATTCGTAATCAAGTTGGTATTGGTATAAATGAAGATCCATATGCGGCTAAAGGTAACTCGATGTATGATTTCTTTTCTCAAAGAGCAGTTGCGTCTGTTTTGAACAGAAAATCTATACCTTATTTAGATAAAGCATATGCTGATAAAAGAAGAATATTAAGAGAATATTCAATCAAAGATGAAATAAGAGATTTTGTTTCTACAATTTGTGATGAATCTATTGTTTTCAATGATGATAGTGACTTTTGTGCTCCTAAATCTATTTCAAATGAATATTCTCAAGAGGTAAGAGACAAATATCAAGAATATTTTGAGAAAATTTATAACAAATTTGGATTTTCTGATAATATAACTGCTTGGAGTATGATGAAAGATTTTCTAATTGATGGTCATATTGCAATAGAAATAATTTTTGATGATAAAAAGAAAAACATTATTGGTTTTAATAGATTGAGACCTGACACTTTAGTTCCGGCATATGAACCAACTATAGGACATCTATGGATTCAGTTTCCTGAAGATCCTCAATTAAGAAGAATATTTTTAGATTCTCAGATTATTTATGTCTCCTACTCTACACAAAATGATTATTCAGAGACATCTTATGTTGAGGGTTTAATAAAGCCTTATAATCAATTAAAAATACTTGAACAAACAAGAATTATGTTCAATATAGTAAATGCGACTGTATATCAAAAATTCACGATTCCAATCAAAGGTTTATCAAGACAAAGAGCTGAGGAACAAATAGGTCAACTTATTCATGATTATTCAGAAGAAGTTGAATGGGATGATTCTTTAGGAACTTTGACTATTAATGGCGCCAAGCATTTACCTTATAATAAACAAATATGGTTTCCTGAAGGTGATGCTGGAACTCCGAATATGGAATTAGTTTCTCCACAGGGTCATGATTTGAATGATGAAACTATGCTATCTTGGTTTTATAAAGCTCTTAAAAGAGCCTCTAAGATACCTATGCAACGATTTGAGGCTGAGAATGGTGGTGGAAATTTATTTGGAGACTCATCAGAAATGACTAGAGATGAAATTAAATTTCACAATTTCATTTCAAGATTACGTGCTAACTTTAAAGAATTGATAGTGAAACCTCTGAAACTACAGATGTTGATAGAGTTTCCTGAACTGAAAGATGATGAAGTTTTCACAAATCAGGTAGATATTCAATTCTATTCTAATCAACTATTTGAAGATTGGAAGAAAATCAATAATCTGTCTAAAAGATCTGAGATTGTTGGAACTTTATTAGGAGTTATGAATGGTGAAAAACCTTATTTCCATATTGAATGGATTATGGATAATGTATTCAAACTAACACCTGAACAGAAGGCTGAAAATGAAAGATATTGGGCTAGAGATGTGGCGAATGTCGCGGCTGGTGCAGCTGGTGCTGCTCCTGCAGAGGGTGGTGAGGCAGCTCCGGCTGAAGGCGGTGAGGCAGCTCCTGCGGAAGGTGGTGAAGCGGCTCCTGCTGAAGGTGAAGCTCCTGCTGAAGGTGGTGGAGAAGCTCCTGCTGAAGGTGGTGGAGAAGGTGGTGGAGAGTTTGAATTCTAAGAGTTCAGAATTTCTAAATCAAAATCTGATAATGAATTGATTCCTTTTTCTAGTATTTTATCCAAAACATCATCTTTTGTAGTCCAGTCTTTTTTGAACAATTTAATAAGTTTTAGAACTTCATTCTTAACTGGTTGATTTCTATAGTTTTTATATGATAATTTTAAATTATTATCAAAAATAATATCCTTTGTCAAATCAAATATTTTATGATCGATAGAGTATTTTAGATATAGTTCAGATATCTTATTTAATAGATATTTGTCTAGAATGGCAAACATACATTCGTATTCTTTTTCATCGGTAAACTCAACCATTGATATCTTGTTGTATAATGTTGATACATAATCTACCTCTGTTGATGACATAGACATAATTATTTCATCAATCTCTCTTTGGTGTTTAGTGGTTGTTATCTTATAAAACCTCATGCTGCTTGTTTTGGTAATTCAAAATAAAAGTTATCTATTTGTCCTTCTATATTTATATGTTGATTAAGTTTTAATTCTAAGCCGGACTCTACTAAGTTTTTAATTACTTTACCCCATCGTGTGTTTAATAAAATTAATTCAGCTTCTAGTTTCAAAATTTCATTTTCTAAAATTATAAAAGTTAATTTTTTCAAAGATGAACATGCATTTGTTAGTGATGTTGTGTATGTATATTCTTGGTCACTTACTGAGATATAAAAGACCATTGGATTATTTTTGATTTCTATATCAAATTGAATTTTTTTTCCTTTCTCTAATAATTGGTTGAGATTTATTTCTCTTTTGTATTTTTTCCAATTTGAAAATCTCGATAATAAATGTTCATAATCAGTTATTTTATTATTATCTAACTCAACACTAAACTCTTTTGTCATCAGAATAATTTAAAATCAATTTGTTTCTTTTCTAAATCAACTGATGAAACAATAACTTTTAAAGGATCTCCTAGTCTGATTTTATTTCCCATTTCATCAGTGATGGTATAGTGGTCTAAATCTACTTTTACTTTACCAATACTATTATATCGAATCATTCCTTCGCATTTAGAATCTATAAGCTCTACATAGATACCCCAATCAGTGACTCCTGATACTATTCCATCAAAAACTTGACCAATTTTATCTTGTAAGAATTCTGCTTGTTTATACTTAATTGAATCTCGTTGAGCTTTTGCCGCAATTAGCTCTCTACTTGAACACCAACTGGCTTGTTCTTCAATTTTATTAGGATTTCCTTGTTTTCCTTTATTTAAAAAATCAAAAAGAATTCTATGTGTTATTAAGTCTGGATATCTCCTAATTGGTGAGGTAAAGTGTGAGTAATGTGTGAAACCTAATCCGTAGTGTCCAATGTTTTTTATTGTGTATTTTGCTTTAGACATACATCTTGTTACTAAAGTTTCAATCATGTTTTCTTCAGGAGTTCCTTTTATTTCTTTTAGTAATTTGTTTATGGATTTTTTTAACTCATCACCCTCGCCTTCTATTGCAACATCGTGTCCAAAATTTTGACAAACTCCTACAAGTTGTTGAAGTTTTTCCATATTTGGTGTATCGTGTATTCTATAGACATTAAACCATTGATTATTAGAAAGTATCTTAGCTACTGACTTGTTTGCAAGTAGCATAAATTCTTCAATAAGTTTGTTAGCTTCTTTTTGTTCTTTGAAATAGACACCAATCGGTTTTTTATTATCATCTGCTAACTTAAACCTGACTTCAATTCCACCCATTTCAATGGAGCCATCACTTATTCTTTTCTTTCTAATTTTTTGAGCTAGTCCGTTAAGAACTCTTATTTCATTTTGGAAATCACCTTCTTGTCCTTCAATTATTTCTTGAGCTTCTTCATAAGTAAATCTTCTATCGGAGTGAATGACAGTTTTTCCATGCCACTCATTGATAATCTTTCCATCTTTGTCAATATTAAAAACAACTGAAAATGCTAATCTGTCCTCATTTGGTTTTAATGAGCATATTCCATTACTTAGTCTTTCGGGAATCATTGGTACACATCTATCTACAAGATAGACAGAAGTTGCTCTCTTAAATGCCTCATCGTCTAATTTAGTTCCTGGTTTTACATAATGACCTACATCTGCAATATGAACCCCAACTTCAATATTATTTTCATTTATTATATTAATTGAAAGAGCGTCATCAAAGTCTCTAGCATCTACTGGATCAATTGTTAATGTAGTTATGTTTCTCATATCTCTTCTTAGAGATATTTCTTTATCAAATATAACTTCTGGAACTAATTCCGACTCGTTAAGTACTTCTTGTGGAAAATCTACTGGTAGATTATATTCATACATTATTGAATTCATCTCTGCGTTGTTATCACCAGCATCTCCTAATATTTTTGTTATTTTTCCCTGTGGTGATTTGCTATCTTCCCATTTTGTAAGTTCTACAATTACTTTTTGACCATCCTTTGCTACTAAACCTCCTTTTATATAAAAATCGACTGATAATTTATCACTATCTGGAATTACAAATGTTGATTTTTTTCCTATTTGAACTCTGCCTACAAATTCTGTTCTGAATCTTGAAATAACTTCTATAACTTTTCCTTCAAGTTTTTTTTCACCTTTGAATATTTCTATTCGTACATTATCTAAGTGTAAAGAATTTTTTGTGTTTTTTCTATGTATGAATATTAATTTTTCACCTATTGTTGTTGTTGCATTTCCGTTATTCGAAAACTCTATTTGACCTTCATATCGGTCACCTTCTATTATATTTATCATAGAAGTTTTATTATTTAGAACTCTTTTGTTTAGTTTCTCTTTTCGAAATATTGTCTACACCATATTTTTTTACAAGTGTTTTCTTCATTTTACTCATAACTTTTTTATTTTGAATAGGATAATCCACACCGTAGTTTTTTTGTAATGTTTCTTTTCTTTTCTTTTCGGAGCATTTTCTACAACTATATTCTCCAAATTTATTATCGTACTTTACATAATTTTTAAATATCACATCTTTTTCAATACCACATGAATCACATTTGCACTTTATTTTGTGATGAGAACCTTTTGATAATAATTCTACGGGTATCATGAGTTCTTCGCCTATTATTATATCCTCATAGCCTAAATTCTCATAGTATGAGAAATTGGCCTCATTTATTTTTACTACTATCTCTCTGGTCAAAATCATAAAAAACCGCAAAAAATTTAATTATTTATTAAAAAGTTAATTCTTCCTTTTTAGTCCTTTGAAACGTAGTGTTTGTCAAAAGAATTAGAAGTTCTGTAAAAAATCCACCTTTTAAAAAGTATGGTTTTATAAAGCATATATATACTTTGAACTGAAAAAAATAATTATTCGCGAATGAAACCAGTTTTAATAGTAGAAAACTCAACTAATTCTCTTATTAGAGAAAATTCTTCTAGTAAGAAGGATTATATCTTAGGAGGTACATTCACGGAATTTGGTGTTAAGAATAGAAACGAAAGAATCTATACTGCAGATAAATTCCTTCCTGCCTTAGATGAATTAAACGAAAGAATGAATAGTTTAGGTGCTGTTTATGGTGAATTTGACCACCCAGATGTTTTTGATACATCTTTGGCAAGAGCATCTCACACAATCACTAAAGCGCAATACATTAAAGAACAAAACTTAGTATCTGGTGAAATTAAACTTTTATCAACTTATTGGGGTAAAGAGGCAAAGGCTTTGGTTGATGATGGTTGTCCAGTATTTGTATCATCAAGAGCAGCTGGTATCACTGAATCTGATGGTTCTGTTTCTTTGAAAAAACTTTTCACATATGATATAGTAGCTGACCCAGGTTTTGCTTCTGCAAAAATGAGTGTTAAAGTTTTGAATGAGTCCTTAGGATACAATCCACAATCTAACTTTAGGATATATGAAATGTCCGACGAGTCTAAAATAAATGAATTATTCAACATGAACAAAAACGAATTCGTAACAAAAAAACAGTTGACTGATTATTCACAATACTTAGTAAATGAGATTGCCTCTACTAAGAAAGAAGTCAAAAATGCAATTTCTAAAGGAAATATGAGTCCTAAAAAATTAGAACAACTACTTGAGTATTATGAGGAGTTAAACGAGACAAATTCTAAAGTGGTAAAATACTTAGATTATTTAGCTGAGAAAATTCAAGTTGTTGTAAATGAGAACAAATCTCTTAAATCTACGACTGAAAAATTAGTTAAACACAATGATTATTTAGCTGAAAACTTAGAAAAGGCTATTAATTACACAGAGTATGTTGCTGAAAATTTAGATAAAAATATTGAGTACTCAGAGTATTTAGCTGAGAATCTTGATAAGAATATTTCTTATTCTGAATATATCGCTGAAAACTTAGACAAAAACATTTCTTATTCTGAATATTTGGCTGAAAACTTAGACAAAAATATTGCTTACTCTGAATATTTGGCTGAAAACTTAGACAAAAATATTGCTTACTCTGAATACATCGCTGAAAACTTAGATAAAAACATTGCTTATGCTGAGTATATAGCTGAACATGTTGATAATTCTATTGCTTATTCTGAGTATTTAGCAGAGCATGTTGAAGGTAATATTGCTTACTCTGAATACATCGCTGAACATTTAGATGATAATATTGCTTACTCTGAATACATCGCTGAAAGCTTAGATAAATCAATTTCTTATCAAGGATTAATCGTTGAAAAATTAAATGGTGGTAAATTATTCGAATCAGAAGGTGCATTTCCTTCTTTAAACGCTGCTGGTTTTGAAATGGTTGAAGATGATGAAAAAGAAAATTCTTGGAATAAAGAAGATGATGAAGAAGCAGAATATAACATGAATGGTGTTCCAGCTGCTGAAGCGACTCACGTTCATAATAAAGAGGAAGAAGAGGAAGAATGTGGTCCATCTTCTTACGAAGTAACAGGAAAAGACGATACTGAATTATCAGAATCTATTAATAAACTTATTGAAGAAGCTAAAAAACGTAAAGTTTCTGAAACTACTGACTTGAATTTCTTAAAGTTCTTAAACAAGTCACAAGTAGATAGCTTTTATGCATTATCAGACGAAGAACAGGAAACTGTAAAACTTCACATAAACGAAAGAAGTTATTTCACACAGAAAGATGTGTTAGGTCTGATCGCAGAAGCATTATCAACTAAGAACGAGACTCTTGAAGAAAGAGTTATCAGATTGATGCCTGAAAACGTTAAGCCAGTCTGGAATCAGTTAAATGAGTCTTCTAAAAAATCATTGCTTTCTCAAGCAAGACTTTATCCAGAAGATGTATTAAAAACTGAAGCACAAGTTGAGCATTTCTGGTTGACTAGAAATCTCAAAAAGAATGAATCAGTTACTAAGAAATTAGTTTCACATGAGGCACTTATCCAAGAAGATAAAATCTCAGACAATGAAGCTCAAGCAATCTTAGAAAGATTCAAAAATTTATAATAATCTATAAAAAATCCACCTTCGAAAAAATCGAAAAATAAAGGAAATATATAGATTATAAAACAAAAAAAAATAAATAAAATTATGTCACACATTAGAATAGACAAATCTAAAGCTATCAAGAAATGGTCTCCAGTTCTTGAGAACATGGGTGTTACTGGTGAGAGAATTGATTGGATGTCAGAATATGCTGAGTTCCACTCAATCAACGAGAACGCTTATGTGAATGCTTCTAACGTTGCTGGTATGGGTGGTGTTGTTGCTCCACAACCTTCAACTTTAGCTGGTTCAACAATTGGTAACAATTGGGCTGGTTTTGGTGGTTCAAATGGTTCAGGAGATGTAGGTCAAAACTTACTTCCTGTAGCTATGAAAATTGCTGCTCAAACAATCGGTCTTGACCTTGTTGCTGTTAAACCATCTCCAGGTCCGAAAATCGACCTTCTTTACATCGACTTCCAATACGATGATACTCGTTTAGGAAATGAAGATGAAAGACCACAAGTTTTCAAAATTGCTCCTAAAACAGCAGGATTGACTTCTACTAAATTAACAGCAGTTATCGCTGGTCTTAGAGCTCAGTTAGCAGCTTCTTCTCCAGTTATTAGCGAAACTACAGGTGGTTTAAATGGTAGAATTTGGAATAACATCGATACAGGTGCTGCAATTACTTCAGAGCCATCTGATAAAGAAAATAAAGTTGAATTTTTAGGATTCTCAAGAATTGATGGTTATCCAATGTTCAGAGCTTACAGACAATTCAACACGTCTCATACAGCGGTTGGTTCTGCAGCTACAACTTGGGCTTTTGATACAACAAGAAATACATTTGATTCTACAACGTCTATGGCTTCTCAAATCATTGCTTTAGGTGGTACTGCTTTAGGTGGTGAGCCTGCAATCGAATTGGTTTCTGCGTTAGAAGATCATATCCCTGGTTTTTCTGCAAACTGGAACTCTGGTTCAACTTCTCAATTCTCTGGACAATATCCAATGGATAGAGATCAAGATGACTCAAGATATTCTGGAGTTATCGGACCAAAAATCTCTTCTAAAACTATCGCAGTTGGTACTATTGAAGTATCTTCAGCTCTTAGAAGAACTGAAATTGAAGATATCAAAGCTAACACAGGTATGGATATCGTTCAAAAAATGGAATCTATTCTTGTTAATGAATTATCTCAAACAATTTCTAAGCAAATCGTTGCTAAGATTTTTGAAATGGGTGATCTTAACAGAACTAGCGCGCCTTTAGCTGGATTAACTTTCTCAACTAATATTGCTAGCCAAACAATCTTTGACTTAGATACTACTTATGTAACTAGTACAGTTGGTGGTGAAACTACTCACGCCGTACAAAGAAAACTTATCACTAAAATTGCTCACGCTTCTAACTACATTGCAACTGAAGGTCGTGTAGGTCCAGCTCAATACCTTATCACAAACGGGGGTCTTGCTGCTGCTTTAGCTGATATTTCTGGTTACACTATTAACCCAGTTAAGTCTAAGTTAAACGGACAAGGTCAATTATATCCTGTTGGTTCAATCGGTGATATTTCTATCTACGTTGATCCATATATGAGATATAATGATAACAGAATCGTTCTTGGTAGAAAGAACAATCCTGATCAACCAGGTATCATTTTCGTACCTTATTTAATGGCACAATCAATCTCTTTGATTTCTGAGGCTACTTTTGCTCCAAGAATGTTGTTGAGATCTAGATATGCTGTTGCTGAAGTTGGTTGGTTCCCACAAAAACAGTTTATGACTATTAAAGTTTCTGATTCTTATGGATTATTAAACTAAAAATAGTTTAAATATTAACAAAAAAAGACCCTTAATGGGTCTTTTTTTGTTTTATATAAATTAATATATAAGTATATGAAATATTTAAAATATTTTGAATCAAAAAAAGTTAAATTTCCTGACATCAAAAAAATAGAAGTTGATGGTTATTTAATAATGGTTGGTCGAGACGCTAAATCTAATGACTTTTTAACCTTTAATACAGCAGAAGATGAAGATATATGGATGCATGTCAAAGGCGTTCCTGGAAGCCATGTTGTAATTAGAGTCAGAGAAAATTTACCAACACCTGAGATATTGAAATATGCTGCGGAATTAGCTAAAAAAAATAGCAAAGCTGCTAAAGAGCCATCTGTAAAAGTTGTATATTGTCAAAGAAAGTTTGTTAAGAAGGAGCCAAATATGAATGATGGTCAAGTAAAAGTTGATTATCTAAATTCAGAAGAAATAACAATTTGAATTTAATATATACATTATGAATTTATTAAAATATAGTCAAATATTTGAAGCTGGTACACAAAGTGTAGTTGACCAGGCTAAAGATTACAAACCAAGTGGTGGTTACAAAAGCAAAGAAGATGTCTTTGATGAATCAAAAAATGTTGATAGATCTGCTAGAATAAAAATATCTTCTGAATTAGAGAAAGTTCTTAAAAAAATGGAAGACAATGATAGTTATCTTGCTTTTGAGATGCTTTGGTTAGGTGAGTCTGATTCTAAGTACCAGAATGGTTTAGGTATAACTGATGTGACTATTTCTAATAAACCTTATTGTTTTGAAGTAACTATTGGTGGTAAAAAATTTGATATGAAGATTGGTAAATTTTTCAGATATTATTGGCCAGGATTATTAACAGAAGATGAAATTAAGTCATTCATATATCAATATAATGATATGACATCTGATAATATTGGCGATGAATCAATTACCTCAGCTCAAAGAATAAAGGTTCCTGAGTTTTCGTATAATCCTAAAGATGTTAAAGCAACTTTTCTTTCATTAACTACAAAAACATATCCACATTTTGATGATTGTAGACATGAAAAGGAAGTTTTAAAATTTTTACCATCTCTTGAGAGAGACCAAGTTGGAAATTATTATAAAATAATTGGTTCTGAAAAACCAACAATAATGTTTACTTGTCATTTAGATACGGCTGATAGAGAACAAAAAACGACAAAATTATTTCAAGTCAATGGTCGAGTAGTTGAAGAAGGTTATTCATTTAGATTGATAAAAAGTGGAACTGGTGATGAACATATCTATACCGACGGCTCTTCAATATTAGGCGCTGATGATAAAGCTGGTACTGCTGTTATGTTATATATGATGGCTAATAATGTTCCAGGTATTTATTACTTCTTTATTGGTGAAGAGAGAGGTGGTATTGGTTCTAATGCTCTTTCATCTATTTATGATAGATGTGATTATCTAACTGATGTAAAAGCTTGTGTTTCTTTTGATAGAAGAAGGACAACATCTGTTATAACACATCAATTAGGTAGACAATGTTGTTCTAACGAATTTGGTCAGGCTTTGTGTGATGAATATAATAAAAATGGATTAAATTTATCATTAGATCCAACTGGTGTTTATACAGATTCCGCGTCATTAATGGAGGACATACCAGAATGTACAAATATATCAGTTGGTTATTATAATGAACATAGAGGAACAGAAATGCAAAATATTTCTTACCTTAAAAGATTAGCTGAAGCTTCGGTAAAAGTTGATTGGAATAAACTTCCAATTAAAAGAAAAGTTGGTTATAATGAAGAGTTATTTGCTAAGCATAAAAGCATGATTAATGAGATAAAAAAGAATGTCTTTGGAATTGATGTTAAAGTTGTTGGTAAAGATGATAGAATCTTTGTTAGTTTAGACTTAGAAGAAACCGATATGGGTGAAATTTATGATGCTCTAATTAGAGTACAAACAATATTAAACAAATATAAAATAGAGGATTTAGGATTCTTTGATGAGACATATTTTAAAATAGAATTGAAATAATATGAAAATAAAAACATTTATAAAATATTTAGAAAATATCAGAGAAGATGAATTTAGTCATCTAAACAATGGTCTTTCTGCTAATAAAAAAAATGAAGCACGTTGGCCAGAAGATGATTATGAGTATGATGATGATTCTACTAAAGATTATGGTGAGTATGATGATTGGTATGATGATGAAGACGATAAATACTATTCTGGAAAAAAATCATCAAATCCGAAGTTTGATGATGATGATGATGATGATTATGGATATGATGAAGATGATGAAGATGATGATGTTCAGCATTTAACTTATTTACTTCGTCAAATGTTTAGAAATTCAGGAGTTGATAATGTGCAAATTACCGCTAAAAGAAATGAAGACATTGTAATAGAGGTTCATATGGCTAAAAAGGAAACATTAAGAAATGTTATCAAAGTTTTCGAAGTCGCTAACAAACTTAAAAGAGATATTTTAGCTCAATATGATGCTGAATTTGACATTTGGCAATCAAAATCTGGTGGTGGGATACTTTCATTTGGTTTTACTTTAGATGAAGGCTTAGATGATGATACAATGCCTTTCTAAAAAATAAATAATATGAAATACATTAAATTATTTGAAAGTTTTAACAACGATAAAGTTAAATATTTTGTAAATAGAGTTGGTAGCCACTTTAGAATATTCGCACTCACTCCAAAAATGATGGCTGATGGTCTAACTTATAAAGATGCTGAAGACGCTGAAGAATTGTTTGGCAAAGGTTCTCTTTGGACAAATTATGACTCTTATGAAGAAGTTGAAAACATTATAAAGAGTTTAGACTCTGATGAATATGAACCTGAAGAAGGTGATTCTCCTGATGTATTTAATTAAATAATGAGATATTTAACAGATTTTAAATTTTTTGAATCAATAGATTCTGATGTTAGTGAGATTATTAATGATATTACTCCTATTGTTAATGATATTTTATTAGAATTGAATTTTAAAAATATTGAAGGTGAGTCTCGATTTGTAAAAGTTGGTAATAGAAAAGGTCCTAATGGTTATTATATAATAATTAAACTTAAAAAAGAATCTCGTGAATTAACTTGGAATGAAGTTAGTGATGTTATAGGTGTCGTTTCTGATTATTTAAAAGATAATAAGTTTCTATATAGTTCAGAGAAGACGAAGTATTGGGGAACTGGTGTTGCCTTTGATAAGCCAAACTCTCAATATAATGCTGGTGAGTGTAGAATGGACATATATTTTAAATATGAAGATAATATCTAAACTTTTTTGTATTTTATAATATTATATATACATTTGTAGAAATAATTACAATATAAACTATGGGGATGTTTTTTAGTATAGATTCATAGAGTAGTGGTGATTATGCAGGTGTCGGATGGTCAAGTAACCGACTAATAAATTTGGTGGCAAAAAGTCGTAAATGGCAAAACAAATGAAGTAGCATCCCGTGAAGATTTAGTAGCGGCGTTACAAAACAACATGCTTAAGGCAGAAGAGCTATCTTTAGTTTAATCTTTTAAGCTTTCGAAAAAATTCTCCAGCTGAATCACACAGTTAAAAATGTGAAACCAGAATTGTTAGAGTGATGGGTTGTTCAACTAACTATTTTGTAAGTTTCGAAAAACTTTCTAAGCCTGTGAATGAATAATTATTGTTAACTAGGGAAGACACGATGGGCAGTACATCGTCATCTCCACTAAAATTAAGTCCACAAAAGTGGACTTTTTTGTTTTATATAGTATAATAAATATGACTATTGAGCAATTTAGAGGTAAATATTATTTTTTATCAAATTTTTATGAATCAAAAATTGAATTTCAGGGAATTACCTATCCTACAGTTGAGCATTTTTATGTTGCTATGAAATCTAATTCGGATCAAATGTTAAATGGAAAATATTATACATCGGCTGACTTTAGAGAAATGATTTCTAAAATAAAAGAACCAGGTGTGGTAAAAAAAATAGGTCAAAAAATAAAAGTTCGCAAAGATTGGTCTGAAAAAAAAATTGAAATTATGAATTTTGCAATCAGAGAAAAATTCAAAGACGAAAATCTCGCAGAACTACTAAAGTTGACGGGTGATGCTAAAATTGTCGAGGTCAATTTATGGAAAGATACTTTTTGGGGCGTCTTCAATGGTAAAGGCGAAAATCATTTAGGTAAAATATTAATGAAAGTAAGAGATGAAATCAACGGCATACAAAAAACCGGATTAGAACAAATATTAAAATAAAAATAAAACATGGCAGTAATAAGTTATTTTGGAGGTAAAAGTTCCTCTGCATTTCAGGAGTTAATCAATACAAAAATTCCAAAAACTGGAATAAAAACATATTTAGAGCCTTTTTCTGGTTCAATGGGAACGTATATGGACGACGATCAACTTAAATTTGATGTAGTTATCTATAATGATAAAAATCGACACCAGGTGAACTTATATAAGTGTTCATCACAACCTGAAGAGTTTTTACCTTATTTGGAAAATTTAAAAAATACTTTATTACACACAACTGAAACAGAACCATTAAAAAAATGGGACTTTTATAAAAAGATTTATAAGGACTACCAAAAGAATGATTTCTTGGATGATATGAACTTTGAAATTGGAGATTTTGAAAAGGCGGCTATTTATGCTTTTCTTATTACATCTGCTCATAATTCGGTTTATCCACGAGGTGCTGGTTTCAATGGTTATAAAAAAGATAAAGACCGTCTTAAATTAGAAGTTCTCATTGATAAATTGAAGAAAAATAAATATACTCATAAATTACAATCAATTACTGAATTTTTAAATATTGACTTTGAAGAGTTGATTACTAAATATGATGCGGAAGATACTTATCTTTATTTAGATCCTCCTTATTTTAGACCAGATGAGAACGGAGAGGACGATGCTAAAAGACTTTTTTGGTATGGAGCTGACAAAGAAGGTGTATTTGGTCCAGCTTCTCATAGAAGGTTATTAGAATTACTTAAAAAAACAAAGTGTCGTTGGTCTCTTTCTTATTATTATTTTCCACTTTTAGAAGAGTTATTACCTAAAGATAAATACGTTTGGACTGAGAAAGAGGTTTTCAGAAGCTCTGCTCATGGTGGAAATAATTCCGAACTTAAAACTGAACAAGCTAAAGGTGTTGAGTTGTTGATTATGAATTATGATCCTAAAACTGGTATTAAACTATAATGGCTGTTAAACTTCAACCTAATGTATTTAATGTGAATAGTTCATCTGGTGATTCTGTTCTTAGAATAGAGCCAGATGGATATTGTGTCATAACTAAATTAGCGCTCTTAGATGATGTAACCGGTAATAAATGGGAAATAAAAATATCAAATGGTGAATTAATAGTTGAGCCGATTGAATTAGAAGATAAAAGAGAATATAAACTTAATAAAGTACTTAAAAATGATTGAACATTTAGATAGAATTGAAAAGTTAGGTTTTACAATAAATTTAAATTGGAATAAATCAATTGATATTATTTATGACACTGAACGACCATTGGATTTTAGAATTCTATTTTGTGGATATGATTCGTTTTTAGAACCATCATTTGAAGATATAGTTGAGACTACCTGTGATTTCTTTTATATGTGGTATAATAAAAATTTAGAAACTCTAAAAGACTACGAATTTGATACAACAGACTCAAATTTTGATAAATTGATTGATACTGGTTTAGGTGATATTACTAAACAAGTCTACAGAGATTTTAATTTAGATAATTTATTAGACTAAGAATTGACTTTATTGTAAAGTTCTAAATATATTTCTTTACAATTTTGTTGAGTTAATTTTCTTAGCATACTCTCTGACTCTTCGCTTGACAACCATCTTTTGTATTTAGAAGTGTCTGTTCCTTCAAGTTTAGCATTTTGTTGAAGATAATATTTTAAAGTTTCGTATAAACTATATCTCAGATTTTGTCTATATATTGAGTCTAATCTTAAGCCAAATTTATTTTTCAATTGTTCAAAAGAGGTAGTAGGGTTATTCATTACTTGGTCAATTTCATGTCTGCTAATTTTGAATACTGAATACATTGGCATTTGAACTCGTTGAATTTTTAAAAATTTATTAGTTTGTAGTTTTATAGGTGTTGAAGTTCCTATAACAATTCCTTCAATTGGTGATACTTTATCAACTACAGACACAATTACTTCATCTAGTAAATCACCTATCATATCTTTTAGTTTACCTACTTTATAATCGTCTTTAAAAGTCATTGATATGAATTCATTTCTTAAACCACCTTCCCAAACTTTTTTGAAATCTTCAAAGGCTTGATTTTTATTGATATTAATTTTGATATCTTTTTTTGTCAATAGTTTTATTCCTGTATTTAATTTTTTTCTTATTTCTTCTGCCAGCTCCTCAGATAGATTACCAGTGTATTCAATGTATATTTTATCTACATTTTTATATTGTATGTAATCGTGATTAGAACGAGGATTTAGTATCTCAAATCCCCAAGTTTGATCTGGTAACTTTTGGTTGGCAATTATGTCTATGAGTGGTCTAGTGATGTCTGATCCCCATCTTGAGTGTGATGCATTTCTTCCAGATTGCCCTGATAAAATTTGGTCTTTTGTATTTACCATGACAAAATTATCTTTAATTGTTACGGTAAGATGTTGTCCAGCTATTTTTTCGGTTATATCTATATTTTTAGAATTGTATAAAAATTGGTCTACAAAATCAACTATATCACCTACACTCGCGTTTCTAAATCTAGTAGGACTTACTGTATTCTCTAATATTAATTTGAATTCTGAAAATTTCTTTATAATCATATTATATATATTAAATATTTTTTTGTATATTTGAATTATGAATACTAAATTCTCAGGTGGTGGTATATTACCAATTGTTAAGATAAATGACGACTTATACTTTTTAACATTTGGTTCAAAAAGAGGAGTTTTATCAGATGCTGGTGGAAAATGTGACTTTGGGGAAAGTATTGAAAAAACTTGTGTCAGAGAGTTTTATGAAGAAAGTTGTAAGTTATTTGACATAAGTGTATCTGATATATCCAATCATAAATTTATTAATATTAATGCTGGTCGGACTTTCTATAGAAGTTATTTGCCTTTTTTCAAGTTCGATATATCTCAAAATTTATTTTCTAAAAATAGAAATATTTTAAAATCAAATAAGTGTTCTTATCAATTTTTAGAAAAAAGTGAAATGATATTAGTTCCTGTAAATTCCAAATTTGAGAGGCTGAATTCAAATTCAACTAAAATCTATACTACACAAGATATATCTGGTCAATTGCGATTAGTAAATAGAAGGCTTTATAAATTAATTAGAGATTTCCAAAAATCAAATATAAATACTGAAGAAATAATTTTAGAGAAAAAAAAATTAGGTGGATTAGTAACTTACTCAAAATAAAAAACCTTTGAATTGAATCAAAGGTTTTTTTATTTATTTTTTCCAACTTGGAACAAACTTATCAGAGTATTTTCGAGTGTATGCGATATTTGGTCTTTGGTGTTTACGCGATGGATAGTTAGGACTTCCTATAGCTCTTCTAATAAGTGGTCTCATAGAGTCATGTATATGCATACTTAAGTCATCCCAAACCTCATCTTGATTTCGGTCACCTTCTGGTACATATCCGAATTGTTGCATAAATTCTTCGATATGGTCTATTGTATAAAAAAGATCATGTAGAGCTGTATCAGATCCGGAATCTGCAATTCTATCAATTTCTGCAAACATTTTATCAGCCGATTCTCTGTTACTCTCAGTTCCTTTACCAAATCCTGGTGAGTAGAAGTGTTTGGTTGTATCTTCACTTTCATTAAATCTTTTTAAATGTTTCATAGTTTCATTTTTTTTTTATAAAGTATATATTAAATTAAAATCTTATTTTTTATATATAGATTATGAAATTTATAAGAGATTTTTCCAAATTTAGAGAATTAAGAATCAATGAGGCTTTAGAGTCGGGTCAGTTTTTAGCTTACCATAGAACAAGATTAGTCGAACAAAGTTATATAGTCAATGTAGAACCTGATCCAAATGTAAATTTTTATCAACAATTTGCTGAGTCTATGATTTTTGGTTTAACTAAAAATACAAAAGAGTATCAATTAGCAATCAGTAACAATATTAAATTACTAAGTGATATGAATCCCGATATCAAATTGGATGATAGAGGTTTTCCAATAGTTAAAATAGGTGATAAAATTACAACACAGGATCCAAGAATAATTTCTCAAGGTTTCAGAGCAGGTGCAGGAGATTTTTATGGTGTTGGTTTGTATACTTGTTATGAGTTTGATGATCAGATTAGAGACTTTGATGGTGATGGTAAACCTGATATGAGAGGATATGGACAAAATATTGTTGAATTTAGAGTCGATAACACTGGTAAATTTTTAATACTTGATATGACTGAAGGAAATAATCAAGCAAAAAAAGTTTGGGGAGCTAATCACACACTTATTGACCAATTGAAAAAAATAATGGGTGGTAAGTTTTTAAATTTCTATAATAAGAATAAAGAACTACTGAATGGTTTTAACGAAATCTTAGTAAAGACAAAAGTAACAACTCCAGGTGGTTTTGTTGAAGAGTTAGAAAAGGACAAAAAGGGTAGATTTTTGACTGGTCCGATTGCTCTAAGATTGTGTAAAATGGATGGATTTATATCATTAGTTGATGGTATTTCATTTACAGGTGGTAATGATGGAAGAGTATTGGTCATTTATGATGCAGACTTGGCTAAACCGACAAGATATACATCAGATGATGGGAGAACTTGGAATCCAATGTCTAAGTTAGAGTACCAATACGAAAGAGTAAGAGTGGGTAATAAAGACATTCTTCAGTGTAAAATCATAGACAATGATAAAGAGTTGATACAAATAGACCCGAATAGACCGGTTCAATGGATAAAAAGTTTGGATATTCCATCAATTCTCAAAGATAGTGAAAAGACGGTCAAACTTTTTTCACGTATAAACATTTCAAGTATTGGATCAAAGAAGATATTTACTGAATTGATTTCGGATTTATCAAAGAGCAAACCACAGGTATTAGATAATATTATAAAAAGACTCTATGATTTACCTTTAACAGATAGAAATTTAGAAAAAAGTGAATTTATAAATTATTTATCTAATCTGATTATTTTTTTATTAGAGTTTGTAAAAATGTCTGGTCAAAAATCAGATTTGCTCAAAAAGAAAATTGAACAAATATGTGAGTATTTTTCTAAAAATAGTGAAGACATTTCATTTCCAATCTCAGTTATAACATCTATCTATTCTGAAATAGAAGGAGGTAGTGAAAGTGTTGAAAAATTCAGAGAAGTATTAAAAAATAATTTTTTAAAATCTCATGAATTATATTCTGAGACTTCTGAATATGACGGTGATGTATTTGTTAAAATGTTAAATGAAATGAAAATTTTACCAAAAGAAGTTGTTGATAAAAAAATTGACGATTCCTTAGATAAATTATCAAAATTATTAATTAATACAGAATTGACGGACTCGAACCCAGATTTCTTAGGTACAACTACAAATGCGAAAAGATTCAATTTAGTAGATTACAAATTGAGTCCTTTTAAAAGGTTTACCTATTTGATGACTTTTAGTTTTGATGGATTGGCTCAAAAATATATTGATGTTTTTTGTAAATTGTTACAAAAAAAATTAATTGTATTTCATAAAGGATTTAATCGACTGTATGACTATCGAGCTGATAAAAAAGCGAGTTTCTCTTCTTTAAATTTGATAGAGTGCTTTAAACAAACTCCTACTGATTACACAGGAAATAATCTAATTATAAAAGTTATATCTAATCCAAGTAGGCTTAATGATGAATCCGTGGACATAATTGCTGATGCTATAATTTTATATTTAATTGCAATGAAAGAGGAGCATATTGGTCGAGGTTCAATCAAGGGTCAAAATTTTGTTATTGATATAATAAAAGGAAATAAGATATTTGATAGAATTAAAGAAAAATTATTAAAGTTAAAAAATGGAGAAAAATTGGAAATATCAGGGGAACAATTGAGATTTGGCTTCGGAGTAGTTTATAGTGAGTTCTCTAAATATGTCAAGCTTGGTGAAGAATTCGAACCAGATTTGGACTACGACTACATAGCCGATAGAATATTTAAATCTATGTATGGACCAAGTTACAAAAAAGATGAATTATTTGATAAAATGTCTGAATTAAGAAACGATAAAGATTTGCAAAAAGTAAAATTAGCCTTTGGTAAAAGAAAGGGAATGATAGGTAAAGAATATGATTTAGATTATTGGATTAAAGACGAACTCAGTAAAGATGATTTACAAAAATTGAACAACATATTAAAAGAAAAAGGAATCAATTATCAATTCTAATGATTAAAACATTTTCACAATTTATTAAAGAATCTAAAGATTGGAGTAATTCAGTTACTGCTGTCATTGCTCTTTTCAATAAGAGTGGTCAATTATTAGCACTTAAAAGAGGAATGACTGCTCCTTGGAAACCAGGACACTGGAATATTACTGGTGGTGTGGTTGGTGACCATAATCTTGATGAAAAACCAAAAGAAGCTGCTTTAAGAGAGGTTTTAGAAGAAACAGGGTTAACGCCAACAAATGTTCAAGATTGGGGTGTGATTGATACAAAAGGTCATCCAGATTCTGCTTGTGGATTTATTTATTATTTTACTGGCAAAGTTGATAGTTTACCTACCTCATCAGACGGTGAAAATTCTGAGTGGAAATTTGTAAATAAAGAAGATTTAGATAGAGTTTACTGGGTTCCTTTTTTAACAGATTTTACTGGATGTGACTTATCCGGTGCAAAGTTTAAGAAATCTTTTCTACACGAAGTTTGGTCTTAGAATAGTTTTTGTAATTTAATTTTTAAATCACCGCTACCCTTTATCAACCTATGAAATACACCTTTTGGTATAGTGATTTCCCCAGAAATTATTTTCGGTAGTTCATTATCAATTTGTATCATCCAATCTGTATCTTTAATAGATTCAATTATACGATTTTCGTAATCTCTGTGCCACATGAACTCTCCAGAATCTGTTTCTTGATTAAATTCTCTGATAAAAGTATTATCTGATATTTTAGTTTCTTTGAAAGGTAACATTATTTTGTTATTAATTTTTCACCATCAAAATATCCGTAATTAAACTTTACTGGTATGTTACCATTAGAAAATTCTTGATAATTGTCCAGTAAATCATTTTCAATTGTGTCTATGCTAACTCTTCTTTCGGACGATATTTCACCAAATTCTGATTTAGGCATTGCTAATAAAAAACATCCTAATTGATTTCTATGTGGAGAGATACCATCAATCATATTAGAAAGTAGAGTGTAAAGATTTGATTTATTAGTTATGGCTGTTGTGCCACTAAGTCCAGTGCCTAAATTGAATTTAAACTGTGTTTCAAATATACTTTTTGCAAATTCTGGTGAAGTTACATGTGTTAGGTAGTGATTTGAATCAGGTAAAGAATCTATTTTAGATTTTAATTCTAATTTTAGTAAATCTCTACTAAAATTTTCCACATCTTTAGATTCTATTATTGGAAAATTAAAATTATATTCAGTATATGTTTTTAAATGTTTCATAATTTTACCAATAACCAGGATAAGTTTTACCTCCCCAAAGATGTCCATATTTATTTACCCTACAAGCCCAGTATCCGGCTTTAGTTTTATCTTTCTTAGTTGAGCATTTATGACGAGCTGCAAAGTTTCTTCTCGCTTCGGGATTACTTACTTTAGCTGTTAAACCACCGTGTACATCACCAAAAGCAATCTTTTTCACGTTTCCTGTTTTAGGATTTTTAACATATACATAGTATTTTTTAGTGCCGCCACGCATTGGATAGTTTAACTTAACTTCTTTTCCTTTATATTCAGCTTCTGATAAAAATTCAACATTTTCCATAGGCAAATCTAGAGGAACTAACTCTCCGTTAAACCAACCGAATTTACCTATTTCTGTACTTTCATAGATTTCTTTGTCTATTTCACATAATTTAACTTTACCTGAATCGAATAATTGGCGAGCCTCTTTAATAACACTAAAGAATGCCTCTGAACCAGGTCTGAAAATATTTTCAGTTATTGGTTTATTTTTTTCTAAATGATATTTTAGACTTTCAGAAAAAAGAATATTCACAAATTCTGATGCTTTTTTGATATTATCGTCAGAATCACATTTACAATCTGCGCAACCACAATAACAATTATCCTCACCTGTACATGAATCACAACATCCACAACCATTTATTTCACTTTCTTCATAATCCGAATCTATTTCTAATTCATCTTGTAAGTCATAGTCATTTTCACATTCAATATTATCAACATGATCAATATTTACTGTGATGAAGGACTCAAATTTTTCAATTTTATCTTTATTTTTTTTGAATTCCTTTTCAACTTTCTCTTGTTGTTCAACTGAACTTTTGAAACCTGGTTTTTCTTCATCTCTCTTCAATGAATCAGCTTTAAATTTAATTTCAATATCTTTTTCTTTTTTAGATTTTTTCTCTTTATTATCCGAGATATTTAAATTTTTAGCAGCATCTTTGAATTTTTTTATTTCTTTCATAATCAATATTATTTTTTTTGAAACATATTATCTAAAACTTGATACATAGCGTCTATTACTCCATAAGAGTCAATTCCAAATTGACCTGTATATTTATCTACGATTTGCATCATATCTTTTTCTAAACTAGACCATTTGTCTTTTTCTTCAGTTTTTCTATTATTTTTTAGAACTTCATCCCAGTCAAATTCTTCGTTAAACTTTTTTAGATGTTTCATTTTTCGTTTATTTTTTTAAGCACTTCTGCGCATTTTTCGAATTCTTCTTGTGATTCTAATTCTTTAAGATAGTTTCTCAGTTGATTTCTGTCACATAGCTCTAATTTTAATTTAAATCTTATGTCAACAACGTCTTTCATATCTTTTGCTGTATGGTCTATTATTTTATTCACAATATCTCTGTCAAATGGTGACATTTTTTCAAAATCTGACCAGTCATAAATTTGATTATCATTGAGAAAATTTAAAATATTTGTCAATGCGTCTTGTACTCTATCTGATTTAGATTTAGATTTTTTTTTGATTTTTTTAAAAAATTCTTCATTAATAAAGTTCATATACGTATTTAACCTTTTCATTTATTATATATTAAATTATTCTATCAAGAAAACTAAAATTAATATATAAACAAAACTATTATAATAGATGTCAAATCACAAAAATCTTGTCTGGTTTAATAAAGAAGGGGATTATTTAAATTTTAATTATAATGATGTTGCGGAGAGGTTTGAAGGTAATATCATATTCCATGAAAATTCTACTGATACATTTAGGACTTATGGTTTATACATGTTAGAAAAGCTACCGGCTTTTGAATATGAACTACCTGGTGAGCTAACTGTTGATAAATTTCAATTATTTAATGAACTTGGTCTACATATGTATGGTGCAAAATATGAAAGTGAATCTTATACAAAAATTGAACCTATCAACAATGATTCAAATTTTTATTCTAAATGGATTTATGGAGATAATTTTGAAAAAAAGTTTCCTGTTGGAACTCTAATAAGATTTGATGTTCCTTTTTTAGAATTTACTGACGTGACTCAAACATATGCTGTTGTGTCATCCAAGAAAGGCGCTATAATGATTATTTCTCAGATGGATAATGATACGTTTGAAACTACTTATTTTGAAACATATGGTGGTGACCAAACAGAACTTGATAATCCATCTCCTTATGTTGGTAAAACCATTACTGGTCTAAATGCTATTGGTGTTTATGATTATGTCAATAGTCAGTATCTACCTAAAATATCACCTTGGAGTGAACCTTTTTTTTATGATAAGTATTATGTTAATAAAAAATTAAATTTAATAAATACTGGGAAACAAGTTGGTGACGAAATAAGTAGACCGCCATTATATTCACCAGTTCCTGTAACAATAAAAAGTGTTGATTTAGCTGACCAAGTTCATTTCGAATATTCTGTTAGTAAAACTAGCTTACCGCCAGAATCAAATCTTATAATTGAGGTTTTGACAAGAATGGATCTTCCTAAGATATATGAAGGTGGAATAGAAATCACAGGTGATGGTCGTATCAACATTTCATTTACTCCTAAATTTCCTCAAACTATAAAACCTGGTAAAGAAATAAAAATCATAAATTCTCAAAACAATTCGAACTTTTTGACAGTTGCTAATATTCCTCGCTGGGATGGTATATTCAATGAAACTTTTTTTGCAACTCAATCTCAAGTAATATTCAATAATAAAATATACGAATGTATACAGGCATATACTCAAAGTTTTGGACAAGCTCAAACTTCATCTATTACACCATTAAATAATAAATTTTGGTCATTACCAACTTATATACCTGTTGAACAGACTACGGTTCAAGAGTCGATTTTATTTGCTCAAATTTATTACACTACGGATAAATATTATTATGAAATGTCTTATACACAAAGTGCGCCTGTAACAATGGCTTCTGCTGTAGAAAAGTATGCTGAGGATTTAAAGATATTTAATATAGACCTGTATTATAAAAATAATAGACTAAGAGCGGACTTGATGTATCCATCTAATTATGCTATAGTCAATTTTTATCATACTGCGGTTGGACCAACTTATTCAATAGGTTCATTTAATAGGGCGTATGAAAAGTTAATTCAAACAAAAGAACAATTAAATTATGAATTAAATTATAATTTTTCTGAAAACTTTAGTTATAATATAGTTTTTACTGATTTAGATGAATTCGGATTAAAAATAATCATAAACGGAATGGTTTATGAAGAAGAAATCGCTTATGTTTATTCTGGTGCGACTCTTGATATGGAGAGAACAATTGATAAAACATTAAGAAGATGGTTGGTAAGAAATTATCTAAGACTTTATGTTCTTGGAATCAGAGTTGAGTTAAAATATGTTGGTAATTATACTTCAATATTTTACAATGCAATTATCGTAAAAACTCAATATCCAAACGTACCGATGGTCATCGATAGAGTTGAAGTTGGAACTGCTGCAAAATTTCATATTGAGCATTCTAAGGTAACTTTCAACTCAGGAAGTTATTCTATACCATATGTAAATGTTAAAATAAATGGTGAGGAGTATATTACAGAATCGGTTTATTACGCCTCGACTAATGTTGTTGATATACCGACTACACTTCAGAATTGGGTTAATGCTTATTCTGAAGAATTGGCACTTATTGGTTATTTAATTACTAATATAAATTATGTTCTTAAATTTGATGTGACTCAATTGGAAGTTCCATTGAACCTTAGTATTATCACTGGTCGTGTAAATTTACCCGGCTTACAAGATTATACTTTAGTCGAAAAAATAAAGGGTAATCATGGTATGTTGATTGCTTCGAATCAAATAATGTTACCAGAGGCATCAACTGCTTCATTTGAGTCAGAAGGATTTGCTACTGGTAGAGTTATTTCAATTAATAATACGGTTTTCCCATGGAATAATCAAGAATACAATGTCACTTTTTTAGATCCACACGTCATGAATATAAGTTATCAGGGTCCATTTTGGGGATTAACTGATAGTATTTGTAGTTCTTCTGCTTATGTGACACTTGCTTTTGATACCGGTTTTGGACAGACCGCTTGTGCTTTACCGGTCGCTCCTACTGGTGGAACTGGAAATGGTGCGCCTTTTTCAATAGACTCATTCAGTCCAGGCTTTAGTATAACTGTAAATCCAAATAATTATGAAATTAACAATTTAGATTTATCTGGTTTTGTTGGTTCGGGTAATTTGGTTGATATAAAGTATGTTCAGGTTTCAAATTCAATATATGCTTTCGGAGATGGTGTTAATGTCATCGATTCTAATACTGGTCTTCATTATGCTACGATAGAGTTTACAGGTAATACTCAAAGTATTGAGATGGAATTCAATCCAATAAATAATTACATTTATTGTTTATCTGCTCAACAAATCAATGTTATCGATCCTACTAGTAATCTTTTAGTTTCTAATATATCACTTACTGCTTCTTACCCTGGTAGTTTGGCTTTTGATATGCAAATAAATCCTGTAAATGGAGATGTTTATATTTCTTATTCAAATAGCCCGAGACTAGATATTTGGTCCTATACAAATCTTTCTAGTTTAGCAACTGATATAATAAATTCTTTAGATACTAATTTCCCATTATTAGCAACAAGAACTGGGAAAATGGTTTTCAATAATTTTGAGAATGATTTATATGTCACTACAGATGCTAATCAGGTTTTAAGAATAAATTCAAACAGGACAATACAAACAGCTTATGGTATTCCTGGTTTGACACATTCATTATTTTATGAACCTGTAAACGAATCTATCTATGTATTTTCAAATACTAGTATTTGGAAAATTGATAATGGTTTGACTCAATCAATCACTTTGGCATCTGATTCATTTAATGATATTATATTTAATAATCTTACTGGTCAAATTAATATATCTGGTTCTTCTGGTAATTTTACAGAATTAGACCTAAGTTCAAATATTTATAATCAAGATAACATTACAGATTATGGTTATTTAGAAATCAATCAGTATGATGGTGATGTTTATTTGTCATCTCAGGTGTCAAATAAAATAGTAGTTATAAATACTCAAAAAAATTCATTTTCATCTCAACCAATGACTGCTCAAACTACAAAGATTGTTTACAATCCGGATAGAGAGTCAATATGGGCACTTCAACCATCAAATAAATCATTAGTTGAGATAAAGGTTGAATTATTATCTACAATAAATATTATATCTGGTACATATACGCCTATCACTGAAAATCAATATGGAACATTAGATCCAAATTATAAACCAAGACCGTCTATGTGGTTAAAGGCTAGAGAGTTTTTTAGAAAACCAAGAGAAAATTATGAAGGTGATGTTAGTGTTCAATATTATTATAAGTGGTTAACTGATGACGTCAATGAGTTTTTTATCTATGACTTCTCAGGTGACCAATTACCTATAACTGGCTCATATGCTTACACTGGTCCTAAGCCATTAGATACAATAGTTTTAAATAAAAAACCAAATGTCGATGTGGTGAAGGTAAATTTACCAGAATATCAACAAACTATTTTTAATTCAGTAAATTATAAATTAAGTTATATCGATGATGAGGATGATTTTAGTACAGAAATAGAACCATTACAATTGTTTTTAGGATTTAATAGTCCTGATGAGGGTGTTAAATATTCACAACTTTTACTTTGGAAAAAAGAAGATGTGGAATTGACAATCAATTCAAATAGTAATAATTATGTTACATTTGAGAGTATTTTTAATATAAATGATACTTATGGTATAATAAAATTAAACGAGCAATCTACTGATATTTTTACAGGTAAGGGGTTCAAGCCAGGCCAAAGAATAGTTATTTATCTTAAAGACCTCAGTAATTCAAAAAATCAATATACTTCACCTAATCACGCATCTTTATTTATTATAAGAGAAGTTTATACAAGACAGATAGTAGTTAGTTTCTTAAGTGATTTAGGTGTTCTTATACCGGAATCTACTATTGTAAATAATTATCCAGTTGATAATAGTAAAACGTATTTGAAATTTACAATCAAAGTATTAGACAGAGAAATAGGTAGATTTCTTTGTTATGGTCAAACTGAAGAAGAAGATGAAAGATTTAAAATAGAGTTGGGTAATATAGGAAAATTAATTAACCCAGATGAAGTCTTCATTTTTAAAGAATATGATATATTAGAGGGTGGTATTGATTGGACAATTCTAAATAGAAAAAGAAAGGAAATGTTGATGATGAAACATCTGATTTATCCTTACATTGGTTCCTATAAAGCTATAATCAATGCTATAAATTATTTTGGTTTTAATGATTTAATATTAAATGAATATTTTAGAGATATAGATCCTAAATCTCCTAACTATGATAAAAATTATAAAGTAAAAATTCCTGATATTTTTGATAACACAATTGATGGTTGGACTGATAATGAGTATATTAAAAATACTTTTCCTAATGAAAGATATGAAGAAACAAATTCATTTAATCTATCATATCTAATTACAGATGAAGAGGGAAATAATGTATTGAATTATAGTTTAGATGAAGTTATAATAAAATTACAGGGTCTAAAATATTGGCTTAAGCGAAATGTCATTCCATTGACTCATAAAATTATAGATATTACTGGACAGGCTTATCAGAAAAATACTTATGCTATTACTCATCAAGTCATAGATACAAAAATTGTAAACATGAAAGAAGAGATGTGTCCTGTGACATTTAAATTGAATGAGGCTTACTTGATGCCTGTTAATAGTGGTTCAACAGTTTACAATTGTGTTTTGGATTTTTATAGTATAGTTCCTAACATTGGATTTACCTCAAGTCAACCTGGTCCTCCTCCTGAAATTGAGTATGATCGTCGTGGTAATGGTTACTTGTATAAACCTTACAATGGTGCTAAATTGATTACACCTGATTATTTTGACATAAAAATTAGAACTTATAAAACATATAAAGAGTGGAAACCCTTTTTAACTTATATGAAAGGTGATAAAATCACATACTATGGTAAATTATATGAGTCTGTAATAGATAATAATCGTGTAAAAAATCCAAGAAGATTTGAAAATGTTGCGGGTTGGACACCAAATATTTCCTATTCACCTACTAGTTTAGTAGAATATAGAAGAAATATCTATGTTTATAGTGGTTTATCTGCAAGTTCTGTTCCGGTTTCGCCAAACTTAGATGCTCTAAATTGGTTAAACATTACTGAATGGAAATTGATAGACCTGGAGCCTGTACAAACTATAACAGAATGGCGAAGGGGCGATGATATCTTACCTTTTAACTTTACAATAGATTCAAATATAGATCCGTATTTAGTTATTGAGGTAACTTCTGATAACGGATATGGACAAATTTATACGGATAGAAAAAATTATGAAATAAGAGGAATTAAGGATTTACAAGAGCCATATAGTTATATTGAACCAATAGGTCCATTCAATCCAATAAAACCTGTATACTAAATAAAAAACCCATCAATAAAATTGATGGGTTTTAAATTAGAATATAATATTTTAGTTATTATCTAAAACTTCGGCGCTGATGGATTCTTCTCTATTTTCCATTACTACTGATGAATCAAAACAAGTTACCCAATTTTGAATTTCAGTAGATGAGTTTTTAGCTGCTGTATCATAATAATTGAATATTTTGCTGATTTCACCAATTCTTCTTAATACTTGTGCAAAAGTATAAGCGTCTTTTCCTAATCCTTTTACTTTGTGAGTAGCAATAAGGTGATAAATATAAGTAATTTCTGTAGCATTTACTGGAAATGCTGTCAATTCTTGGTCGTTATTAAACTTAACACCTTTCATTGTGCCAAGTAAGTCAGTCAATTCAATTGCAAAGAAAACTGTGTTAACATCATAGTCAATCTTTTTGAGAATCAAATCTGTTAAAAAGTTGTATTGTGGTCTATTCAAAAAGAAATTGTATTTTGTATCTTTTAACACATTAGCAAATTCTCTCCACAAAAGTTGAGCGTTTTTGTATAGCTCATCTTTTTCTGACTCTGATTTATCTTTACCATCATTTTTATTGATATATTCATAAATCTCATCTAATTTAGAATCTAAGCTTGTCTCCCATTGTGTGGTAAGGATTACATTTTCATTTTCTTCTTCAAAGAAACTTATTTCTGGTTTGATTACATTTGTTTCTAATTTCATAATATTTAATTTTTTTTATCCATTAATTGGTTGTGTAAATAATTGATTTAAAGATTCTAATTTATCTTTAGCATTTGTATATTTTTCAATCCATTTATCATGCTCTTCCAATAAATCAGAGTGTTCACCAATTGCTGTAAGATTGGTTACATAAAGTGCTAAATTTGCTTTAGCTTCTTCCATTTCAGCTTCATACTTTTTTCTGAGTGCTGATACGTAGTTTTGTCCTAATTTTGTTGTTTCTATCATATTAAATTATAAATTCCTCGTCAGTTGCATCTTGTCTTTGCTGCTGATATAATTCTTCTACTTTATTTGCTCTGGCCACTTTTTCTACACCATATTTATTTACTAAAGAAGAGAATGTATTTAAATCTGTTTTAACAAGTTTAATTTTACCAGTGTCAATATTTATATTTACTTTATCAATTTCTTGTTCAAATAAAATCGTAATTGATTCCTCATCATAAGCATTTAGTAATGATTCATTTATTGATACTTTTAATTCCTTTTTGAGAATAAAAGCAATGTCATCTGCTAATTTTGAAATCTTTATAAGATTTTTTTGTTTGGAATCTCCAATAAATTGAAATTTGATTGGTATCGGAAATGACTTTTTATCAAAAACTTTATTAAAGTCGTCAATAGTGTCTTGATACAATTCTGTGAATCTATCCATTTGATTATTTATTTTTTTAATTATAAAAAAAAATTATTAAAAAGTTGTTATAAAAATATAAAAAGAAGGCTTAAACTAACTATTACAGATGCTGGTAAAATTATATAATAAACATTTTTATAAAATTTATCTGATTTGATTAGTCTAAATCCAAAGACAAGCAAATAAGCATATTTATCTACTTTTTCAATTTGATAATATTGATATAGCTCACTCAAACCTTTTGAATTTAAAAAAGTTGCTAGTTCTTCACCATAGCTTTTTATATAAGTTTCCGAGATTCTATCTATATCTGATTTTTTTAGTGAATATGCTTCACCTATAAGTTCTTCAGGAATATTAAGAACAGTGTATAATCTTTTTGCTCTATCAATTCTAATATTAAATTTATTTTGTAACTCTACTTTATTTTCTTTTATCGCTTTGTTAAAAGTTCTAAGTAGTTGTAATTTTTTAAAAAATGATACTTTTTTCATGGTAGTTATATTTTATTTCAAATTAAAGTTTAATTATTTGAATAGGCCACCTCCGGCACCAGAAGATTGTATTCCGCTTACCTCTGCTATATATTCGTCTACTGAACTTACAGATTTATCAATGTTTTTCAAAAGTTTTATTATTTGTTTTATGTCTTTCTGTAATTCACTTGGTTTTTTTGCCTCATCTTCTTTTTTCTTTTGTTCCTCTTTTTTAACTCTTTTCATTTCAGCCATTTGAACTCTATTTTGAGTCATGTTATTATTCACACTAACTGCACTAGGTGCTTTTCCTTTAAGTAGACCTGCTGTTAGATTTCCGAGTTCTTGAGAACTTTTAACATTTAAGCTCTTCATTGCTCCTCCAAGTTTTGTTAAAGAGTTTGCTAGTGCATCATAACCTTTGGCTAGTTTAACTAATCTATTAGCCATTACTAATATTGGATCTTTGGATTTAGCATCCCCTATACCTATTCTTGCTAAGAACTTATCAGCAAAACTTTTGTTATCCTCTTCTCTTTCAACCATCTCAAAAACAAGTTCTTGAAAATCAAACATTGTTTTTCTAAGTGATGGTATAAAATCATCAGGTACTTTATATTCAAATGCGTCTGACGCTGAGAATAAATACTTAGCTGCCTTTGACATGTTTTTTGCCATTCTTAATACAGAATCACCCAGAGGATAAGTATCTTTTATACCTCTCCAAATTTCATAGTCTGTATATGCCATTTCTCTTATAGCAAAACCAGCATCTTTTGCCCACATAGGTTTTGGTGCTTTCCAACTATTTGAACCTGAGAGATGTTGAGCAGTTTCTTTTATCTTCAAAGACATAGTATAGAGACCCCAAGCAATTTCATAATCACTTTCACCATATTGGTCTATTAAGAATTTTGAAAGATATGTCATTGTTTTTGAGACATCACTAACATTGTTTGCCCAAGTTGAAGTTGGATATTTTTTCCAATCACTTACATAAGTAAATTGTTGCCCGGCATAAGCGATTGTTTCTGATATTTTTCTCACTGCATAGCACATATCACTTATTACCTCTTCACCGCTTGTAAACCAACCGGATTCTTGTGACATATAATCAAATACATAACCAAAAGCTTTTATTGATGCTGCAACACCTTCTCCCCAAGCTTTATTTGGTACTTTATCTGATTTCCACATTTCGGCTTCTGTTCCTGCGAAAATCCAACCTGCTTCTACTATTGCTGAGGATACCGAGGATATACCTGAAGCTAATGCTGCAATTGTTTCTCCTGGACTACTATACCACGGAGTAGCTGAAATTGCAGTAAATACTGGCGCAAAAGCTGAAATTGCTCCACCTACACCTTCTCCCCATCTTTTACTTGGATAATTTCCTTCAGTAAATGGTGATGTATTTTCAGCAAAGAATTTAGCCGCTTCAACAATACCTTGTGATATTGTTATGATGGCTTTTCTCATATCTTCAACCGTTGGTCCAGGGCCACCAAATATCTTATCAAAGTAACTTCTACCTTGACCTAAAAGTACACCGTAAACTGGCGAGAAGGCACTTATTGCTTTTCCAACACCAGTGGCCCACTCAACTGGTGGTCCATTCTTAAACACGGCATCGTTGTTAGCAAATTCGTTGGCGGCAACTACGATACCAGCTGTTACTGTCAATATACCATCCGCAAACTCATCTGGACCTATACCGCCCATTCCGAATACAGACCAAAATGCATTATCTACTAGCATTTTATATACAGGTGCAAATGCTCCTAAGGCAATTGCTATTCCCTCTGCCCACTCTTTAGTTGGTCCTTTTTTATACGAACCTTCGGCTAATACATAAGAAACCGCAACAATAGTTTCTGCAATTTGAAGCATCATTTCTTTTGCCATCTCCCAAGGATTTGGTCCAAAGAAACTTATAACACTTGATGCTAGTCCAACTGCGCCTAATGTTATAAGTATTGGTGTAAATGCTGCATATAACAATGCAGTTCCTAAAGCCCAACTTAAAAATCCAGGTAAGTTATATTCACCATCTTTCAATATGTGAGATACACCTACAATTGTTGCGGCCACTCCTAAAACAGCAGCAAGTCCTGCCAAGAATATAAGTGCCTGAGGGCCAAATACTAATAGACCAAGTGCTGCCGCGGCTACTGAGAATACTGTCAATGCTAATCCAACACCAATTACCCAACCTAAACCAGGATATGATTCATAGCTACCTATTTCTAATATTAATGAGCTGGCCATTATTGCGGCGGCTACCGCTACTATAGCTACAACTCCTACAAGTAAGTTTCCAATACCAACTAATTTTGCTGCTATTGCGGATATGACTACTGCTGGTAAAAATGCAGTTATAACTATTGCCATGATTACACCATACAGAAGTATTTTGAACATTTTACCTATCTCAATATCAGCCATTTCTGCAAAAATGTGAGATGATAACATTATGGCTAGTGCTGTAAAAACAAATACAAGAGGTAATACAAATAATTTTTTAGCTCCTAAAATTTTATCAACCATAACAACACCAAGTGCTATAAACGGTAAAACAAATCCTAAAACTGCAAATACGATTGTTATTAAGATGATTGTTAATGCTTCTTTCCAACCCATTGGTACTACTAACGAAAATATCCAAGAAGACATTGTAATTGCTGTTGCTATGGCTACTAAAATAAGTGGCATTATCCAAGCTGCTTTTTTAGCATTCATAGCTTTATCTACTAAGAATACAGCAAATGCTATATGTGGTAGTGCATAACCTATCATCCAGAATACAAATGCAATAACAATTGCTGTTAAAACTTGAGCAAAACCAATTGGTACAATTAGTTGCATTATCCAAGAAGACATTGTAATTGCTGTTGCTATCGCTACCAATATTAATGGCATTTTCCAGGTTGCGCTTTTTCCTAATACTTCGTGGGCTATTACTATACCTACGGCTATTTTTTGTAAAGAAAATCCAATTATCGCAAAAACACCTGCTATGGCAATTGCTGTAAGTGCTTGTGTAATTCCAATAGGAGTAATACCTGACATAATCCAAGATGATGCTGTAATCGCCGTTGCTATTGCAACCATTACCAACGGCACAACCCAAGTGACTTTATTTCCAAGCATTTTGTGGAAAATTGTTATACCTATACCTAACTTTTCTAAAGACATTCCAATTGTTGCAAATACACCTGCAATTGCAACTGCTGTCATTAATTGAATAATGCTAATTGGAACTATTCCTTGTAAAATATAAGAAGATGCTGTAATCGCTACTGACATTAATACCATAGTCAATGATGTGATAAATGCTTCTTTTAAAGAAAGCTTCAATTCGGCAACTTTTGCAAATGCTTGAGCGACCACATAAATCGCTAAACCTAGTGCAATGACTGAAAGAAAATCTATGTTACCTACAAGTTTAAAAGCCATTCCAATAGCAAGTACGGCTACTGCTATTAATAAAATAGTACCTATTCCACTTTTTAGTCTTTTTTCCTTCTTAGCGTCACCCGCTCCTTCAATTTCTTTTGTATCTTTTCCTTTCTCTTTCTCTTTCTCTTTAGAGATGCCTAAAAGTGTTTTTTGTTGTTTTAGTATTTCTTCAGTATCTGCTTTAATTGATACCAATTGGTTTGAGATACTTTCAAGTTGTTTTCCAAAATCACCGGATTGTATGGCTTTACCTGAGTCTGATTTTGCTTCTTCTTTACTTTCTAAAGCTTCAACCAATGCCTCTAAACCATAACCAATATCTTCTAATGCTTTGAGTAACTTCTGATCCATACAAAAATAATTTTCAAAGTATATATTAAAAACTAAGCATTCATTAGTTAATATATATATTAGTAAGTTATTATAAATTATGACTGATGTGAAAAGACTATTTAAGTACTACATTTTGGGTGAATCTCTTAAAGATATTGAGATGAATAGAATATTGGATAAAGTTTCTAAAAAGAAAAAATTATCTGATAGAGAAAAAAGTTTTCTAAATTTATATAATGAGACCACTGATGATGATACTAAAGATTACATGTTATTAAGTAAAAATACAACTTATAGCCGTTTGAATGATTTGTTATCCAAAAGCAAGATTGTTATCTGTGATTTGATTGATAGAGATGGTAAAATCGGATTACAAATTACTTCTGTTGGGAACGATTTTGAAAAAGAAGAATGTATAATAAAATTAAAAGGAGATTATACTCATTTTCTAAGTGACAGATTCTTATATAATATAATTTATAATGTGAAAAAGAATCAATATTCGCTTCAACAACAAGATGAATTTTTTGAAAAAATAGAGGCAAATAATGATTAAGAAATTTAAAGAATTTATTTTAGAAGAAGTCTCTGGAACGGAACTTGTTGGTCCGGTTGGTCCTGCTTATGGTGAGACACGTCTACAAAATAAGACCATTACATCACACGACACAAATATTATATTTTCCGAAATAGATGATAACTTTTATACAGAGGATCAATATAATGAATTATATAATGATTATCTCAAAAATGGTGGAAAACCATTACACGGATTCAATAAAGAGAATTTAGATGAGATATTAATGTTTTTGAATAATTAATATATACAAAAATTTGATAAAAAACAGAAATCAAAATGGCAAAATTAGTTACGCTTAACGGCTTAAATGAAAAAGAATTACTTGATGGTATATTAAGTGATGAAATTATTGTAATAGAAGATATACAAGGTAGTAAAATATGGGTAAATTGGAATGGAACTGAATTTATTCTAAAGCCTAAGTCTATATCAAACGAACCAATAAACTTAATTGACTTAGCGATGCAGAATTATTATAATCCTGCAATAAATTACTTTAATCAATTAGATAATCGTGTAAAATCACTTCTTAATAAGAAATGGTGGTTTTGTTTTGAATATTTTCCAGATAATCAACCCGCCAATATACAATATGATAGAATTCCTAAAAATAATTTAGTGTTATCTGCTATAAATAAATCAGGAAAGTATGGCTTTAATATTGATGAACTAGACGAATATGCTAGATTAATAAATGTTGATATGGTTCCAATTGTTTTTCAAGGTAAACTTACTGAAACAATGAAAGAAGCTATAAAATATTTTCTAAATACGTCTGAAGAAGATTTAGATTATATTTTTGGTGAAAAATCATTTTCTTATTTCTTTTATAAGATTTTAAATCCTAACATTGAAAACTCTTTCTTAATGAATAGTGAAGACTTTCAGAATAACATAGAAAAGCTGATTATAAGAACTTTAAAAGATGACCTTTCTTTTGAATTATTGAATCCACTTTATACTCGAATAAGTGAAACAAATGATACTGATTTTGTTGAGATTTATACACTTATACTTGTAAATTTCTTAAATTTTTGTCAATCTCTAAATATAGAAGATATAAAATTAAAAGGCGAAAAGAAAGATGAGTGTTACCTTTATTTAGTAAGCAAATTATTTAACCTCTATGTTTCTGAGGTAAAAGAAGATTTACTAAACTTTGACTTCATTGTTCCTGAATTTTTTGATAAACAAAAGTTTAAAATTAATGTTGAGTTGATAAATAATAAATTGACTAAAGAGTATATTGAAGAAAGTCCAAAACTTGAATATATTTTCAAAGTTTTATTGGGTTCTCTTAATAAGAAAAAGAAAAAAGCAATTGGTATATTTACTGATAATACCGTGAAACTTTTTAATGGTTTTGTTCAAGATATTGACGATTATATATCTAAATATTTAAATAAAATGCAAGAAATAGAGCTAGGTAGAGCTGGTCTTCTTGACTTTGGAGACTTCTTCGATATACAATATGACACTGATGCTGAGGGTCAAGTTTATCCAGATGTATATGATGAATTTGATAAAGAATCTGGTGAGCAAAAGAAGAAAAAGGGTAAAGGTGGTAAAATGCCTATAGTTCCTGAAGTTGGTAAAGAACAAACACCAACAAAATAATGAAATCTATTGGTCTTAGTATGACTTCTGTTGAAGTTAAAGCTGATACAAGAGTTCTAAGAGCGACTTGGTCACGAGATTTATCACATGATTTAAAATCTTATCATGGTATCAATATAGACGATTTAGCCAGTCAATTAATGAGTGAGATGATTAAGAGTAAAAGAAAACAAAAAATTAATAAAATTTTCAAACAATGAATCTATTAGAAAATCTTAATAAGATTGATATGAATATAGTCAAAGTAAGTAACTTAAAAATTTCAAATAATATTTTAAAAAGATTAAGAGAAAAAAATTACTGCCTACATTATCTTCCAGAGTGTCTGGATTCTATTTCTAAATTAAAAACTATAGAATATAAAAATCAAAAAATTAAACCAGCTTATCTTATTGATATAGTCAATAACTTACTATTAAAATACTATTTCAAAAAAGAAAACAAATTTGTCATAAATGCTGAAGTTTTAAAAGATAAATATGGCTATTTGTATAAAAGTTATATGGATTATCTGATAGAGAGAAACATACTTCAACTAATTACTAATTATAAAAAGGGCGTGACGTCTAGAATTTACTCACTAAATCCAAAAGTCATAAAATCTAAGAAAAAAAGAATAAAAAACTACGATAAAGTTTTATTAAAAAAATATAAAAAAAAGGTTTTAGAATTAATTAATAATTCTAAAACAAATTATACACTTATTGAAGATACGGTTCGTGAGAAGTTAGTGTCTGATTTATTTTCTGTTCAGATCGACTTACCAAGATCGATTTTCTTTTTAGATTCATTAAAAGAAAAAGACTTTGATATCTATAATAGAAATGTTTATGCTTGTGATTCAATAAATGAAAAACATATATTTTTTCATTTTGATTCTTATGGTAGAATGCATACTAATTTTACTATCCTGAGAAGTTTCATTAGAAAAAATTGTCTTCTTATAGATGGTGAGGAAACTTGTGAAATAGATATTTCAAATTCACAACCACTTTTTCTAACAAAATTAATTAGAGATTCTAAAACAAATTGGGTTAAATCTGAAGAGTTTGAAATTTTTAAAGAATTGACTATCTCTGGTAATTATTATCAATTTTTAATGCAGAAACTAAATATAAAAGATAAAAAAGAAGTAAAAGAACTAACTTATAAGGTTTTATTCGGTAGGAATGCAGCAAATAGTAGAGCTGATAAGTTATTTAAATCAGTATTTCCGACAATTCACAATTTTATAACTCTATATAAAAAGGAAAAGGGTGATTATAAAATTTTAGCTTATGATTTGCAAAAAATGGAATCTAATTTAATCTTTAATAAAATTGTAAAAAAAATAATGATAGAGGATTCTTCGGTAAAATTGATAACCGTACACGACAGTTTGATTATGGCAAAAAAGAATAAAAATTTAGTAGAGGCTATATTTAAAACAGAGTTATTTGATCAATTCAATTTCTAAGACTTCTAATTTAATATATAAGTTTGTGTTAGATTTACAAAACCCTAAAATATCATTTATATTGCTATCATCAGATAGGCTCGATGATATGACATCTATATTATATGCTAAAGACTATACAATAATTCCTATTCAGAGTTTTTATAAAGGTCAGTATGAAAATTCTATTTTGGCTTTTTCTGGTGTAGATAATGATGAACTAAGAAAAGATTTAATATTTTTATTGAATCATTTTCATCAAGAGTGTGGTATAATAAAATATAGAGATGAGTCAATTGCTAAAAAAGTATTTAGAGATGGTCAAGAAAAACCACTTAGTATAGTTTTATATAATACTGACTCAGATAACACTTCTTATTTATACAATGGTTTATCTTTTTCATTTTTAGAGCAAGTAAGATATTGGAAACCAACTAAAATTGGTGATTTCAAAAAAGGAATGTTAGTAGAGTATCTTAACAATAACAAATGGTATCAACAAATAGTTTCTGATCCAATAAACGAATATGAAAATATTTATAAATTATTAATTAAGTACGATAAAATTAGAGTAGCTGCTAAATAGTTTTTTTAAAAACAACTATATCATCCAATACTATACATTCTAATCCATCGACCATAGTCATAGTTGATTCAATTCCATATCCTTTATTTCTATTTTCAATAATCAATGAACCAGGGGATATCTCATTTTTAACTTTTGTGTAGAAGTCTACAAGTAATCTTGGACTTCTAAAAGGTGAGTATGAATAAACTATATCATATTTTGAATAATCCTGTTGCATTATGTCACCTTTTATAATTGTAAGTTTGTTTTTCCAATTTTCTATCAAGTATTCATTTAGATAATTCAGATACGAATCATATTTTTCTATACCTGTAAAATAAAATTTTTTATCAGTAATTTCTTGTGATTGTAAATAGATATCAAATAATGCAGCGCCTAAGCCTATACCGGCATCACATATGTTAATTGTATTCTTATTTAGAAGATTCTTTTCTTTTAATCTTTGTAAAAGAAAAATATTTTGTTCTAAATTAGACATTATATAATGCCACTCGTTTGAATCAACAAAATCTTTTTTTAAAGAATCAAATTCTGTAAATAGTGAATTACATCTTTGGACATATTTTATCAGTAATGGATTTGGTTCAATTATTTCCATATATTAAATAATTTTAAACCAACAAAATTGTTTATGCCAGTTTGGTGTTTTGTCAAAAAAGTAATTTCCTGTTGTAGAGTTATCAATAAGTAATAATCCTGGTTGGTCTATATTACTTCCTCTACATACGATGATTTTATCATCATCAATTAAGTCACTGAAATAGGTTTGTATTCCATTTATATTATTTGATTCAAATTGATTTCTAGCATAATTTATATAAGGAAATGATTTTTTACCATAAATTAGTGATGTTGCTGGTCCAATTCTTCCATCCATTGCAATTATATTTGATGACATCATCAATTTTGCAATTACTCTTCTATAATCTTGTTCAAAGTCACCATTTAGAGTAACATCTAACGATGTGTATGGGCCATTTGCTTTAGATTTAGGATTTTGTGTATTTTGATTTAAAAAATCAACTACTTCATTCCATAATTTTTCATAAGTCTCAAATTTTTTAGCAGTTAAGTTTATTTGCATAATTTTTGGACTTATTACTTGTTGTCCAGCACTACTAACTGCCGGATTATATTGAGAGCTTAAATCAACTACTTGTGATGCAATGTTATTTTCTCTGAATGTATTTAATTCTTCAATCTTATCATCTAAAATAGCATCAACTACTAATTCTCTATTTTTTTGTTTGATCTGTCTTTTATATTCTTCATCATCTGATGATATCATATCAACATACATCAATTGAGCTTTTGGTGTAGTCATCTGCTTATCTGAATAGTTGCAGATAGATTTTAATTGGTCTTTAAAAATTGTCATATTTATTTTTCATGCCATTTTTTGGAATGTCTTTATTTATGGTTTTGACTAAGTCTTCTTTAGAGAGAGTAGCTAATTGATTCAATAGTTGAATATTTCTTTGATAAAGCGGCATGTTAGGTGCTTCTCTTACATGATAAAGATGATAACATTTATGTGGTAGTTCAGTCCACGATAAAAAATTAGTAACTTTAATTGATTGAAAATCGTCTTCTGCTCCCCAGCCTATGAAGTTTTCATTCCAACCGCCTATCTTGTTTATTGCATCTTTTCTAAAGATGCAAATTCCCCCACATAGAGGCACTTTTTGATGATCCGTCTCGCCTCTACCAGGTCTATTAATTGAAACAATTTGGTCTATAGGTAGTCCTGTCTCTTGAGGGTCCAAGTCTATTACAGAATTATAGGGATTCACCATTTCATATTGACTAATTAATTTTAGTGATTCTATTAGAGCGTCTGGGTTCATGATAAGATCTGAGTCTGCAAATGCAACTATATCTGATTTTACGTATTTAAGAGCCACGTTGAAAGACCAAGATTTATTATATGGTTTGTCTGTTTTTAAAAAGATGTGTTGTGCTTTGAGATTCAAGTGTGAAATTTTAGAATACTTATCTTGTTCTACTAATATTACTTGAACAGATGAAAATGCATTAATCCAGTCTAACACTCTTTTTAGATTCATAAATCTATCTACTCTGTGTCTATATCCTATGATATAGGTGAAAGCGTATTTTTCCATTAATAGGTTTTATTTTTTTATTATAGATTGTAAATTACCTAATGTTTAAATAAGTAATGTTTTTATATATAATAAAAATTTAAATTTATGGACTTATCTAGAGTTTTAGTCTGTTTTGGTACTAGACCAGAATATATAAAGGTGAAATCAATAATAGATAACCTACCGGTTAAGACTTGTTTTACTGGTCAACATAAAGATCTACTAAGTGAAGTTAAAGTTGATATCAAGTTGAATATCAGTGATGAATTATCAACTAATAGATTAAATAATATTATAGCAAATATTCTTAGAAATGAACATATTTTTGATGATGTTGATTATGTTTTAGTTCAAGGTGACACATCTACTGCTTGTGCAATATCTATATCAGCTTTTAATTGTCAAAAAAACATAATACATTTAGAAGCGGGACTAAGGTCTGGTGATATTTCTAATCCATTTCCAGAAGAAATGAATAGGCAATTAATAAGTAGAATATCTTCTATACACTTATGTCCAACTGAATTTAATGCTAAAAACTTATTGAATGAAAATATAAGAGATAATGTATTTGTTGTAGGGAATACTGGACTTGATAATATAGACAAATCTAATTGTATTTATGATGATAAAATATTAATTACTCTACATAGAAGAGACAATCTTTCTATTATGGACAAATGGTTTGAGTCAATAGACAAACTAGCTTCTGAAAATAAAGACATTGAGTTTATTATCCCGTTGCATCCTAATCCTGATGTTCAAAAACACAGAGATATTCTAAAAAATGTAAAAATTGTAAGTCCTTTATCTCATCCAGAGACAATTGACTACATAAAAAAATGTAAATTTGTTATAAGTGATAGTGGTGGACTTCAGGAAGAGTGTTCTTTTTTGAATAAGAAAATTATTGTTTGTAGAAAAACTACAGAGAGACCTGAGAGTGTTGGTGTTCATAGTTTTTTATGTGAATCTCCAGATAAATTATCTAAACTATTTGATTTAATGAAAAATGATTATGTTGTTGATGCTGATTGTCCTTATGGAGATGGTTTAAGTTGGAAAAAAATAAAAGAGATATTAATTAAAAGAACATAAATTTTATTTCTTCTTCATTGAGTTTTAGATTATGTAATCGAAGATATGGATTGATAACTAATCCATCAATATATTGTACATTGTATTTCAATTTATCATACAAAAAGGTGTTTTTATAGACATCTTCATTTACGAATAGTTCATTTTCTACTTTAGTATATTCAAAAATTTCTATCTGAAATTTATCAAACTGAAAAGAAGTCCAGTGTTTATTTTTTTCTTTTGATAATCCAAGTTCTTCTATTTTTTTATCAATTACCATAAACTGAAGAATTTTAATTTCTCTTTTATTTTGTGTAAGTAAGAGAAGACTTAATCCAAAAAATACAACACCAAATTTCTGATTTATTTTTTTTATTGTATCAAATACATCATCGGTGTAGTTTAACTCATCTAATTTTAGAGTATCGATGAAAATACTTTCTATGTCATTTCCTAAAAGTTCTATTAATTTTTTGTCACTCATAACATGCTTAGTAACGTGAAAATTTGAATTTTTAAAATCAATTTCTAATTCTTTGAATTTATAATCAAAAAATTCATCAAGTAGTAGATAAATCTTTTTATAATTTTTTATTTGAACAATATTCATTAAAAAATTATTTAATTCTTCAATAGTATAGAAATAGTTTGTATCTAAATAATATAAATTTCCTGATTCGTTATGGTATTCTTTAAAAAGTTCAACTTGAAAATTATTTAATTCGGCTCTTGATTCTCTTACTAAATTATTGCATTCTTCTATCTCAATTCTTAATTGATTAAAATTATTTGAATTCCATCTGTTATTATATGAATGATTATAAATGACACATGTTTTAAGTATTTCTTCAATTTTTTGATTGTAAAATTTTTCAAAAATACTTTCAAAATGTAAAGCATACTTATAGCCTTCCTTCTGTATCGTTTTTGATAGTTCTAATTCTTCATTAAGTCCATGAAATTCCTTTAAGTTGTAAAAAAAGTCAATCCAGATATCATCAATTATAAAAATTAAAGTTGTGTCTGATATTTTTATTTCTTTTATTTTATAAGAACTTTCTTTTTTTATAGATTCTTGAACTCTATTAAGGTCTTCCTTATTTATTACTATATCTATGTCGTCATCCCAAGGAATAAATAGAGAATCGTGCCTTATAAGTCCCAATAGATTTCCGAAAAAAATACTATAATTTATACCGTTTCTATTCAAAATTTCAATATACTCATCTACTATTTTTTTAATATAAAATTGTTTTTTTTCAACTTCACTGATAAGCTTTTTGATTTGTAGTTTTTTGTTAATTTTTTTTAAAACTAGTCTTATTAAATAAGGATCTTCTCCCATATAAGGAGATAAACCTTTATCTTCAATTTCAAATTCACAAAAAATACTCTTTTTATTAAATAGTTTTACTAAACACTCTTTTTTAAATAATGTTCTTTTATGTATTTCACCTATTCCTGATTTGAAATTAGCCTCGATATAATCTAATTCTTCATATTCTGTTCCAATAGTAGATCTTGTCTCGATAAACAATAATGAATTTTCATTCATATTTTCTGAAATGTTGTTTATGAATCTTAGTACATCATTATAAGATAAGGCATGCAAAGTAAATCGAGAATAATAGATATCAAAATTATTATAATCATAATCGATAAATGAATCACATATCACATTAATTTCGTTATTATGAGATTGTAATATTTTGCATATTTCTGTCGAATTATCGATGCCTGTGCAATTATAGCCCGATTGTAAAAAATGAAATAAATCTCTTCCGTTACCACAGCCTAAATCTATCATTTTTTTATTATTTGGATATTCTTTAAGATAATCCATAACAAATAAACAAAAATTACTTGGCTTATTTTCGAAATTATGATTCGTTTTATAAAAATTGTTCCAGTAGTTATTTTGCATTTAGATATTTTCTTATTATTTTAACAGCCGTTTCGGCTCTCACATTCCAAGAATTAAGTTTTGCTATCTCTATTCTTTTTTTGACTAATTCTTTATTGTCTTCATTTGCTGCCTCTTCTATAATATCCAAACAATTATCTATATTCATAAAGTAGCAAATATCTTTAAACCTTTCTAATTCTATCATTTGTGTTACTACTGGTGGTTTTCCAGATGATATGTATTCATAAAATTTAATAGGGTCACAACCTTTTATCATTTCTGTTAATTTAAATGGAATTATTGGTACATCTATATGAGATAAGTAATTTGGTAGTTCTTCAATTTTTTTATGGTCTAAATAGTGTATATTGTCGTTTGATATTTTCTCATTATAGTATTTATTTCCACCAATCATTAAAATTTGATATTTTGTTGAAATTTTTTCGACTATATCCCAATCGAGCCAAGTCGCCATCGCGCCATAGTAACCAACTACCGGACCTGTCAAGTCCGGAAAGTCATTTGGTTTTTCTAATTTATTGATGGACTTTTCAAATAGTTCAAAGTCAGAACCATTTGGTAACATAAAGACTGGTTTTCCGGATTTTTTGTGTTCATCGTACATTATTTTAGCTGATGCGATTATCACATCTGCTTTTTCTACAGCCGTTTTAAGCTCAATTGACCATTCAGCAAACTCGTCAACCGGATTGTCAATTGCGTCAAAAATTACCAAGTCCCAATCTGTCAGTTCTTTTATATAATGGTGTGATGGATGTGAGAACCAATAAACTTTTTTTCCTTTGAATAGATGTTGAAATTCTTCAATTTTCAGATATTGGTCAACTATAAATAAATTATTATTTAGTTTTTGTATTCTTTCTTTTTGTCTTACTTCACCTCTTGAATTCCAGAATATACTTCTCACATTTTTTTGATTAGCAAAATTTTTCATTAATTGTTGAGGTCTTTGGAATAATAAATGCCAATTTATTGTGGGTGGATATAGAATAGTTACGTATTCTTCAATATCATCAAATAAAGACTGAAATTCAATATCTGTTATAAATCTTTCAGTGATTCTACCGTCCCAATTTTTATAGGCTTTGCCTAAATGAATAATTTGATTTTCAATTTTTTCTCTCTCTGTAAATTTATCTCGAAACAATAAGTCATCAAAGGCCGCGTTTTTAGAGTATTCTGGGTAAGATTGTTGTTTAGTGTAATGAAATAGGTGAAAAAATCCTAAACCTTTATCTTCTTCAAATTTTGTATATAATCCAATATTTGTTTTATCTTGTTGTGATTGTAATAGTTTATCATAGGATTGACATATCCATCTGTCTGAAGTATATAATACATTTTCATTTAAAATACTTGTATCAATTTCATCAGAGACAATGATATCAGCGTCTAATGTTAAAATGAAACCTGGACTTTCTAAACTATTTATACCAACATTTAAAGCTTTTCCTTTATTAAATTTATCACCATTTTCAAACATTGAATTTGTTACGACACAATTTACTTTATATTCTTCGCAAATTTTTTGGCACATAAAATCATCAGGACTGGTGACTATTGTTATATTTTCAAATATCTTAGTATTATGTTTTAGTGTTACTATAAGATAATCATTATAATTTACAGAAATAATTATTACATCTAATTTTCTGTTTATTTTGTTATTTATTGTTGTTTTATTTGATTTTGTTATTTTTGGAATATCTTCATTTGATTCTAATAAATTGACTAATTTTGATTTTTTTTCTAATAAAACCTCTTTGTTTCTTAATTTGTCTAAGAAATTATCTTTACCTCTTTCAAATAAAGTATATTTATCTTTTTCTTCATATAAATCAGAATTAATTGAGGCATTTTTCAAATGATACTCTGTAAATACATAATTTGGATTTGACCATATTAATTTTTTTTCTTCAGATTGTTTCATTGCGTATTCTATCAACTTAGAGTCTAAGTCTTTTTTGATGATGTATTGTATTTTATTATTTTTAGGAAGTCCATCAAAATGAGCATCCAAAAATACAATAATCTTGTTGATAAAAGAGTTTGAAGAATTTAAGTTTAAACAATTAAATATATTTTTCTTATAATTTAATAATTCGAAATATGAGATTTTTGTAATAAGTAACATATACTATATATCATAAAAACATTATTCTAAATGAAAAAAATAGGAAGAACTGAAAAAATTTATTTTCCAAAATTAAATGGAAGTGTAATTACTGGTAAAATAGATACTGGTGCTTATAGTGCTGCTTTGCATGTAGATTTTGTAAAAGTTGAGGATAGTGGTTTAAAAGTAAAAGTAACAAATCATACATATATCTTTCATGAATGGACTGAAATAGATGTAAAGAGTTCAAATGGTAAGGTACAGAAAAGATTTGGTATAAAATTAAAAATGATACTAGGTCAAAAAAAATATTCTATATTTGTGACTCTTACTGATAGAAAAAATATGAAATACCAGTTATTAATAGGTAGAAAATTTCTACATAATAATAATTTTTTAGTTGATGTAAAGAAAAAAAATATACATGGTAAGCCTAAAAAAATATAATTATTTCACTGGTGAAATCAGTTGTGTTGCTCGAGGTGTGAGTGATATAGTTAATTTTTTTGATTTAGCGGGTAGTAATTATATATTAATAACGCCACCAAAACCACAATCTTCTAATAAAATTCACGATTTGTGTCTTTTTCATTATTTAAACAATAAGCTTATAATTAGTAGTTTTGATGACTTTGTTGATAAAATAACAAATTCGTCTAATTTTTTTAGAGTCGATATAATAGTTATCGATATGTGGTCTATCAATAAATCATTAATTTGGAAATATTTAGAAAAAATTGAAAAATTAAATTTACCCATTATAATAGTGGCTAAAGAATTTCACTATAAATCAAATGATGATGTAAATGAATTTCACATAAGGACTGAGTATAAAGAAATGTATAAAAGTGAAGTTTGGATAAATGATAAAATTAACAATACGTCATCTACTACAGAATCTTTGAAATTAGCATACATCAGAGATAAGAAATTAGAATATTTATTTGAAAAAAAGAAATAAATTTTGTAAATTTGTAAATAATTTAATATAATCATGAGAATATCAAGAAAATTCAAACAACTTACTAGTTTTACATATCCTTTCGGTACGGAAAAATTACTTGAAAATTATTTACCACAACAGATACACAAAGATGAATTTGACAATTACTACCTACAAATAGGTGAAAATCCAACCACAATGTTTACTTGTCACTTAGACACTAGTTGTGGTGCCAGGGAAAAAGTAAATCATGTTATTGAAGGTGATTTTATTAAGACTGATGGTTCAACAATATTAGGCGCAGATGATAAAGCCGGAATGATTGTTCTTCTTTATATGATAGAAAATCAAGTTCCTGGACTTTATTATTTCTTTGTAGGTGAGGAAGTTGGCTGTGTTGGTTCCGGTAAGTTATCAAGAAATTGGCTTTCTACTGATTTCTCTAAATATATTACAAAAGTTGTATCATTTGATAGAAGAGGTACTACATCAGTAATAACAGAGCAACTTTTTGGTGTTTGTTGTTCTGATGAATTTGCAAAAGAATTGTGTGATAGATTGAACAACACAGAACTTGAATTAGAATACAAACCAGATCCTACTGGAATTTATACTGATTCTGCTAAGTTTACCTCACTTGTTCCTGAGTGTACTAATATTTCAGTTGGTTATTATAATGAACATACTACAAGAGAAGTTCAAGATATAGAGTTCCTCAAAAGACTTTGTAAGGCTGTTTGTTTGATTGATTGGGAAACACTACCTGTTGTCAGAAATGTTTCAAATGATTTTGAAGAGCAAGAAGACGAACAATGGCAGTATGATGAAGATGATGAATGGTCTATTGATCTGTATTCTTATTTTAGCATCGGAGAAGCTGATGATTCAAAAAAAATGTATATCTCAAAGTCGCAAATTGAAAAAGAAAAACAGGACATTCGGAATTGGATTTTACAAAATGACATTTATCCAGGATTGACTGATTTATCCTGGGACGGTAATTCTTTATATGTTGAAACTGATACTAATTATGAGTTTTTAGCAAATAGGATGGATTTATTAGAAATGATACCTGAACTTTCTGAAGTTAGTGCATCAAAAGTAAGATTAAAATTGAATTGATTCTTTTTTTGGGTTCAGGTAATCAGGATGTTTTGATATAATTAACATTTGTCCAGTAGTCAGTTCATTTGGATTCCATTTTTTTTCTTTACAGAATTTCACTAAGAATTTTTCTCTTAGTAATTTTATTTCGTTTTTTGTCAATTTTTTCATAACATGAATATATATACAAAAACTTGTAGTGCGATGCCACTAATTACTAGTGGTTTGTATAATTTTTCTTTATCGTCTTTTATATCTTCTGAATTTATCTTTTTATAGGTTTGTTTTAAAGATATTTTATGAAAAAAATTAAACATTGAAATTTGACCTAAAATAAATGGTATTGAATATAATAAACCTAAACCACTAATTAAAATAGAAGATGTAGTGAGTAAAACTATAATTCTTTGTAAATAGAATATATTTGAGCATTTGTATTCACTATTTCTTTTACACTGATTTTTATAATGTGTAAAAAAACCTTCTCTTACACCCTCTGAGATAGAGTAGAGTATCCAAACTATATTAGCTATTGTTATTGACCAAAATATCATATTAAACATATATATTAAAAAAAATTACTATATTTGTTCTATGTTTGAGATGAAGGGAAAAATAGTATTTGATCCAATCAATGTGACTAAAAAGCACAATGCTCAATCTGCGTGGAAAAAAGTCGCTATCGTAAAATTTGATTGTGACCTTTATGAATACTACTCTTGGTTTTTGAAAAAAAGATTCAATTTATTCTTAAACAAACCTTTAAGAGGAACTCACTTAACTTTTATTAACGATATTGTAGATGATGAAATTTATTTACAAGCAAGAGACCTTTTTGATGGAAAAGAAGTCGTAGTTAAATACGATCCTACTATAGTTCGCTCTAATAAAAAAGGTCACTGGTGGTTAAAAGCAGAGTCTTTAGATTGTCAAAATATAAGATTGGCTGTCGGTCCTACACCGCTTGTGACTGCTCCACCTAATATGAATGTTAAGGCATTGCTACTAAGCTCTGCTGATTGATCTGATGTCAAAATTTTATCCCAGTTATAAACATATCCGTATTCTTTTTTTCCAAAAGTGTCCATCGAGTCATCTCCGCCTACCCAGACATTAGATATCATACCTTTTCTTTCCAACTCATCAAGAAGTTTATCATGAGTAGGATCAATACCCATGTCTTCGTAATTTTGAGGATCATAATGGTGTTTTGGTGCAAAATCAGCACCAGAGTCTGTGTCTAAAAATCCAAACTTTCTATTTAATTCGTCATGAATACGTCCATATATTTCACTCCTCTTACCTACACCATATAGTATCATACCTATTCCTAATAAAAACATTGATCCTCCTAAAACTTGTGCCGCTGCTGATAACCACTTAAGGGTTTTTTGTTTTGCAACAGATTCAGAAAGTATATTTTCAATATGTTTTCTTTCACTTTCAGTCACTTCAAATCTAACGATGCCGGATTCAGCATTCCAATTGTAACCTTTTGCGGTCTCATAACGGAGAATTTGACTGTTGACATCTATATATTGTAACTTTCCAAATGTAGGATGTTTTGGTGCATTTTTTTCAATAGTGCTTCTACTTTTGATTTTAACTCAGCTTCACTTTGTGGATCTGATGCTGAAATTGCTTTAGTAAAGGATTTTGGATCAATAGCCTCTCTAATTTCTTTTTGAGATTGTGTCTCGATTTTATCTAAAAGATTTTTAATTGGCGCATTTTGTGAATCTTGTTGAATTGATTGATTAATCAATTCAGCTGCCTTTTTCGCTTCTTCTGGTTTTGTCTCAATTTTACCAGTTGATTTATCTTCAGAGTTCAATTCATTTTCGTAGATTTTTTTGAATCCATTAAAATTTTTAACAATTTTTTTCATGTCTTTATTAATTTTTTTTTATTAATCTATATATTTAATTATATTTTCTTTTTTTAAGCTGCGAGTGGTATTTCAAAACCGTTCATTTCTATTTCTTTACAACCTTGATTTGCAAATAAATTATCCAAATGATTCATTACGTAATCACTAACGTTTCGTTTGTCATTAGGTGACCATTTTTCACTACCTGCTACTCTATCTTTGTTTAAACCAAAGGCCTTTTTCTTGTAATTTATTTTTTACTTTTCTACTTATAAAAGCCACAAAAACCATAATTAAAATAGTCAAAATAGTTACTAAAATAGATAGTAATACGGAGCCAATAACTCCTATTCCGGTTGTAAAAATCACACCAGCTATTAAATTTCCTATAGCAATTGAAAATGCCGTATTGACTCCAAAACCAAGAACTCTGTTGAACCAAGTTTTTAATTTAAGACTTGCATCTTCGACACCCTCTTTTGATTTTAGTTTTTCTTTGTCATCAGCAAAATTAAAAAGAGTTTTTAACGAATCTCCTGTTTTTTCATATACTCTTTTGATATTTTTAATATTTACATCACTCCATGTCACATCTTCATATGGTTTATTAAAAAGAAACTCATAGACATCATTTCTAAATTCTTTCCCTATTCCTGGAACAGTTTTTCCACCTGTTTTTGATTCATGACCAATCCAAAATGTTCTATACACTTCTTTTGGATCCTTAATGAGAATTTTACCATTATCATACAATTTTTTAAAAAATTTCATTACCC